AGCGCTGACGTAGAGCCAAAATAAAAAGGCCCTCAGAAGAGGGCCTTTTTTTAGCTGGATCGACCAACCGAGATTGTCAACGTATACGTGATTGACAGCGTGCGGTTTGCTGACTTTAACACCGGTGAGAACACTAAGTGTGCCAACAAGCGCTCGCGTTGTGTTAATGGTGATGTTGGTGCATTCTGCAGACCTGCTGCAGTTCCGTCGACGGCTGCAACTAACTGACTACCACTTGGGGTGTTTAGAGCGGCCAGCAGAGCCGAGGTATTAGCACCCGATAGGTTAATCGACGATGTTGGTCCCGCAGTTGTACTCTGCACCTGTAGCGTGCCATATGTTTGAGCGCCCGTGATGGTGGAGAATGTGCCACCCGTCAAGTCCGTAATTGTGAACGTTGCATTCGGGGCGCTTGGGATAATGTTCCAAGCGCTACTGTTTGTGTTCATTGCTTGACAGAAATCGCCAAACAGAATTTCACCCGAAGCTCCAGAACCTGCAGCTGGGGTAGTAAAAGTGATCGTTTGCGGTGTGCCGCCGTTGATTGCAATATTGAACGAATATTGTGTGCTTGGCAGTAAGCCTGATGCATCAGTCGAAACCTTGGCCAGATTACCAAACTTGATTTGCTGGTATCCGTTAGTGCCAATTGCGTCAGCACCGCCCGTATATAGACCGATTTCGTCAAACACAAAGTCCGTCTCTGTGCTGGTGGCAACCTTATCGGCAATGAACTGACTGCGTGGTTCATTGCCGTTTAGGGTGCAAGACACAACAACCTCAGACATTACGCCAAGCTCGCTCGACCGAACACCTGGACCTGAAACGTGCTCAACAGTTGCCGGATCACTAGACGGAACAGCACCACCACCAGCACGAACGCCCGTATTCAAGTCTGCGGAACCAGGGTCGGTGCCAATCAGAGCGCTGGAATCATCTACAACTTCCGAGTACGTTTCGTTGTAGATTCGGCTGTCCCACGTAGCGATGTCAGGAGACTGTCCGTCGTTGGGGGTCTTGTACGTAACCGAATACGCAGCATCAACTACGGTACCGCCATTGCCAAACGCAATCCGATAGATGCTTGAATGTGGTTCGTTTGCCAAAGCACGGGCGATGATACGCGCCATGTTTTGCGGATGGATTGCGTTGTCTTTGTCTAGTAGAACATTACCTAGATCGTCAACGATCTTGCAATGACCTTTAATAGTGGTTTGTAGTGAATCTTGCGACATGTGTAGCTCCTTTTATGTATTTACGGATTTACACAATACGGCGTACTGACGTTGTCAGTTGCTTGATTGCATTGTTAAAAGCTACTGGTTCGACACGGGCATTGCCCAAATCATACGCATTGATTAGGCGCTCCTCTACTTCTGTGAACACGAAAGTTCCCTTTTGTCCTTGCTTTTCAATTCCGGTCATTTGACAGCCGGATAGTTTCAAATAAGCGGCTAATACGATGTCCGTTGTGCGATAGTCTGTCATGATTGGTCCTCAGAGGTTGGTATATTTATCACATGAACGGCTGAACGTCAAACTGCGGGGTATCCTCGTTTGGTACAGTGTCAGTATCATCACCAAAATCGAACTGCAGGCGCTCCGCAAACACAACGGACACATGCATTTTGTCAGCGCTAGCAACAGTACAAAATGGGTCACCAAACGAACCGTCCAACGACATCGTTCCGTCAGTAGGCATACCAACCGGAGTGCTGCTACTAACATTCTGATATACGGATACCCGATAACCACTTCCTTCTGAAACAATCGTCTTTACGATGTATGTTCCGTCATTGTTTCCGTTGACAGAACCAGATACGGTCACACGGTCACCAGGAATAAATGGCTCAGTGCGGTGAATTGCGATATTACCTGTTCCTAAGGTAGTCAAGTCTACGATATCATCATACTTTGTTGGATACCGTACGTTCGACAAGTTAAACACGCCATACTTCGGAGTTGGCACAAAGTAATAAGTTGAAGTTCCTGTGATAGGGGTGGGGTGCGTGCCGGTAGTTGTAACCTTTACCGCGGCGGCAGTTGGCCAGGACGGTACGTTGGTTGGCTCGACGTCGACGCTGGCTTGACCAGAAACTGTGGCGGCTGCCGATACTGGCGTAGACGCAAATACTGTGGTTTGGTCTGTAGTACTGTTATACGAGGCTGACAATACCAAATACGTCTTATTGGATGTAGGGTCCGTATTATTGTTTACGTACAGATTATCACCAGCACTAATGTGTGACAATAAGTTACCCGGCAATACCCACGAATTGGAGGCTGGTGAAACGCCAACGATATTGTAAGCATGTGTGAATGCCAGTTGGTTAGCATCCAAGTTTGACACTGAAACTGCGTAGTTTGACGACGGTGCTGCTGTGACAACAAAGGTGTTAATGTTGGTGTCTTGTGGTTTGGCCGTCAACACACCAGTATATGACACCCCAAGTGCGATAACAGCTCCACCTGGCGTTTCGGAAATTTGAATCATATTTGTACCAGCTGGAGTTGCATAGTACAAACCACCCTGTTGAATTCCTGTAGGGAATGTGCCAGTGGTTGAGAACACGACGGGTGTGTTAGCCGAATATGTGAATCCACTAGAATCAGCAGCTAGTGTGATTACATTGCTAGCAATAGCTAGCACTTGCTGGCTCACCGTGCCGGTTGCGTGGGTGATTGTCGCTGTTGACACGCTGCCTGGATCTGATAAGTCCCACACGTAGCCGAAGCCGCATGTGTATACCACAGGCTGACGTTCTGGTTCGTTAAATGCTGCAACCCCCTGCACAATCAGTTGATTGATCGCAGCATTAGACAATCGATCAGAGGGCTGTTTCTTACCTTCGAGGGTAGGCATGTTTGATACTGTGACAACAACCTGCTTATTGTCGGTCGAGTAGTTCAGCCCTGCGATAGTAAATGTGAAAGTCCCGTCATAATACGGACTCTGCTTGAACGTAAAAGTGTCACCGATTGACAACTTTGGAGCCAGATCTACTGGCTCCAAAGACAGCGTCAGGGTTTTTGCTGCAATGTTTGCACTTATAACCGACAGCAGGGTTGGTGTCGGTTCCATTCCAAACGTCCAGCTCATCCTGTCACTCACGGTTACGTTCATTGGCTCACCGTAGATGTATTCAACGAATACATCTAACACCTTTGTGTGATACGGCTTAATGCTATTGACGTACTCAACCAAGGCATTGGTCGGATCAATACGGAAGATGGCGCTGGTGCTAGTAAGTGAAGACATAATCAATCGTCAAATAGACCGCCAACTTCGAGCACACGAATACCGTGCAGCGCGATCCAGGAAGTCTTCATAAGTTCATGATATTTACTCTTTGCAGCTAGTGCGTCCATCAACGTTTCAAACCAAATAGCATTGACATGCTTTGCGTTAAAATGCAGGTAAATGGCATTCATAGCGATACGAATGTTCTCAGGCGTATCGAACGAGTACTGAGCAAAGAACGCATTGATATCCATCGGTGCAAAGTCGTTTGTTGGATCACGCAGATACGCGAGAACCGTAGCCAACCCCGTAGCCCTGTTAACAAACGTTTGGTTTTCGCCCAAACCGTACCGTGTGTCAGTACCAGATAATGCGTCGTACAGCTCATACTCCAATGATGGAACACGAACGGTGCTGTCCGCAAGAGTGTAGCCCATCAACGATTCGGTTAGACGATCCCACAGCTTGCGCGGGATGGTGTCAATTTGGTTGCGGCGGAACATTACCCACTCGTGGTGAACATTCTTGAGGTTCATATTGCGGCCGTTATCACGAAGATCATTGCGCAGGGTCAAGTCGCGCGTAAAGCGGACAAAGTAGCGATCGTCATCAGTTAGGTAGCTTGAAACCTTTCGAATGATTGCTTGACGATACATCACAGAAATCTTCATTAGCTGCGTGTCAGATGTAGGTCCAAACGTCTCACCGTAGTTTGACGAACCGTATCCGTAAATTTGCGACGTAGATGTGCTGTCCGCAGGGCTCTGCACAACAAAGTAGGAAGTTGGGATTGTTTCAATTTGTTTGGCGATCTCATAAACCGACAGGCTGGAGTTGTCGCTGCTGCTCTTCATCGTTGAGTTTTCAACCCAAAAGTGGTAGTATGTGACATCTGTGGTGCCAGAATACACAGTGGTGCTATACTGGTAATCTGTCTTCCACTGGATCATTACAGTACCGTCGTCTTCTAGATCTGGATCGAATGACGCCTCATCATCCGTAACGGTGTGGATGGGGCGAACAACATCAATCAGATCGTGCTCGTTCAATTGGTAGTTGGACGACAGGGTTACGCTGTAGTACAGTGTTCCGCCTACCGTGTCAGGAGTGATGATCAGATCAGCTTCAACGAGAACGCTGTTAACATACACAGACACACGGTCTGACTCAGCGGTCAGACCGACCACCCAATCCGCCGGAGCGTTAGGAACCCACGCAATTGTGGTAGTTGTAGCTGGCCAAGCTACCACAGCGGTGGGAGTGTTGTTAATCACGTTCACGCTGTGGTTTGACTGATACGCGCAAACACGCTCACGTAGGATGTACTGCGTGTTCCAGTCAGTTGACTGGAAGGCAGGGATCATGCGCAGTTGACCGGTGCCAACATCTGAGATGATGATCTCAGATTCGTCAACAACGTCGATCAGCGATACTGTGTTGCCGGAACCAACAACAGCGTACTTGGTGTTTGCGACCAAGCCCGTTGGCATCGTTCCTGAGGTATCGAACAACACTTGCATACCGTCTACAAATGGGTATCCTGCAACCGTAATCGTGTTGGTTGCAACACTTACGCTGGTTACGTTATGGGCTTGGCGTACACGCTTAAACACCGACAACCGTGGTGTTCCGCTAACCTTCTGAGATTGCAGAATTGTCGCATTTGCTGCTTGCTTCGTCACCAAATTATCCCACTCCGACGGATGTACTGTTGACTTGACCCACTCATACACACGCACGGAACTCCACGGAGCCAACTTACCCCACGAGTACAACCGCTCATTGACGGTTGGGTAGATCATGTCGTCGTAGTACGGTACGTAGCCCAAGTGCGAGGTGTCCATCCACACTTTGCCAACCTCAGCAGTATTCCAGAAGTTCTGGGTGGTCGAGGTTGGGTTAGGTGCAAACTGGTAACGTGCAGGATCAATACCAGACAAAAGGTCGATGTTGTGCGATGCAATTACCGAATGGCGGCCGCGTGCGGGATCCCACAAAGGCAGTTGCTGCACTACTGTGTTTGACTTGCCATCAATCAGTTTTGCTGGACTGATTTGTGATGCTGCTGGGTTCACCAGGTACACGATAATGATGTCAGCAAATCCGGTCTGCTGGAATCGCAACACTTCGGAGTTCACTCGAACATATCCGCTTGTCAGGCTACCCTCAGTGAACACCTGTGTGGTGTAGCTGTTGAAGTCCTGAGCCAAGATTTCACCGCCAACACTATTGGTCAGCGTTACAGGCGACGTTCCGTTCGGGGTGGACAATAGCACAGTAATAACAGTGTTGGTTCCGTCAAAGTACGAGCTGCTAGGTTCGTACGTGTTGTCGTTAGTGATAGTGTTACGAACGATGACCGGGATACCAACAGTAATTGTATCTGTGATGTTGCCAGCCACAGTAATGGTATTGTTAGCACAAGTCAGAATGTCAAACTGTTGTATTGTTGCAGTTTGACGGATGACTCGAACGGTGTCGCATGGTTGGTCCAGCTGCACATACACTACGTTGGTATTGCTACCACCGCTGTCCAGGACGCTTTGCTGCACACGACCGTCAGTTACTGGGGTATTCCACAGGCGCTGCACAACGTTATACGTGTATGCTTGTTTGCTGACCGTGTCAAACCAAACGTTAACGGTCTGCTCCATCCCTGGGTGAGGACGCGTAGGTCCACTGAACATCACCTGAGTAGTAGCTACCGTTGCGTCAAGGAACAACGGGGACTTGATTGCAGTCTGTTGCTCTGGTGACAGATTCCAACGCGAGCTGTCATTGAAGGATACCAACTCAAAGCCGTTCTTTGCGGCTTCCACTGCTGTATCATCTGTAACCAGCTCACCATCACCCAAGAAGTTCAGGCGGACGTCATCGAGCAGTCCATCAGTTGCGAACAGTTTGATCTCGGGATAGATTTTTGTACGAGCATCGCCGTACGTTGCGACCTTCCAAGCCCAGAATTCATCCACGCGCGCGTCGACAAATCGGCGAGAGTTGATGAAGGCGTTCACGGAGTTGACAGAGCCCTTCGTTTGAATCATGCCTTTGTAGAACAGGAATTGGGACTTGCTGTTGATGTTCAGCAGATCCAAGAAGTTCTGACGGCCACGATACCCCAAGATGGAGCGCGCGCGGCGAGCAACATCGGTTGCTTCTGACAGAGCCAGAGTGTCGTAGTAGTTCTGCGTATCCGTAGCCGAACCTTCCAAGTTGCGGTAGAACTTTCCATTCAACAGATAGTACCCACCCAGCGTTGGACGCAGCGTGTAATCCTGTTTCTCGAAGTAGTCCAGATTGAACTTACGTGCTTGAATGCCCAAGAACGGGTCGTATACCAGAGCACCACCAACTGTGTAGTTATTGAACACGAGGAAGTGTTCGTAACTCTCAATGAAGAAGTGACCGCCGCCCAAGTGTAGGTTGTTGTAATCATCGTTGCCATACGTCGGATCTACGTCATTAGCCATATCACGCCTAATGGCAATGTGACTACGCTTGTCATCACGGTAGACGACGAGCTGGCTCGGGCTCATCGGACGGCTGTACTGATCGAACACCGTCTGCTGAACGCGGATGTCCGTATACGGGCCTACTACCACGTCTGACAGCACACCAAGCGGTGTGTCAATCCAGGCATTGTAACGAGTTGGGTTCAGTTCAAATTTCGGATACGTGCTACGACGCTCATACACGCTCACAGAAACAGTACCGCTACCAGCAGACGTGAGATCGATGTATGAACTTGTGTCTGTTACGTCATTGGACATTGACAACTTGAACGCAGAAGCGTCAGAAGTCATGATTGCAAAGTACGGAACGTTGGCCTGTAGTGGTGTTGGAAGCGAACCCGTTGACGTCACAGCCACCATGGTACCCGTCGTCCACGCAGGGAAGGATGTGGTGAACGCCATGGTGTTATCCGTGGTGTTGATTGATACGGGGTGTGAGTTAGCCAAGCTGATGCGAGACTGACGCAGACCATACGCCCAATCAATGAAACGCTCAGTTTCCAAGGACCAGTTGATTGCACGACCAGTGTTTGGATCGAAGTCCTGTGCGTCAATCACGTTCGGTAGTACGCCCAAATCCTTTTGACGAGCTGCATATCCGTCAATGATGTTGATGAAGTTTTGCATGCCTGCGACAACATACGGCGGAGTAAACGTGCGGACGTCAGATGTATCCACCGCGAAGTGGTACCACAATTCTCCGGAGTTGCTAGCGCCACCGAACACATTAAACGCAGAGTCAACTTGCGCAACATATTGGATACCGTCGCCGCGGGACGTTAGGTCGATTGCCGTGCCGGCATATGCTTCCGACTGAGTATCAGCCAACTTAAATGTGTTATCCGATAGACGGATGAAGAAGTACGAAGTGTCAGAGTACAAAGGCGCAGGAGCAATTTTCGACGACGTGATAACAATCTCATCACCCGTTTGCCACGGCAGGGCCTTCGTGGTGATACGAGCGCTGCCGCCAGCGATCGAGCCAGCGATGGTTTCAACAACGTTGATTCGGGTTGTGCCAGATGATGGTTCAAACACCGATGAACTTACCGTGTATACGCCGTCGTTCACAGGCGATCCTGAGATGGTGAACTGCAGATCCTTGGTAAACACAGCCGTTTCATCACCCATCACGCTAAAGCGGTGGGCTGCAGACGATGCGCCAACAACGCCGTATTGGAATGCTGTGCACACACCTGTAGTTGTGTTGACATCAAATGCGTATTGCTTAACGCCGTAATACTCAATGGTGCGGTCGTTAGTAGCCAGACTATCCAACTCAATCTTCCACTGAGACTGGTTGTTGTACTGAACAACAGCGGACGGGATTGTCAGCAGGGTAGCTTCAAATGCGTCAATCCACAAATCACGAATCACGCCGTTGTTGGCAAGAACGATCGAGTAGTCTTGTGGGATAACGTCGTAGTACTTGCTGCTGAGTTCAACAGTGCTGGTGTCAACAATACCACCAAACTGGTAAGTTAGTTGAGGCACCCATCCAGCCCACAACGCACGGAATTCGCCGTTTGTGTCGAAGCCGGAATAGCGGTTGTAGTTGACATACCATTGATTGATACCACGGACCTTGTATGCCTGATCCGTGTTATACACATCGCCGTGGAACAGAGCGTCTTGGTGGCTGTATACTTGGTTCAGTGTGGTTTCTACTTGCAGGCCATTCACATTGACAAACTGCGGACCAAATGCTGCATGCAAGAACTTGACTGGCTGTAGCACAAATGCTACAGCGGCGTTGTTGTATGGATATTGGCTGGAAGTCATCCAAGCCCACTCAGCTGGCCCAACGTCACCGTATGCATAGTCAGCGTCAGTTACGCCAATTTCTGTCACAAACAGATTGTACAGTGAGCGTACAGTCGGCATGGTCGCAGCAATAGCGGACGTGTCGTAATACGGAGGCAGGAGAGAGTCAGGGCCGTATCCACCAGCCAGTGTGGTGTTAGAAATGTTTACGGAGAAGTATGCATACGTTGGTAGTGTTACTCCGTCCGTAGCTGCATTGCCCGTGCTTACAACACCAGACGGATATGTACGGCCAGCAGGAACACGACCAATACGAATATTCTCCCACATACCAGTGGTGGTTGTGTGATCATACACCCAACGGCGAGCGCCTGTAACATCAGCATACTCACTATCCCACCACGTTGGTTTATCACCAAATCCTTGCAACTTCCAAGGCTCAACGTGGGGATACGGAGTGCCGTACCAGTGGTTGTACAGAGCTTGCCAACACGCAACCTGCTTCGGTGTCTTGTTGGTTGGCGGAGTTGTGATAGAGGACGATGTGTAGTTCCACGTAAACGCATTTGCGGCCACGTAGGTTGTGTTAATGAACGGAGTTTGTGTGTTAGTTTTAGCAATGTATGCGTCGAACCGTTTGCGCATTGCAGCTTGGTATAGAGCAGCCTTGGGAGCTGTCGAGTACAACTGACTAAAATCATACACCATGCCCGCGTCAGGGGTAACGTCGTACAGACGCTGCTCCAGTGTGAGGAACAGGTTACCAATGATTTCAACGAAGTTCACCAACTCCCACAGCATTGAAATATCATTCGGGGTTGTTGATGCTTGCACCCAAGCTAGCCCAGCCTTGCGGAACACGTAGCCAGATCCGAAGTTGTAGTACAGAGTTCCGTCAGGGATTTCTACACCACTTGAGTCATACAATGACGGAGCAGTTGCGGATACGGTCAAGGCTGACAGACGGTACAGTTGACGTACGCCACCACCAACACGATACCAGTATGCTCCTGGACGCACGTCGAAGCCATATTCTGATACAAATGCCGAGAATGTTGACGGTGGTGTAGTTGTCTTCACGAGACCGACGGTACCTCCGCGAGTATCTGTTGCAGCGCACACCAAGCGTGAGTAACGGTCTTGTTCAGCTACAGGATATGTGATGGCGGAGCGGTGACCGTCGTGGTGGAACAGCTGAACTTGGTTGTCAAACACGTTCAGGTGAGGGCGATACTTGGGAGCTAGTCCAAACATGGGAGCTGTGGCAACCCAGTTGCGAACGCCAGCGCCTGTGCTTTCGTCATATGCGTGCGAATCGCCGTAGATTTGAGCGATGAAGTCGTTCGATTCGTGGCTGGCGATGATTTGCTTAGCGACGTAGTCAGACAGCCCGACCAACGAGTCGGGGGTGTGTGCAGTCAGTAGCGAAACCACTTGCTTAGTGAACGCCTCACGCATCATTAGCAGGTTTGTTGCGTATTCGTCACTAGCGAAGTCAATTACGCCAACAGGCGTAATATTGGTTACGTTAACAGCTGACACCAGCGTGTCGAAGCTGTTGTTGTGTTCCTTGATTGTACCACCGCGACTGAAGTTGTAGTCTTCCTGAGTCATTGTGTACACGCCACCATTCAACAGACCAGGGATCTTATCTTGGCTATTGAGGAATGTGTTGAAGTGTGTCACAACTTCCGAATACTTAACCGTACGTTTGTTCTCATGCTGTGGGTTGTAACGCCATTGATCAACAATGCCCCAATCACCATCAGCGGATCCAATAGTAACCTCGTTACCATCCTTGTCAAGGTACTGCGGGACGTACATCGCTGTATCGTCCTTCCGCCAAATTGTGGTGATTGTTGGGTCTGTCTCCGACGCCAGCACGCCAGGAATTACTGTCCACAGGTTGTTCGAGCGAACACGCAACACGTTTGTTGTAGGGTGGTACCAAACAGCACCGTCGACCGCTGCGGGTGCTATGGTGGCAATGGTGGGTGTGACGTACGACACAACGCCCAGCGCCAGTGGTACGGGTAGCTTAGTGACCCAACCGCCATTTTTCCAAGCCTTCAGCACACTGGTGGTTGGGTTGAACCAGTACTCTACGGTAACCGGGCCTTGGCGGTATCCGTAGATTTGGCCGTCATCATCCTCAACCAAGTACTGTTCAAATTCAAACTCCTTCCCGTCTGTAGATACAGAAATGCGGCGGTCAACTGACGTGTTGACGTAGAAGGATGCATCCTCGTGGAAAGCAAACAGGGGGTTTGCGTCAACAACTTCACCCGTCACAACATCATATGCGTTGAACAGTGGGTATTGGTTGGTGATGCTCTTCACCTGTTCGATCTTACGGATCGAGACCATTGAACGATATTCTGGTTGAGTGCCATTGTTAACGGCAACAGCAAACTGAGTTTCATCCTCAATTGTGCGAACAGGGACGTGCGACCAACCCATCTCCGACAAAGCAGCAGGGCCAACTTCAATACGAACTTGATCCAAAGGTTGTAGCGGGTGAGTGAACTCAACAGCTTGCACATATTCAACAACGGTGCCTGTGGTGTTTGCAACGTTACCAATGACCGTTACGTCACGAGTGCTAACGCCCACAACTTCCGTGTAAGTGTTGAACTGACGTACGTCATTGACGTAGACTCGCAGGTTGTTTGTGTTGGGAGCAGCGTATACGGCAGCTAGAGAGGGTTGGTAACGGAACTTATCCAGCAAGTCGATGCGTGAAATTGGGGAGGTGCCGACGAACACAGTTTGATGCAGTGAACCAATTTCAATAGGCAAGTTGGCTGGTTGAAATGCTTGACCTGTATCAAAGTGAGCTGATAGCGTTGATGTAGACACCGGTGTGATTTCACTATCCAGCGATGTTTGCAACCGAGGATTCACCGACGCATTGCTCGTAGCTGTTGTCGTTGTAGCTGTGTCGTTTAGCACCCAGTGAACATGATAACCGCGCCAGCCGTCGCCACGCGATGTGCGCATCGGTTCGATACGGGCGTGGGCGGAACCGCCGCCAGTTACGGAGCTGGTGAACGTGGTTTCAACCAGCTTAATCACTGTGGCAAACGTGTCTTGGATCACTGCGTGTGCTGCTTCGGATGGTGATACTTGACGGTACTCGCTAGATTCGACGGTGTATACCTGCGACACAAGCGAGTCGTCGGTTACACGGAAGCGATACCCCGAAGTAAAGGTGCTGGTGTAGTCAATGTCCACGTCCATCTGGCTGACGTTGTTGCTTAGGTAGATGTACCAAGCTCCACCAATACTAACGGCAAAATATCCCTTGATAGGTTCCAGCTCCAGTCGGCTTGGACGGTAGTCGGATGTTGCGAATGCATCGTCCGTCGAGCTGCGGTATTTCCACACGTAGTTGAAATGTGACCATTGATTCAACTCAATGCGGCTAGAGTATTCCAAGATTGGTAGCTGAGCTCGGCGCACGTCCGCATATGACTGCACTTGAGATTTGTGAATCCAGCGATTGTTGTCAGACCATTGAGTATGGCGTTGACTCTCACATCCCTGAGTCATGTCCCACAGAGCTTTACCGTTAAGGCGGTCGATCAATTGCGACAGACCAAGCTGCGCAGGTTCCCAACCATTGGATGCAGTGCTGTATGTCAACAACTCATCGGTTGTTGTGTTATACCACTGTGATCCGTTTACCGGTTGACCGTTGGTAGCGACCCACTGTAAAGCGGTGTTGAACGAGATACCTTGCAGCCAAGCAACAGTCCATGAGGTACCGGTGGAACTATTGTCATCCCATGCTGCTGTGTCCCAACCAGAAGTCTGGTTACAAATGCAATTAGCTTCGGCTTGGTATACAGTGAGCTGCTCTTCAAGTGAGATTGAGATAGTGTATGATTGAGCAGCGGCAACCCACGCAGATCCTGTCCACGTGAACATTTGTGCTGTCGACGGCACGTACCACAGCTGGTCAACCCGAGGCTGTAGAGGAGCAGTTTCACTGCTTGTTGCCATTGGCTCCAGTACAACAATCGCTGTTGTGTTAGTGCTGATATCATACGACGATGATTCAACCGTCCAGAACTTGTTGCGGAAATTGACGTTGTTGGAATCCTTGGTGTAGAAATCAAAACCTGTGCTGAACACGTCATCGTAACGACCCGCAATGTTCAGGGTGTTAGTGGCGAAGCTCATGCTGGTAACAACGAAGGCATCTCCACGGATGTTCAGAACTTGTTGATATGATTGGACGCGGCTTTGTGCCTTGTTACACCGGTTTTCTACCGTGAAGTATTGTGGGGCATCGTTAGCGCTAGCAGGTTTCCAGAAGTAGTCTTGATAGTTGACCAACATGTCAACGTTGACGGGAGGTACCCAGTTGAACTGTTCTGTTGCAGCCCAATCATCCATGCGGTCAATATCAATACCCATCAAGGATAGTTGACGGAGGAATGCCTTAAATGACAATGTGGATGTTTGAGTTCCCACCGTTGAAATCATAGTGGGAGCTAGTTGGAATGCTTGACGGTGCGCGTCCGCCTCCTTGATCTGACGATCAACAAGGGCGCTCGGGTTTGCAGTACCCACAAAACCAGCAACACGCGACGTGTCGTCCTTTGTTAGGTGACGATTGAAGGCGTTCTTGAATACGCCGTCTCCTACCTCTGACTGGTATACTTCAGGCAGTAGTGTAGTAATGTCAAGCGATGGCTTCTTGTGGTCAGACTGATTGGACACGGGATTACCCTCTCATATGCTATGTTCATGGATATTTATGAGAGGGTATTGGACGTTTTTTACCGGGTGTTAGCCATTCAGTCGCAGGTTCGTTGAGTTGTATCCTGACACAATCTCAACATTGCTGACAGATATGTCTGGATACAGGACCTCATCCTCACGCGCCAGCACCTGGAACATGTCGCCGAATTGGTTAGATTCATACTTTGGAACCAACACAACTGACGAGATTTCTGTAGGTAGCGCTGCGTGGATTGCGGCAGCCAACTCTGTGAAGTAGAACGTCTCACCGAACTCCCAGCGCGTGATATCAAAGTAGTTACGAATGGTGGTTACGATGATTGTCTTGATCTGGTTGTCGGTTAGTGTCTTGTCAGCTGACCGGATAACCTTGAACGTAGCCTGCATCGCCGCAGTGGCTTTTGACCCAAACATCAACTTAATATTGCCTGGGCGCAAGACAACTGTGTCGGAGATCATCTTGTTATCAAGCAAGTATCCGTATGATGTGCGCAGCTCAAGTGGCGTTACTGCTGACGGAGCTGTTGCCAGAGGATCCTCCAACCAACGCTTCATTGCCATGTAGTACCCCTTGGTGATAACATACGTGTCGATGATGTTCGACGGCGATGGGTCTACCAAGTGGTAACGTGGGGAGTAGTGTAGCCACGCAAAGTTCAAGTTCGACCGGCCCTCAAGACGCTTCCACAACGAGGTTCCTGTGAGAGCATCATTTGCATATTGTGCCATTGAGTCAACGGTCGTGTCAGCAGGCACCCACTCACTTGTCTGAGATGCGCGGCTAAAGTACACGTAGTCGTTGACCTTAATCATCAACTCAGAGCCAACACCTCCCGCCAAAGCTACAATTGGGTAGTACAGACGAATCTTGTTCCATACAAATTGAGTTTGTGACTTTGGAACCCCCCAGTATGTGTCAATTGAGATCATGCCGGCATCGGGGCGATTTGGAATCTCTACCCAACTACCGGATACCTTACGGTACAGGCGAACGTCGGGCGTGTAGTCAATTGATGCGGGGTTCTGGATATTGTTGTCTTGACGACGAACCAAGTTGTCAACACTATACAAGTACGGGATTGGTAACACTAGGTCAACGCTGCCGTTAACTGGGATGCTCGGCACAGTAGTGGTGTACTTAGGCATCATAATATCAGCAACACCGTAGTGATACACCGCTTCATCCACTGTTAGGTAGTCAGGAATACCGTCTTGGTTCTCATCCGACGGAATGACTGACAGGCGCTGCGGGTCAGGCAATCCAGCATTGGTGCCGCTATCAATCAGCTCTTGGCTTAGAACGTCAAACTTCCAGTTCTGTTGAAGAACACCGGTTCGGTTGTAGTTGACGTTGGCTTGCATGACAACCACCTGATCGTAGCTAGATCGAAGGGTGTCATAATCGATCACACGCTCTGATTGATTTGTGTTCCAAAATTGTGTTGTTTGACTCTGGAACACCATACGACGAGCGTTGCGAGTAACGTTGTAGCTAGTCTCGTAGATTGACGATTGGTTGACGATGATCAGAGGCGTGGTGTGGAATTGTCCAGAGCTCCATCCATAGCTAGCCAGGGCAACAGCTGGATCTTCCGATTCCTTGATTGCGTACCATTCAAACGTCGTCAGGTTGTAATACAACTCGGCCTTAGCAGGGACTGGGGGTGGTGTTAGCGCTGCTTGGATACGAACGCGTTCGTTTGCATTAAACACTCGACGGTACGAAGCAACGGGCACACCCAAGCTGACAAGCTGTAGGAAGATGTCAGTTGACGATAGCAGCGGCTCAATATATGTCGTGATCAGAGATGTGAGGTCAACAATTGGCGTTGTTGTGGTGTTTCCTATGTTTTGGAAGTACAAAATACCATCATCACCGAAAATCTTCACATTTTCATATGTGGTTGAGGCGTCATGCCACGGAATGAACTTTGAATCACCAGCAAACGTGCGGTTCAGCGAACGCAATTTCAGAATTGATGGATCCTGAAGCATATACACGTTGTAATCTTCGCCGTTAACCATGCGGTCTTGGGAGTAGTACACAGCAGGAGCTGTGACCCGAACGTGTTCGATCGTTTCCGACGCAGAAGCATTCTGCAGAGAGTTGATCAAAGAGAATGTGAACGTGAATGTCTGGATGCGGCCAAACGAGTCAGTATATGTGAACGTTGCAGGTGTGTTGACAACAGAGGCTTGCGGAACAACAATGTCTGCATCAAGCGACGTACGAACCCAAATATCGAAGGTTCCGTTAGGAACGTCTGCAAACTCACCGTCACCAAACAGGATGCGTACACTGTTATCAGAACGTGTTTCGATTTCGTACTTGTTGCGGCGTGGGTTTGTGTTGAATATGACGTTCTGCGCGTGAGCTAAGTCAACCTGTACCCACTCACCTGACTTACCTTGTAGGGTTTCACGGCGATATGGTAGCAAGGACGGTTCGTCTTTAGTTGCACCGGTTGATGCGTCTACCGCGTTAACCCAGATGTCGGTGTCATTTACGTTTGATACAGTGACGTCATATGTTTGGTTTGGCGTCACTCCGTCGAATGTGGTGCGGAAACGTTGCAGCTGACCTTGTTTTGTGAAACAAAAGAAGCCAGTTGTGTCAGAACCATCACCAAGGCCATCTTGGCCGTACACAAATGAGAAGTTTGTGTTGTTTTGAGGACGACGTTCGATGATTCCAAGCTTGGAATCATACGCAACAGGGATCAGCTCCAACGGAGCTGCCGTGCCGTTGATCGTTGCAGTGTATGTGAATACACCGTTTGACAGCGGAGTTAGATTCCACGTATACGTTTCAAACAACACGTCCTGAATTTGGAAACGATCAGTTGGGCTTACAGTGCCAAACTCTTGCTCCAACACGCGGTTCATCACCAGGATGAACTGATCCTTCCAATTCGAGTTGCTTGTATCATTCCAACGGATTGTGCGATTCGCAAGGTTGATACCATTTGCGTCAATTACAGTTTCAGTGGTTGATACAGATGTGATCTTAACCAGACCACGTGCAGGTAATGCCCGTGATGCTGAGTAGGATACGAGCTTTGCCAAACGCAGGATCGAGTCCTTGCGTTGAGCAGTGCTAATGAAGTTTTCATGCGCGGTTACATCAATGCGATACGCCATCAATTCAGCGATATACGCAAAGGCTTCTACGATTGCAACGAACTCACTTGATTCAATGAAGTCATTGAATGTCTCAGGAAAGTGTAGCTTGACGTAGTCAAGGATGCTACGTTTGACTGTATCATAGTCAAACGCTGCAAAGTTGATGTCTTGGAATGCTTCGTACGCGCGCTCCCATGATTCGGCTCTTGCGACTAGTCGGCTCATTGTGTAGTACCTTCAAAAACGAGGTTGATATCTAGATTGTCCACCATATTCAGCTCAATGTATTGCAGGCGAGCGCTGGCAATTACAGCATTTTGATCATACAGTGGAATGATGTTTAGTTTTAGTAGCTCAACCCTTGGATCGAAGGTGAATACTGCGCGCAGGTCTTCCTCTAGTACGTCCAAGGTCAGTTGATCTAGAGGTTCAAAAGGCAGGTCGGGGATCCGGGTACCAAACGTAGGCATCATCACCCGTTCACCCCGACGAGTGAAGATGTGATTGAGCAGATCCAACTTCACCAACTCTACGTCAGTGAGGTTGAATCGTTTGTTGTTTTGGTACTCGTGGGATGAGTAGCCGCGGTAAAGACCTTTAATCATAATGCCTCAATGGTTTTCAGTATTTATCTACGGAGACATCCCACCATCAACGCCTCCAGAACATTCCTCGAGTTGTTTCAACGCCACGTTCTACTCGGTTAACGCTGGAGTCAGCATATCCAAACTCAGGAGAATGTGTTTGGTCAGACTTAGTCATTGTGCGAGCCCATGGTTCATGAGCTGGAACACGATTTGTCCACAACGCTGATTTGCTTCCAGCAGCGGATGCGGAGCCTGCTCCAGGTCCGTTCAAATGAATTGCAGAGCCAGTTTGAACAATAGCACCACCCGCCAGAATGTTTGTTGCACCGCCTGATTGTAGGTTCAGAGCACTACCAGATTTCACATTCAAGTTGCTGCCTGATTGTAGGTATAACGTAGATCCAGCCTGTGTACGAACATTTGCTCCAGCTTTCAGGTGCAAATCTTCTGTTGCTTCTACACGCACTTCCGTATCCGACTTGATGTGGACGCCCTTTTTGCCGTAGATTCGCACGGTTTCATCAGACGTAAAGTTAATCTCCTTTTCCGCATGTACATTTAGCTTGTTTGCAGAGTAGATATCGACGTTACCGTTCTGGTCCAATTCGATCCAATTATTACCTCGAGCGGTTGATATGTAGATTCGCTCGTTTGTGTCATCCAATAGAATCTGATGACCTGAAGTAGTACGGATGCGGATACGGCAGTTTTCCTGACGGTCATCCATTGAGATTGCATGGAATCCAGCAGATACCACAGATGTTACCATGGAATCATAGTTCTTGTCGGTTAGGGATGACTGTGCATGCGGGTCAGTGCGGCTTGCTTGGTAACCTTGTGTGTTTGTCCAACCGTCGTGGGTGACATCTTTGTCGTCCTGCACCTTGCTATACGTTTGATCAATTTGGGCAATGTCAACTCGCGACACAGAGAAGTCAGCAGCACGAGTACGGAACTCATAATTCGGCTCCTCTTGGTGACCGAACGCTTGCTTTTGATTGTCAGCAAGTGGTTGAATGTACTTTTCCGCAGACGTGTACGGACCGTACGGAGCGGGAGCCCCAGATGTTTTTTCCAACTCGGGGTGGTCATCGTACATGAAGCGGCCGTGCGGCATTGTGTGTGGAGTGAACTGATCGTAAATGCAACCAATATACATCCGCGTCTGTGGGTTACCGTCAACACAAACCACAGCTACTTGTGAGCCAACTTTAGGAATTGCCCACATGCCGTAAGCGATACCGCCCCCAGACTCCTGAATGCCGGGGCCGCGCGTTCCTACCTGTACCTGTCCACCAAACGGTGACATATAGATTGCCCACGGCAAATCTTCCACCACGTTATTCCAACTATCTCCCCAAACAGGACAGACTACACGAACACGACCCATTTGTTGCGGGTCGTTGGTGTCTACAACCATGCCAATGGTGATAGTCTGAAGCGTATCAGACGAGTTTGCTCCAGCTTGAAAAATATCGTGTTGTTGTGTTGAGCGGGCCATCTTGTTCTCTTATTTCTTGTCTTCTGCACGTGGACCACAACCCGACGGGCTGTTGTCTTGTTTGGCTGCTTGAGTGTTGCAGTCTTGCACCGCAGACACTGGCTGACCAGCTGTGCGGCGTTGTTCAACCTGCGGGGTAGCGCTTGTTGAAGCTTGCGGAGCGCCAGCCGCAGATGCTGGAGGGGTAGCTGTTTGTTGTGAGGCTACCGCTACGCCTTGCTTGAGAGTCTTTGCCATCGTCCGAGCAGCCCAGTTACGCAGTTCGGTTGAATTGGTCAGTGGAACCGTTGGGTTTGCACGACGAACGCCTGCAGCCCACTCAGCACCCGTCTTGTTCCTAAACAACCCGTCCATGATTATTGCAAGATCAACACTACCACGACCGCCGCGGTCAGCGTCAACCACTCGACGAGCTGCACCCGGACCTAAAAAGTGTGCAAGGTACAGGTCACCAACCTCATTTGAGTTAACTGCTGCTGTGTTGTCACGTAAGAACGCAGCTCCAGCATACGCATTATATGTATGGTTCATGCGAAGTGCAGGATTTGGGTCTGATAGTCCGATCACCTTTCCTTGGTTTACCATGGACTTCCACGTACTCTCGATGAATTGGAACAAGCCAACAGCAGAAGACGAAGGAGCGCGGAGATTCCGACCCATGCTGGATTCTTGCGCGGCAAACTGTGCCAGTGTTACTACATTCACACCGTACCGGTTTGCAGCATCCACGATAGCAGAACGAACCGACGGATCAGCACTGTCCCACCCACGCACATCCGACGGTGATTTAGCGCCAGAATTGACGGTCTGAGAGTCTTGGCGGTTAGTTGGTTGGGTTGATCCTGACGGAGGTGTCGTAGGAACAGCAACAGTTGGTTGATTGGACGAAACAGAGCCAGCCGTACCTGTAGCACCGCAGCCAACTGCATTGTTGAAGCACGAGTCAACTGAGGCAGGGGCGCTCACGCTCCTAGTGGCGTTGGTCTTCGAAGCCTCGAAAGCGCTACGCTTCGGAATTCCAAGCATCTGCAACTTTTGCGTAAACACACCATTGTCAAAAATGTGGTCCATCCCGTACACATAGTAATACCCGTCAAACCAAAAATCAACCGCATAATCAGTCGACCCGACCGAGTCATCACGTGCTCCAGCTGTGTTTGATCCCGTGAACAGGTCGACATCATTGTTATTGCGAGGCATCTTGATGCGAACTTTGGCAAACGCAGGGACATATGACCAATCCGCAAAGTTAGCTTCCGTTGGAGTATTTGTTTCAGTAGTATTTCGTGCTGCAGCACGCCGGATAGCAGCAGGAGAAGTCGTCTCATTTGCGGACCCAAGCAACAGATCATTGCCCACAATCGTCATGCTAGCTTCTGTGACTTCCAAGGACGCATGTTTTGACATCGTATACGCTGATTGAATGGCATTGCTTGCGTTCTGTTGGTTCGCAAACATAGGCGCCTTCATGTGCGATCCGAAGAACACTGGTGTCTGCACCAATTGACCTAACTTGGTGCCAACGTTCTGCAAATCCTGGTTAGCAGGCTGTGTCATCACATTTGCGGTGCGTTCACGTTGGCCCTTAAATGTGTTTGATAGCGTAGCGGTCTGCAGATAAGCCATGCCAAGGTTGACCTTCATGTCAAACTCCAGAACGTCGATGTTCCGGCCGGTGTACATGTAGTCAAACTCAATAATGTTGCGACGCAACATGTTGTACTTGGGGTCTGACTTTAGCTGGTCGTCATTTGTAGTGGCTAGAACTTCAAACTCCGGTTGGACAGCAATGGTCTTAGGAGTAATGAAGCGTTCAACACGGTAGTAGATGGTGTAGTCCATCAACCCGTCGTTGCCTGGCTGTGATTCAAGCGCCGAGTGGATCTTGTATTCGTATTTGATCTTATCCGACGCATCTCCTGTAGCGGCTTCTTCTTGAACTCGTGGACACATCTGCATGATTGTGCTAATTGCACCCTCAATGCTTGTCTGTGTTGGGAATGAGATTTGGGCTTTGTCGTTACAGCCCGCACCGTTCTTATAGATGTTTGTTTGGTTGGATACTGTGTACTTGATCTGACCCGTCTCATCTTTGTAATCTGGGCCTACTTCAATCTCATACTTCACCTTGCGGAGCGTCTTGGCTAGCTCTGCTCCACCCTCCATCTGAGACACAGTTTGATACACACAATCAAAGTACTTGTCGTATCCTTCATTGATGTTGTCCTGCAGTTTCTTGAGCGTCTGCTCAAGACTATCTCCAGCAGTTAAGTTCATCGAATTTACTGCTTTGCTGTACTGTGGCAACCGGGCGGCGCCGTGACCAGCTCCAACAAACATCATCTCATATTCGCCACCACGTTCTGTGAAGGATCCTGTCGCGTCATACGCAATGAAAGTCAGGCCCGGAACGTCCGAGATTACGGCTGCGGATTGATCCTCACCACCATTATCCAGGTGACCAACAAAGATCGTCTTCAATACGTATACAACTTGTGAACTGTCAACTCCGAGTGCAATACTGCACTTAACCACCTGATCGAGGAACGCAACCCCCTTTGGTTCAGCTACAGAAATTGAGCCTTCAACGGCAATTGACGTGCCGCGGTCGCGCGGCACGGCACCCGACGCTGTTAGTGTTGACCAAGTAGCGCGTTGGATTACATATGACGCGTCGGTTGATCCATTGATCAAGATCGCATAACGGCCACTCGTCTCCACCTTGGGGTCGATCAGTTTTGGGGCGTACATTCCCAAATCTTCAACACCAACATATGAAGTATTGGCTGGCGGTGGTGCTTTTGTGGCGTCCGTTGCATGCATCCAAGCATTGACGTCAGCTTTTGTTGATAAAAGGTCTGCAGTTTGGCTACAATCGCACATCGCTAGGACGTGGTAGTAGCTATATGAACGGAATTTCGCTAAGCGACTTGCGGGTGTTGACATTATCTGTCCCGATTATGTTATTTTGAGGACGAAAGGATTTCGCCGTATAGACGAGCGGTTGTGGGGAGATAGATTTCAGCCCCCTCTACAAATTCGTCCATGATATCAATGATTGTGTTATACTGCAGAATGAACCACTGCATTGACGCTTTACCGTACAAATCATACGCTAGTAGGTCCGGCCGGTGTTGGTACCTACGAGGGATTGTGTACTTGATGTCTGTAGGTGACTTCTTATAAATGCGGCGCTCCCACCACCGAATTCCACCATTGACAACTTCTGAGGTGCCACCTTTTTGATAGCGTCCGCCGTTTTGTTGGTCTGACCGTGTTGCCATATTAGAATCCTGTTAGGTTGCCCATCTTGTAACTCAAGAGGTCAAATTCTTCGTACTCGCGCGGAGAGTGTGTCTCAATCAGCGAGATTGTGACATCCATCTTACGTGGGAATGGTTGTGCTTTGTCCATGTTGATCAGTTGACCATCCGCGTCAACCTCTGCAACTGGAATATAATCAACATCTTCAGGGTAGGTGATTTCTAAGTTGGTCATCACCACAGGAACACGGGCAATGTTAATGATTGGCGTGCTCATAGAGCGTTGACCGTCTTGGTTAGCGGAATACGCATACAAGAACAGAACGTCAGGCGGAGCGCCCCGCAGCTGTACACCTTCGCTGGTGATACGTTCTTCCTGGGTCTGGCCGCTGGAATTACCGGATTGGCGACGTGAGTCGCGATTGGCTTGCTGGTTTGCATGCAGTGTGTCAGTCTTACCGAAGTACGGCAGCATCCAACTACGAAGCAGTTGAAGGTAGCGCATATTTGTTCGCGCATCGTCAACGTTGCGCGAGAGTAAGTGTGCACCAATTGAGAATGTCCGCGAGTTTGTTCGTTTGTACACCTGAATTGATCCAGGCATGTGAATAGGAGCAAGCGCTTCATATTCAGCAGACCGAGATTCTGTGAAGTTTGGCGTTGCCTCGAACACAACACCGGATTGTCGGATTGTGGTGATGTCGCCCGACTTCCACTTGGATACAGGAACTAGACGCACTTTGTAGTTGTTTATTGAATCATAAGCCATACGGATACCAACTCTCTTTAGGTTTTGTATTTATCCCGTTGCCCTTGCCAATTTTTTGGCGTACTATCAACTCAAAACCTCACCAAGAAGGTTAAAAACCACATGGCAACCAAAAACTACCCCACATCAATTACACAAAACGGTCGTACGATCTATCTCAACAATAAGGAACTGCTAGCTGAGTACAAGGCGTCGCAGGAGAAGGGCGAAATGTCCAACACATTCGCCAAGATGCTGCAATTGCTGTGTTCGCGGTATGCTATGAAGGGCAGTTACAGCGGCTATTCATACAATCAAGACATGCAAGCGTACGCTATGATGATGATTGTGCGAACCTGGAAGAGTTTCAATCCTGAAGTCAGTAGCAATCCATTCGCATTCTACACCCAGTGCATTAAGAACTCGTTCTCACAATATCTGAAGCACGAAAAGAAACATCGTGTGTTGCGCGACAAGATGATGATTGCACAGGGGCTAAATCCTTCGTTTGGTTTCAACGAAGATGGTAGTGATCGACACTACATTGAAGATGAGCAAGACTTCGACACTCTTTCGTCTGGCATTGAGCGCCAACAAAAGGTTCAATTCATTGATGCTCCAATCGAACGCGATGAGAATGGTCGCGAAATCATTGACCAAGAGGTTGCGGAAATGGCTGACGAATTGGCAGCCGTTGAGCTGGATGATGCTGATAGCAGCGAGGACAGCTTGGCATGACACAACTGAAGAAAGGTGCGTTTCTTACCGACATCCACTTCGGCAAGAAGTCCAACTCACCAATACACAATCAAGACTGTCTAAACCACCTGCGGTGGTTTTGTGAGCAAGTGCGGGCCGATCCAACGATCGATTACGTTGGGTTCTTGGGTGATTGGAATGAAAACCGTAGCGCCATCAACCTAGCAACTCTGACGTATTCGTATACTGGCGCAAAAATGCTAAACGACTTAGGTCTACCAGTTTACTTTGTTGTTGGGAATCACGACCTGTATCATCGACATACGCGAGAAATCTACTCCGTCCTACCATTCCAGGAGTTTTCGAATTTTCGTGTGATCGATACCCCAACGATTATTCCAGAAATAGGGGATGGGGCCTTTTTCAGTCCGTATCTATTTCACGAAGAGTACGACAAGCTGGACGAGTATCTGAGTCTACCGTTTTGGGCAGGACACTTCGAATTTCAAGGTTTCCGCGTTACCGGTTACAGCATGGTAATGCAACACGGACCTGACCACAAAAAGTTCGCGGGCCCAGAACACATTCTGTCAGGCCATTTCCATCAACGACAGCAGAAGGACAACATTGTATACATCGGCAACACATTTCCAATGGACTTTGGTGACGTTGGTGATTACAGTCGAGGTATGGCCGTATACGACCATACCATCCGCGATGTAACATTCCAAGATTGGCCGGACGCTCCCCTTTACCTCCGGTTCAAGGTGTCAAAGATCCTGGATGGAGGTATTATTATACGTCCTCAGTCACGGGTGAAATGTGTCTTAGATGAGGAATTGTCACTTGAAGAGACAAACAATCTACGGGAACTAATGATGAAGCAATTTGAATTGCGTGAATTCACATACGAAGAGCCCAAAGATGCTGTCGAAGCCATCAGCGGAACGGAAACGGACGTTGATGTTCCTGAAGCATCGGGTGATACAGACGGAACGACGATTGATGACTTGATTGTTCAGATGCTCTCAGACATCAAATCAGACCAAATTGATAACGCCCTACTAATACAACAATACCGGCGCCTCTAAATGATTGAGTTCATTTCCATCTCCCTACGCAATTTCCTGTCGTACGGGAACAACTTAACCACAGTACCCCTCAACATCAGCGGAACCACTCTGATTGTTGGGGAGAACCTAGACCACATCGACGGCGGTAGTAACGGCGTTGGTAAATCAACAGCCGTGCTCACCGCTTTGGTGTATGTCTTGTTTGATAAATCACCCCGCAAAGTCCCTGTTGACAGCCTCGTCAACAACGTCAACAAAAAGCAGATGGAAGTGATCTTGGAGTTTGCTGTCAATGGCAAGCATTACAAGATCCACCGGATGCGCAAGATGAAGGCTGGTGCAGAGGGTAACAAGGTATTCTTCTACGAAGACGGCAAGGACATCACTGTTGTACCTAATGGTGATACCAACAAGATTATTGCCCAAACAATCGGTATTCCTGCTGATATGTTTGAGCAGATCGTTGCATTCAAGGCCAGCACAGAAGGCTTTCTGGATTTGCCCAGCCCGAAGCAAAAAGAGTTCATTGAAGAGATTTTTGGTATTACTGTCATTTCCGACAAGGCTGACAAGCTGCGTACATTGATCAAGGATACCAAGAAGGAACTCGTGCACAAAAAGAGCACGATTGATCAACTAATTCGTGAACATGAGCGGCATTCTACTCTTATCGAAACAGCCAAGCGTCGCGTTTCGGATTGGGTGATTCAAAACGCCAAAACCGTTGCAGATTTGAAAACCAAGCTGGCGAAGATTGACAACATTGACTTCGACGCTGAGCGTGAACTTCACGCCAAAGTTGCTGAAGTACAATCTGCGATTCGTGAACTGCGATCAGAGCTCAAGCTTGAGGACCGCACAATTGCTGATCTGAATACCGCACTGCGTAAGATTGCTGAGGAGTTGATCCATCTGCGGGATAACAAGTGTCCGTACTGCATGCAGGGACACCCCGACGCCGCAACAAACATCACTCGTCTGTCAACCCAACAAATTGCACTGAACGAGGAGTTAGCAGAGGCCACAGAGGTGCGTCAGATGATCAGCCGTAAGATCACACAACTCGAGCGGGAGGCAGAAACGGTGTCTGCGAAGATTACTGTGCCTAATTTGACTGAGTTGTTGGCCATCCGCGATCAAGCATCTTCGTTCCGACAGCGTATCGCTGAAGGTGAAGTGGCGCAGAATCCGTATGAGGAACCTCTGCAAGAGCTGCTAGACGTCAAGCTTGATGAGGTTGATTATGAGCAGGCTAACGCTCTAGACAAGGAATTGAAACATCAAGACTTCTTGCTCAAGCTCCTGACGAAGAATGATAGTTTCGTTCGTAAGGCATTGCTGAATAAGAACCTGCCGTATCTGAATAAGCAGTTGAAGAACTACCTAGCGGATCTCGGATTGCCACATTCTATTGAGTTCACCCATGAGCTTGACGTTATGATCACCAAACTTGGTAGTGAGTTCGACGTCGGCCTGATGTCTACGGGGCAACGCGCTCGCATTCACTTTGCGCTATCTTTGGCGTTTCGTGATGTGCGGTCTCGTCTGTACGGTCGAACAAACCTTACTGTATTCGATGAAGTGCTAGATTATGGCCTGGATGCTGGCGGAGTTACTGCTTGCGCATACTTGATCAAGCATCTAGCTCGCACACATAAGACCTCTACTTTTGTGATCTCTCACCGTGCTGAAATTGACGGTATGTTCGACCGCAAAATGACGGTTCAACTCAGCAAGGGGTTCAGCGGAATTCTCCAGGAACCGCTACCAGCATAAGAATCACTGCCATTTTACCCTCTTAAATAGGTTTAGAGAGGGTAAAATGGCACTTGTACTGGGAATTGACCAATCGTATACTAGCTGTGGATACGTATTGTGGAACACTGAATCACAGCAGATGGAAGAATTCGGACGGTTTACAACCGAAAAAACGGACACTACATACGCCCGTGCGTTGTCAACCGCAAAGAAAATCTGTGAACTGATCAAGAAACATAATCCAACGATGCTTAAAGCAGAAGGATTGGCTTTCGGAATCAGAGGGGATGCAACTCGAGACTTGGCTGGATTGTTGTTTACGATCGTCAATCTTGTTGCTTACGAGCACCCCACTATCGTATTCAAGGAATACGCACCTACTTCGGTGAAAAAGAAGGCCACAGGAAGTGGCAAGGCTGATAAAAAGGCAATGATAGAAGCACTCTCAGACGACGTTCGACAGAAGTTTTTAGACGCAGGCTTTAAGAAGACTACCGGTCTCACGGATTTGACCGACGCGTATTGGATTGCGCGCATGCCGGACTGAAACAATACAGTATAACTAGAAACGTCAGGTGGTGATACCCTTCTCCCACCGGTGTAGGAACAGAGTGCGTGGAGCCGCACTAACGAGCCTGTGGTATAGAGCCCACCAAAGTTGACCACCTTGGGAGTTATGGCCACTTTTCATACAATTGTTCACTTCTGTGAACCGTGAGGTACTTCCAATCAGCTACGAAAACGCGGGGCAGGGATTGATAATTCCCTTTAACCGCGTTACTTCACCGCTAGAGATTGTTGAGTGAAGGGTACCGAACTCAACAATCTCTCCGGCTGCCAAGCCGGTCTCTCTATGATGCCTGCGTGGAGCTGGCTTAGTATTGCGGATACATCTTCTTCGATTCCACCTCGAGCCGATCCTCCACGAACTCACTTACCATACTTCGCTCAAATGACGACATGGACATCATGGTTTCGTATTGAACCGCTCCGCGCATGAAATACACCAGTTGAATGATCGATTTGATAATACGCCTCCGGTCATTGACCATTGAGGAGAACATTTGCTGCTTCTCCTCAATCGTTCCAGATCGGAGGGTCATGAAAAAAAACTTACTGGATTTGCAGATACCTGGACGTGGGCCTCCTCACCGCAATCAGGACACTTTTGGCGTGATGTGAAATCCACACCCCACTGACTGACCATTTGTGCCGCACCTTCAATCTTGCGCTTCCACCCAAGCGGGATGGACTTAACCCACTCACGGATTTGCTGCTTATCCGTCACGTCATCGACGCGTCGAATCACGTTGGACAGCGTGTCCAACACCAGCTGCTCCGCCTCATTAATGCTGAGCTCGTCCTCTTTCATTAGAGCAGTTGTTTGATACAACTCAATCACATTGTCGTACGTCAGTGGCTTCAGGGTAACAATCTGACCATTTGGTACCGTACACGTGTATTCTTGGTTAATTGACGTTGGGTCAACTACCTTGGTTTCACGGATCATTTGTTGAATGTCGACGCTAAATGTGTGGGTCTTTGCGTTAGCGCAATCGTGGGTATATGTGACTTCCATCGCATCGCCAAACGACACAGAGCGCAAACACACCATCAGAAAGTCCACATCACGCGTCAACAGCTTCTCAGGCTTGATCACTTGTGGAATGCACCGAGCGAAAATCTCCATGATTGCACGGCCAGACAGCAGCTTGTCTGGTGTCGCCAGCACAATTTCATCCACAGCGGTCATCGGATACACCTCAACTTCACCCTTCGTCACGCCTTCGGCAAGTTCTCCGTCCTCGTAGAATAGACCTTGGGATGGCAGACGGAATGTAGCACCGGGGATGCGGATTTTGGCTAGTAGTGGATTGGTGTTGGACATAGTTTCTCCTTATGTGTGTGGTATTTAATACAGGGATCAATAACGTAAATACCACAATCTCAAGGGTAAACATATGGCTGATCAAGCAACTCAACAACTCAACTCTATCATTCAGCAGTTTGCACAATCACTGCAAGGGTTAGTTAACGCCCAATCACGAACGCAAGCCGCAACGCTAGCTTCTATGAAAGCACATGCTGACATGCAAGATCATGTCAACCATGAGTTAGCTCTGTTCAATGATGCCTTGGCTAAGAACGAAACTCTGACGAAGCGTGAACAACACGCTCTAGATGAGCTGTTGAAGGCAAAAAAGCGTGAAATTGAGCTTAGCATTCAACACAACAATTATCGAGACAAACTCAACAAGCTAACCGCACAAGGTACTGCAAGCGAACGCGACCTGGAAGAGTTGCGTATCTTGATACGCAACTCTAGCAACAAACTTGCTGATGCTACGTTGCGCTCGACCAAAGCACAAAAGGATTTTACTGACGCTACTGCTGCGGCAAACACGTCATTGGTTAACCTCGCACGTAGCGGCACACTAACATCTGCTGCATTGGTTTGGTTTGGTAAGACTGTTGCAGCTAACGCACGTCAACAATTGGCTCAGGTGAAAGCATCTGACGGTGTCATTGAGGCATCTGGCAACATCGAGAAGGCTCTGCTGGACCAACAAACATTGGCCCTGAAGTACGGGGTATCAGCTGACGCTTTCATCAATGCTACCAAACAAGGCCGCCAAATGTTCAACGCTATGGGTGGCACTACCCAGGGCATGGCAACACTCGACTCTACGGTTAAACGCCTTGTAGTATCCACTGGGGGAGACTTTCAGAAGGCGTTGGAATTGGCAACCCAGGGTGCAAAATCCCTAGCTACCGCTGGTGTAAAGCCAACGCGAGCAGCCCTAGAGCGCTATACCGACGACGTCAATCGCCTGATTGCTCAAACAGGCATGTCGCGCGAATCAGCAATGTCATTGTACGACTCCATGTCGCAAGATGTTGACATGATTGACATTCTACGTTCCGCCCGCGGAAGTGAGCGAGAAGCAATCCTGCAGAGTCAGCGCGCAATGATCCAGAACGCCATCGCCGCAGGCATGAGTGCAGAACAAGCACAGCGGGCCGCCAAGATGCTAAACCAAATGGTTGCTGCAAAACCCATTGACCGCATTAAACAAGCTGCAAAAATGCGGGCGATGGCAGGAGCTATGGGAATCGCAGGTGGTGATGAGGCTGCCCAAGCAGTCATTGCTGGTAAGCGTGCTACACCCGAACAAAAAGAAGCTCTGATGCGATTCAACGAGAACGCAGCCAACAAGATGGATCAAATGGGTCAAGGCAGTCTGGGTGGTGAAATTTTTGCAACCACTCTGGCTGATAAACTGAATATGGATCAGTATTTCGGCAAAGACAGTCCCTTCTCTACCTCGATTGACACTCTGAAGGCCCCAATTGCTCAGATTGATGCCACAATGAAGGACGTATCAGAGGATCAGATTGCTCAAACCATAGCAAGCACTGCTGAGATGGTGAAACAACTTGACCTAATTGCATCAGGACAGCACTGGCTGGGCCCAATTGCAGCTGGCGTATCCTCCATCATTATGTTGATGGGTGGTGGCAAGTTCATCGGCAAAATCGGTGAAAAAATCGCTGGTAATGTTGCGGGCCGAGTTGCCGGTACTGTAGCTGGCGAAGCGGTCGGCGCAGGAGCTGCTGGTGCGGTAGGAGCTGCTGCAACTGGCGGCAAGCTGGCACAAGCTGGCAAGTTTGCCAGGGGAGTTGCGCTCCCCGCTGCTGCAATGATGGCAACAGGCGCTGGTGTTGACTGGGCGGCAGGCAAGATGGGCGTTGGCACAGCTAGGGTTGACACTGATCAGGATGACAAGAATTGGGACCGTGCAAGTCCGTGGGAAAAGATGCAATCTTCCATCCCTCGGGGCATTGAGAAACTGGGGAGCCTGTTCTTCCTCGATAATCTTGTCAACCAAGCAAAGTCTGAACGGATTGCTAGCGAAACAAAATACCTTGACGATAACACAAAACCTGGTGTGGTTGGTGCTCCAGTACAAGGGCCTGGCCCCAATAAGGTGGATGATCGTGTTGCGAAAACTGCTCAGACAGAGACAAGCAAAAATGTTGAAAAGGCAACACTAACAGCAGCTGATAAGCTATCAGCCCAAGTAGCCCAAATGGATGTATCCAATGATTTGTTGAAGAAGTTGGCAGATAACGCCGACCGACAGACCGACCTGCTTGAGAAACAACTAATCGCACTAACGCTAACAGATCGGGAAAAGCAGAATACTAGCACAAAAACAGCACTCCGTGGTGGCAACAAATTTGGGGCTCAATATAACTACGTTTAACGCCAGCGTTTTCAAGCTCATAAATACACGAACCTATAACTTCAGGATCCCAGATGGCAAAATTTGCTGACTTCTTCAAAGTAGTTGCCCCGAAACCGGGTGTGACGACCATGTCAGACAGCCAGAATATTGGCGACCAGGGTGCATACGCCAATTATACTTGGTATCAGCGCTTGGTACAAGGTTCGGCGTCTCGCTTGACACGTTACCGCGAATATGACCTAATGGACAACGATATTGAAATCGCTCGTTCGTTGGACACTATTGCGGAAGAGATGGTTGGAACAGACGAAGGTACCGACCTACCGTTTGAACTAATCATTAAGAGTGAAAAAGATGCAAACCTCGACAGTAGTGTTGTGATGACGCTCCGTGCCGCTCTGCGGTACTGGACTGATCTACACGACTGGCAAACTCGCCTATTCAAGGTTGCACGCGTAACAATCAAATACGGTGACTGTTTCTTCATCCGCCACCGCGACACATCAAAATGGGAATACGTTCACCCAAAGAGTGTTATCGCTGCAGTTGTTGATGAAAATGACGTGACCCGTGTTGTTGGTTGGCAGATTAAGCGCGACACAAAGGTCCCGCGCTCTCCGTACAACCAGCAATCTCCTCACGCAACCCAAGCTAGCAGCAACAATGAGATCATGGACGTTTTTGCAGCTGAAAACGTGGTCTGGTTCTCGTTAAATGACGACCTCGGTGAGCAAGCACCGTTCGGTGAGTCTGTTCTACGCGCAATTTACCGCGCTCAGAAGCAGAAGGAGTTGCTGGAAGACGCCATCATCATCTACCGCATTCAACGCGCACCTGAACGTCGTGTGTTTTACATTGACGTGGGCAAGATGCCGCCGCAACGCGTCAAAATGCACTTGGAGCAGATCAAGAACGAAATTCGTCAGCGCAAGATCCCAACTTACGGTGGTGGTGTTGAGCAAGTAGACTCCGTCTATAACCCTCAGCAAATGAGTGAAGACTTCTTCCTTGCGCAGCGCCCCGACGGTAAAGGTTCTCGCATTGAAACCCTTCCAGGTGGGCAAGGTCTTGGTGAACTGGCTGACTTGGAATACTTCCAATGGAAGGTATTCCGTGGTCTACGCATCCCCCTATCCTACATGAAAGAGGGGCAGGACGGCTCTGTGATCTCAGACGGTAAGACTGGTGTTGCATACATTCAAGAACTGCGATTCGCCCAATACATTGAGCGTTTGCAAGGTTACATCTCACACGTCATCGATAAGGAATTCAAACGCTACCTCAGGGCTGCTGGAATTCACATCGATACAGCAATCTTCAGCCTTCGCCTTAACAAGCCTGAGAACTACGGTAAGTACCGTAAGCAGCAGCTGGATAACGATCTACTGACAACCTACAACAGTGCTGCATCAATCGAACACTTGTCAAAGCGTTTTGCGATGTCTAACTACCTGCAGATGAGCGATGAACAGATTCTTCTGAACTTCCGTCTGCGGTGTGAAGAATTGGGCATCAACCCTGACAGTGGCGATCGTCTAGCAAATATGCGAGCAGTCTACGGACCCCCACCTGAAGAAGCCGGACTTGGCGCGGGTGGTGGAATGCTAGCCGGATCACTTGGTGGTGGTTTCGGCGGCCCGCCAGGAGACTTGATGGGTGGAGGGGACGCTATGGCTGTGGGTGGTGACATGAATTCACAAATGGGCAGCGCGCCAATTCCCCCCGAAAATGGCGGAGTTACGCCGCCGCCACAGTGAACCAGGGCAAGTTAAAAGCGACCCCCAATAAATAAATCAGAAGGTGTACTTATACACCGCACAACTTCCGTCACTAGGAGCAACACATGAACAAGCAAATGAAGCAACACCTCGAAGCCGTTGTTGACGCAATCGTTGAATCGGATTCAGCAGCAGCAAAGGAAGCCTTTCACCAATATCTGCGTCTAAAGACCCAGTCGATCCTGCTCGGCGAATCCGTTGAGTCGGAGGAAACCTGCGACGAAGAAGACTGCACCGATGATGAAAAAGACGAGGACGACAAGAAGTCCAAGAAGCCTAAAAAGTCTAAGAAGGCAGATGACGAGTCTGGCGACGAAGACGACAAGATGTAATTTGATAGGTGGCTGCTATGACAACACCTATTCTGCTCGTTGAAGAATTGGCGCCCGTAGAGGCGCGAATCATCAGCGAATCATCAACCGACGGCAAGTCTATGTGGTTGAACGGTATTTGCATGCAAAGTTCTATCAAGAACCGCAACGGTCGCAATTACCCAATCACCGAGATTTCCGAGGCAGTCCGAAATGCAGCACAGCGCATCAAGGAATGTAACGGCATTTTTGGTGAACTTGACCATCCCCAGACACTCACTATCAACAGTGATCGCATTTCGCATGTGATTACAGAGATGTGGATGAATGGTAACGACGCTTACGGTAAGGCTAAGCTGTTGAACACTCCAATGGGTTTGATTGCCCAAGAGCTGCTGAAGAGTGGTGTGAAGATTGGTGTGTCAAGCCGTGGCGCTGGCAACGTAAACGAGAGCGGTGATGTTCAAGGGTTCCAGTTCATCACATACGACATTGTTATCACCCCAAGTGCACCTCAGGCTTATCCTGGAATGATGTACGAATCCCTGCAATCAAAACAGGGGGCCAAGGTGATGACACTGGCTGAACAAGTTCGCCAAGACCCTGCTGCACAAAAGTACTTCAAGAAGGAAATCATGCAGTTTATCACAAACGATCTGTTCAAAAAACATTAAAACCGAAAAAGTCCGGTACCAGTTAAAACCGCGTGAATACGCGGTTTTTTCGTATGTGCGCATAGAAAAGTTCAACCCCACGGGGACCGCCGTATAAATAAAACACACGAATTTGCATAGTGCAAATTCCTAAGGAGACTCCAACATGGATGAACTGCTGAAGAAACTACTTGCTGCGGAAGTACTGACCGAGGAAACAAAGCAAGAGCTAGAAGCAGCTTTCTCGAATAAGCTAGATGAAGCTATTCAGAAGGCCCGCGACGAAGCTCAAGCGAACGTCACGGCTGAACTGAACGAGCAATGGATCACTGAGCGTGAAATCGTTATCGAAGCCTTGGATGCCAAGGTTACCGAAGCGATGAAGGAAGAACTGAGCGAACTACACGAAGACATCAACCGTTTCCGTGACCTAGAAGCTGAATTTGCTGAAAAGCTGGTTGAAGCTAAGGCCGACATGAAGGTTACTCTTCAAAAGGACATCGCACAACTGATTGAAAAGCTGGACCGCTTCTTGGAAGTCCGTCTGACCGCTGAACTCGATGAGCTTCGCGAAGACGTTGACACCGTTAAGAAGCAAGAGTTCGGTAAGAAGGTATTTGAAGCATTTGTGACTGAGTTCAAGAAGCACTACGCTGACGATGACTCAACACAGGCTAAACTGACTGAAGCTGAGCAGCGTCTGGAAGACACCCTGCACACTCTGGAAGAAGCTGAAAAGAAGCTGGGCAAGATGGAACGTTCCATCAAGCTGGAAAAAGTTCTCGCACCTCTCTCTGGCCGCACGAGGGAAGTGATGGAAGCTATCCTCAAGAATGTGGACACACCTCTTCTTGAAGAAGCGTACAAGACCTACGTAGGTCGTGTGCTGAAAGAAACGTCTGCTAAGGACGTAAAGACCTCAGAGAAGGAAGATGAAGTACTGGCTGAAGGTAAACAAGTGAAGACAGTAAGCGGCGTTGTGAAGTCTGGCGACAACGAAGAGCAAATGATTGAGGAATCGGTCCACAGTCAAGAGCCTAAGCAACAGCCAACAATTTCTGACGCTACCCGCGCTTGGGCTCGTCGTCTCGGCGGCGTCTAATCGCTAACCAAAGCTAAGTAACTCTTAAACAACTCACAAAGGAAAAGTCATGAATGAACTTTTTGAAAACTGGTCGGAAGTGAAGGAAACTCTCCTTGAAGGTCTCGATACTTCTAAGAAGCAAATCGTTGGCACACTTCTGGAAAACCAAAAGCAACACATCCTGGCTGAAACTGCAGCTCAAGGCTCTGTGGCAGCAAACGACATCGCAGGTTTCCGCAAGATCCTGATCCCGATGATTCGTCGTATCATCCCTGGCACCATCGCTACGGAACTGGTTGGCGTTCAGCCAATGCAAGGTCCCGTCGGTCTGGTGTACTCGATGCGTTACAAGTACGGTGAAGCCGTCGCCGTTCCTGCAGCAGGTGCTGACGGTAACCCATGGACCGCTAACGGTTCAGACGGTACCATCGCTGCTGACGCTGAAATGTTCGGTAACAACCCAGTTCTGCGTCAGTTCTATTCTGGTGCTGCTGGTACCGTTGTTGGTACGCCTCTGGCACAAACCGCTGGTGCATCCGGCATGACAAACCCTGAAGGTGAACCAGTTGAAATCGCTGGTGCAGCTTCACGTGGCGGCTGGCCTTCAAGCCTGCCTTCGCACAACACTTCTAAGTTCGGTCCTTACTCGAACGGTCTGGGTCAGCAAGTTTCTGGCTCGCTGTACGGTGGTTCGGGTTCGTTCATCGAAGGTTCTGGTGGCCGTAAGGTTAAGCTGGAAGTTGTGTCGCAAGCTGTTGAATCCACGACTCGTAAGCTGCAAGCCGGCTGGACGATCGAAGCTATGCAAGACCTGAAGTCGCAGCACGGCATGGATCTGGAAAGCGAACTGACGCAAGTCATCTCCGCTGAAATCGTTCAGGAAATCGACAGCGAAATTCTGTCGGACCTGACAGCTCTGGCTGGTACAGTTGCTGCATACGACTACTCGACCGTTGGTGTGACCGGCTATCAGCCTGCATACCTGGGTGACCGTTTCGCAAACCTCGGCGTTGTGATCAACGCAGTTGCTAACGAAATCGCTCGTAAGACCCGTCGTGGTGCTGGTAACTTCATTGTGGTTAGCCCAATGGTTGTTTCGATCCTGCAATCTGCTGCTAAGTCGGTGTTCGCACCTGCTGTTGCTGGCTCGTTCAAGGGTCCTAACAACTCAATGCTGGTCGGTACGCTGAACGGCACAATCAAAGTCTACAGCTACCTGTGGAACCAAGTGCAAGGCCTGGGAGCAGCAGCTGCTGACACCATCCTTGTTGGTTACAAGGGCGGCAATGGTGAAACCGACACTGGCTACTTCTACTGCCCATACATCCCTCTGATGTCAAGCGGTGTTGTGATCAACCCGGTCACCTTCCAACCAGTTGTCTCGATGATGACTCGCTACGGCAAGACAGCGTTCACCGCTTCTCAGTCGTCGCTTGGCAACAGCGCGGACTACTACGGCAAGATCAACGTAAGCAACTTCCAGTTCGCTTAATCACATCAAGCACTCAAAAAGCCCGCTTCGGCGGGCTTTTTTATTGCCGGTTACACACCCCACATAAATATCCCTCATCATTTACCTAAGTTTGTGAGTATATGGGCGTACTAACATTTAAGCAATACCTCGCTAGCAAGGAACAACTGCTGAAAGCTATCGAGAACACTCCTGTGGCAATCGTAGAATACAGTGTCAAGAAATACTGCTCCCTCACAATCGGTGAGACGGAAGAAGAGAAACAATTAGTTGGTCTCAAGCCCAAGAACAAGATAATTGTTGAATGGCAGTATGATAATGTTGACGATCCCACACCAAAATCAATCACATTTGACGGGGTTAAAGGGATTGACGAAGGTGAAGTGTGTTCTACGTTCTGGTCAGGCAGTAAGCTAACAAAATGGCTGGCAAGACACGCAGGACCTGGAGAAAATCATGGACACAAAACTTGCTGACGTTGTAAAACAACGTCGTGACGCACCAAAGCTCAAGCTAATCCCAGCAACAGCGCTGGCAATCAAGCGCGAAGCTGAAGAACAAGAAGCAATACAAGCAGGGCTGGCTCGTTTAGCAGAAGATGCCCACCAGCTATCGGAAGCTGCGACGCACGTTCTCGCAAACATTGCGACTACAGCCGAAAAAGGCGAACCAATTAAATTGATGCATTTGAACTCTGTAGCGTCTTTTCTTGCTGGAATCCACGCTCTGTCGTTCCAACTGCCCAACTCAAACGACCCAATCAAAAAATCCAACACTCTCAACGTGCTACTAAAAGCTAGTGTAGCACCAGACGGACTTGTCACGGACGCTGTGCGCATCATTGCTCAACACGGCTCTCGGTATCCAAACATTCAACAAATGTACGCGGATATGATCCAAAAGTACACCAAGTCAGTTGACATGCGATCTCCTCAAGGTGAACAACTCGCAAAACGAGCTCGAACACTACAACAAAAGGTGGATTCCGCGATGAGACAATCACGAATGTAACCCAAATACCCGAATATCAAAAGGAGGCTGTTGCCTCCTTTTCCTTTTGACGAATACAATTCGCTCATTCTATTTTTGAAGTGTGTGACGATTCATGCGGATGAGCGACTCACTAACTTCTAGCGACTTGGTTTTAGGAGACCACATGGCAGTACTTTCGTTGATGTTTACCGAACAAGAACTCGCTCCGATTCGGAGTGGCATCAGTACCTATATTCGACTACTGGGAATGTTCTATTCTCCTGACCCGCTTCAGCTAAGGTGGATCACCGATGAGGGTGATTTGAAGGCAGCTCTGCGTAGTGTAGCGGATGCCTTCAAATCAACATCAGAGATGGTTGGTAAGCAGAAATACCAAGACACTCCATACAATGCCCCGAAAGAAGTCCTGAAACTGATGGCCACATATCTGCTGTCAGGACTTGACGACCGTGACCAAGCTCTCCAGCGGCGTCGCAATCTTCCAATGTACCATCTGGTAATTGAGCCAGTGACTCAATTGTTTTACAAGTTTGATCACCGCATGATGATTGACATCGCCGACGCTATGGTGACGGAACTGTGCGAAATGGTGGATCAGTGTACTGATTATGGGACACTGGAACAAGCCCTGGAAGCACACCAGCGCGTGCGTGGTTTGATCGCTGCAAAAGACCAAGCCATCCTCAATGAACGATCGTCCAAGCGCAAGCGTCGCAAACCACACGAGCTGCTGCTCGCAATCTTGGCTGAAGAGCCTATCGACGAAAACGAATACACGTAATACGCTCAAGAAAGCCGGCATATGCCGGCTTTCTTTTTATTCTCAGCCCATAAATAACGCTCATAACGAGGAAATCTCAGTATGAGCACTTACGACATCCAACTATCCGCGCCAGGAATCTTGCGTTCAGAGGCGTTAAATGTTACAATCAAGTTTGACCGAACGGGTCCAAATACTGGACGTATTAGTTGGAACATTCCAGCCCCTGCTGCGGGCTGCGATGCTGAAACTCAAGCATATTGTGGTATTGTTCTCACGCTGAACACTACTCCTGCGTCCGCCTCAACGTCCCCAAAGAACGGCACGGTATACAGCTCCGACCCCACTGGAGACTCCAACCTGTTCGCAGGTGATAAAATCGGTGATGCTTATGTTGTTGGCGCATTCTATGGTGACCGCGTCACCACTATGCTGGACATTACTGGGTTGCTGCCAAATACAGCGTACTTTGTGGCTGGATACCCCGCTGACTGCCAACACCGGTACTTTGTGGAGGGCGTTCACGCTTATTCAACTGAGTTTGTTAACCGCGGCACGGACGGTACACGCGGTACTCAAATCGCATTCCTAAAGCCCACGACAATTCCCACGGGCGTGCAGCCTACAGATTCCACAGGACTACCGCTACTAACGTCACCTCTGCCTCCTGCACAGCCACAGCCAGCGATATACAATTTCACGATTCAGCTTGGAGTAGATCCCAAGCCACTTCGTCCTCTCTACGTTGGCGAATGTAATCTCGTTGCGCCAACGTATACCATTAATGTCGCAAGCGCAAATGCTCAAGATTACCAATCGCTGGTTGCAGAAATCAACAAACAGCTAGCGTTGATCGGTAATGCTCCACAAGGTCCTACATCGCCTGGCACAAATCATTATTACTGGAACTCCCAACAATCAAAACTGTTCCAGTGGAATGGCACATCGTACACTGAGATTGCGTGTTTGGTCGGCATATCCCAACCAAATATTGTTGCCGACGGCACGTATTGGTTTAATCCGACCACAAACGTGCTGCAAGTATGGCAAACGAACGCTTGGGTAATAGTTACGGTATACAACAATCCACTCGACCCTGCCGCACCTGCTGCGGACAAGTCGTATTGGTATGACGGTACGGTAGTTCATCTATGGAATGGTTACGCGTGGTGCTCAATTAGCACCACAGTCCAAGCTACAGACCCTTCGCTTGCTGTTGCTCCTGTTGGTGGGTCGTTTTGGTATAACACAGTACTGAACCGGTTGTACCGTTGGAATTCCGCGCTTGAGATGTGGAATGCAGCCGAATTCATGGAATCGGACGTCAACCCAACACAACTACAGCCAGGAGCATTCTGGTTTGATTCGTCCACGAATACCCTGAAGCAGTTAGGCATTCCTAATGCTGGATGGAATGTTGTTTCTGGGGTTTCCATTCGTGAGGTTGAGCCGTCTACGCCTGCACCGGGCAAGATTTGGTACAATCCGATCACGGAAAACCTCTACATCCGCGATGCAAGCAACACATCCTGGAATGAGAACGACGTTATTACGTTCCCAAATGATCCTACCGTGCGAGGTTCGTGCGATGCGTGGTGGAATACCGTAGCCGGCATCCTATTTGTGTGGGATCAACTACAAAATTCGTGGGTTGCTGTAACAAACTTTGTAGACCAACCAAACGATCCCGCATTGGCACCAACGTTCGCGGATGGTTCCGCTTGGATTGACACGGATACAGGCAAGCTGTACATTTACGGTAACAACTGCTTTGCGGAGCAGGCTGTAATCACCTCGCCGACTGATCCACGAACTGCGGTAACAGTTGGTTCCGTTTGGTACAACGGCAATGTGTGGCACGTACGTACGGTATCTGGATGGTCTCCAATTACGCCAGTCGCATTTACAACAGACCCAGCTTTGATGCCTATTGGCACATTCTGGTACAACACTCCATTCAACGCCCTTCAGCAATGGAACGGGGCGGCGTGGCAAGCCGTAGTATACAACGCTACCCCACAACCACCAGTCAAGGGCGCGATGTGGTATGACACCACTACGAATATTCTGAAGCAATGGAACGGAACAGCGTGGGTAGCTGCGACACCGCCAGCTACAGTTGAACTGGATTGCAACGGCAATCTTCTGTTCACCGACAACACGGTTGGCAGCACCTCCATGGTTCGCATTAAGGACGGCGACCTATTCAGCTCAATGACAACTCCACCAACGCTTGGAGACTTGTCTCCAGGTACGGACGGGGCATCCAGTACACCAACGTACATGGAAATGGGCATTGGTACTGACGGCTCAGTGGCAATGCGTGAGCAGATTGGCATGGATATTCGGTACGAATTAGGCTATCCAAATGTTGACGTTGAAATCACAAAGGAGCAGATGGATTACGCAATCTCACGAGCCCTTCGTGAGCTGCGCATGCGTTCCGGCGTTGCGTACAAGCGCGGATTTTTCTTCATGAGCATCAAGGCGAATGAGCAGAAGTTCTTCCTGACCAACAAAATATCAGACATGAACAAGATTGTTGATGTGCTGGGCGTGTACCGCTTAACGTCTTCATTCTTGTCGTCAGCACACGGCGCCGGCGTTTACGGCCAGATTGTGATGCAACATATGTACAACATGGGCACTTTTGACCTATTGAGCTACCACTTGATGGGCGAATACACCAAGTTGATGGAAATTCTATTTGCTGGACGCGTAACCTACACATGGAATGAGCAAACACGTGAATTGTTCCTGCACCACCGCTTCAGCATGGCTGAGCAGATGGTTGCAATTGAAGCAACGATTGAGCGGACGGAGCAAGACATTATGTCGGATCGTTACGCCAATCCGTGGATTCGTCGCTATGCGGCTGCTATGTGCCGTTTGATGCTTGCAGAAACGCGCGGCAAGTTCTCTACACTCCCTGGAGCGGGTGGCTCAATTACACTCAACGCAGGTGAATTGCGTCAAGCTGCTCAGCAAGAAATTGAAGCTTGTCTGCAGGAAATTGATGACTACATCGCCGATAAGCCGGATGAGTACGGCATGGGTGCACACTTCGTATTTGGATAATCTACAATGGCAACAAACCCAACCCTAAAATGCAAGACGCCTAACGTATGTCAGCCCTGGGACTTCTCTGCCCAGGGCCGTACTGATACGTATGCAAGTTTGTTGCAACAAGAATCGCTAAACATTGCTGGTGCAACGATTAATGTCCATAAATTACTCGGCATTCACGAACAACAGCGCTTGGTCGACTTGGCAGGAAACGGCAAGGCACTGTCGGGTGGGGATGCCCCCAACTACCCAGCAGCAAACGCATTCACCACCACTGCAAATGAATGGCGGTCACGTCAAACTGGCACACAGGCAATCAGCGCATCAGCATACATTGGATACGACTTCGGTGAGGTGAAGATTGCTAACGGTCGTCGTCGATATGGTGTTGACGCCAATGTTCGTGTGCATATCGCATCTATGAAGATCAAACAGAGTGCAAACCCTCTACTCCGCGTTGCCAAAGTCCGCATAGAGCGATCTGACGACAACGTCCAATGGTACGGCGTTGCCGTGGTTGACCTGCCGAATGATGATGTGTTAAACACAGTTACATTCAAAAGCTCCGCGCCCAATCGGTACTGGAGGCTTCGTCCGATTGGATTCGTTGGAGGTCAATGTGATGCGTGGGGCGTTCAAGCCCTGGAGCTCATGGAATATGAGGCCACAAAGTTTGACAACATCCAAGACAAAATCCTGATGGAGAATCGGGATCGTGACTATTCACAGCCCGCAATTGCCTGCCGTGGGTTTTACGACATTGTCGCTCCGATGATGGATCTTGGTCAGTTTGGTGCAGCGTGGCAAGACACATACACAATCAAACTGAACTTTGGACATTGTATCGAGAAGCTAGGTCGACCTGTTATCATTGGTGACATCATTGAGCTGCCGAGCGAAGCGCAATATACTCCAGACTTGCGTGAAGTAAAACGCTTCCTTGAAGTGACGGACGTGACGTGGGATTCTTCGTCATATACCCCGGGGTGGACACCAACTATTCTAGCAATTACAGCAAAACAAGCTCTCGCATCGCAAGAAACACAGGACATCTTCGGTGATCTGCGCACCATGGTAGACAATTCCGACCTGTTTGCCACTTCCAACAAGAAGGGTGCGGAGTATCAAGACTTCTCCGTCATCACGCACAATATTGCAGCTGATGCAAAGACGGCAGTGCCTGAATACGGCAGCGAGGGATCGAACACCATACGTGAGTTCACTGATGAGGAATTAAATACCGCTAAGGCGTCAGGATTCCCTCACATCCGCAAGATGAACTTTAACAAGACGGGACTGTTTGTCGAGGACGGCATTCCTCAAAACGGCGCTCCGTTCACGGAAGGACCTGTGCTGCCTGATGTGGCTAACGCAAACGATGGTGATCACCACCGGTTGACGTACGAAGGTACTGCCAAGGACGTACCAACCCGCCTGTACCGTTATTCAGCGACTAAGAATCGTTGGATCTATCTGGAGACAGACCGCCGCGAACAGTACAACACAATGAAGAACAATCTGGAAGAGTACACAACTAATCCAGCTAAGATACCAGCAAGGAATATTCGATAATGGCATACCAAGCAGACGGCTACTACTATGATGCGCAGCTACGCAGCTACATCCTTCAATTCATGGCAATCTTCACCGGCTTGCAGGTGCAGATTGGTAAGTGGGGTACTGTGGATGAGCGGTTGATTGAAGTACCAATTCACTACGGAGCCCAGGACCGTGTAGTTGCAGCAATCATGACTGACAATACAGCAAACAAGCCGTTACGGCTCCCTGTCATGAGTGCGTACCTACGTGGGATCAATATGGATCCAGCACGAATGGTTGGCATTGGGGTAGAACGCCGGCAAGCATACGTTCCAGTTGGTGGATTGGCACCAGATGACATCAGGGTAGTGTATCAGCGCAAACCAATGCCGTACACGATTGATGTTGACCTGTCAATCTACTCAAGCAATTCTGAGCAACACTTTCAAATCCTGGAACAAATCTTACCAATCTTCGATCCACAGCTGGTAATTCAAACATCTGACGGTGTGTTTGATATGACTCGGCTAACTCATGTACTGCTAAAAGGCATCAACAATGATACTCCGTATCCTGTGGGACAAGACCGTCGAATCATCCAGAGTACGTTGAATTTTGAAATTCCAATTTGGATTGACACTCCTGCTGATGTCCGTCGTAACTTCGTTGAGAAGGTGTTTCTACGTATTGGTGCTGTTGGTACCAGTGCATCAACAAACTACGAAATGTTGGATGAACTTGATGCTCAAGGTATCCCGTACGAAAAGATCGCAGACATCGGCGACCTTCCGCCCATGTAAATTTGGAAAATTGAGGGACACCACGATAAATAATGCCATAATTTGATTTCCCTAGGAGTCACACATGGCAAACCTCGTAAGTGCTGGCGTAAGCGTAACCGTTACAGATGAATCGTTTTTCATCCCTGCGGCTGCGGCCACAGTACCTCTAATCTTCATCGCTACAGCAGATGAGAAGAAGCGTGCAGACGGCGTCACCGACGCTGCCGGCACATTTGAAAGCAACGTCATTCGTACGGTCACGTCGTTGAAGCAAAGCACAGAACTGTACGGCGTTCCGAAGTTCCGTAAAGACTCCACAGGCAGTCAGTTCCACGGCGATGCTCGTAACGAATACGGTCTATTCGCATTGAACCAGTTCCTTGGTGTTGGTAGCTACGCATACGTAGTCCGCGCCAACGTGAACCTAGACGATGACCTAGCAAGTATCCGCACGATGTGGGATACGAAGATGCAGGAATCCAGCTACGTTCTGGAAAACCTAATCAACTCGTATTTGAACGAATACAACCTATCTAACGGCTTCGTCGTCAGTAGCGTTGGTCTCGTCAACACTGTCACGGTTACGGCTGGTACGGGTTACACACCTGGCACATACACCAACGTCGTGTTGTCTGGTGGTACAGGTACTGGCGCAACGGCAACGATTGTTGTTGGCGCAGGCGGAACTGTTACAAGCGCTTCGATCACACCTACGATGCGTGGCACCGGCTATCAAGTTGGCAACATCCTGACCGCTGCAGCTCTGACTGGCGGTACGGGCTTCCAACTAACTGTTGCAACTATCACAGGATACAAGTCAACCGTTGCTAAAGCCACAGTTGAATCACTGGCAGCAACCGCTACTACGGCTGTTTGGCAGAAGTTCTCGTTCCGCAACTCACAAGCTAGCTTCACTGACGATGTGACAGCTGTCCCTCAACCAATGTATCCTAACGGCTACACTCAACCAGCTGTTGGCGCTTTCAAAGGCTTTAAGGGTGACACTGCAGCATTCGTGAACGGTGGACAAGGTAGTGTTGTAGCTACGGAGTTTACTGCCCAAGAAGCAGCAAACCTGCTACTTGGATCGGGAGACCAGTTTAAGTACACGATTACCTTCCGTGACCAAACAAGTCTTGGTGCTAACGATGCGGCGCGTCGTGTTGCAATTGTCAATGCTCTTCAAGCAGCAGTCAACAGCAATACTGACATCCGTTCTGAATCGTATGAGTACAACTTGATCCTGTGCCCAGGCTACCACGAAGTTGCTGACGAAATGCTGGCCCTGCGCACGGACATCCAAGACGAAGCATTTGTGATTGCTGATACACCAATGAACCTGTCGCCTGAAGATGTGGTCACGTGGGCAGCTACTACCGCACGTCGTACTGGCGTTGGCATCGCTTACTACTACCCACACGGCTTTGCGTCCAACCTCGACGGCACCAACGTATTCGTTGCAGCTTCGGGCATTGCTCTGCGCACATTGACATACAGCGACGATGTGTCGGAACTGTGGTTTGCGCCAGCAGGTACTCGCCGTGGCTTGGTATCTGGTCTGTCAGACGTTGGCTACGTCACCGGTACATTGGGTGCTGCTACAACATTTGTACCAGTTGCTCTGAACCAAGGTCAGCGTGACAACATGTACAAATACTTCACAAACATTAACCCGATCGTGTTCTTCCCAGGTCGTGGCATCATTGTGTGGGGTCAAAAGACCTCGGCGCCTGCTGCTTCGGCTCGTGACCGCATCAACGTTGAACGTCTGCTTGGCTACGTTCGTCGTCAACTGCGCAAGAACACCATGCCGTTTGTGTTTGAACCAAACGATCAACTGACTCGCGACAACCTGAAGGCTGCCGTAGACGGATTCCTTGGTGACCTGATCACCAAGCGCGGCCTCTACGACTTTGCGACGATTTGTGATGAATCAAACAACACTGCTGACCGCATCGACCGCAACGAGATGTACATCGACATTGCACTGAAGCCAGTACGCGCAGCTGAATTCATCTACATCCCAATCCGCGTTGTTGCAACAGGCACGGAAATCTAAATAGAGAGACAAAAGGAGAACAACCGTGAGTACAATTAATGATTTTGGTATCCCTGGCGTCGGCTCTGGTATTGCGCATCCTAAGCACAAGAACCGCTGGCGTGTAACATTTGCAGGCATGGGAGGCGGCGAAAACAGCATCCCTGTGTCAATGCAAGCCATCACTGTTACCCGCCCGAAGCTGTCTAAGAGCGAAATTGAATTGCATCGCTACAACTCAACCGCATGGGTTGCTGGTAAGCATACGTGGGATCCAATGTCCCTAACGATTCAAGATGACATTACGTCAGCAGCATCGCGCGTCATTCAAGCTCAACTGCAAAAGCAGCAGTGGTTGATTGGTGCAGAAGGCCAATGGTTGGGCGCAGCTGGCGAAGGTTCGCTGTACAAGTTCGTTACCTACATCGACATGCTCGACGGCCGTGATCAGGTTGTTGAAAAGTGGACGATGGAAGGTTGCTGGCTGAAGGAAGTTGACTGGACGGATCTGGACTACGCTTCCACATCTGATGCTGTGAACATCAACCTAACGATTCGTTTCGACCACGCTCGTCAGAGTCTTGGAGGTTACGATCAAGGTCTGGGCATTGCCACAGGCGGCGCAGGTAAGATTTAATCATTACGGTGATTGAAAAAAGGGTGCTTCGGCACCCTTTTTTGTTGACTTGTTGAATGAGCGGGGTTACGCTAACCGGATGACTAATGCAGCAATAACAATAACAACAGCGGCCCACAAAATGGCCGTTGGTGATGGCGTCGTTGAATCGGCAACAATAACCAATCCCATAAACAGTCAGCATACCGTTGGGTTGGTGTGGGCTCCAGTGACTATCAATATCCCTCTAACTGCTGATAATCAGCACTTGGCGTCACTGATCAACGAACAACTGGACGCACAGCTCAGGTCTGGACTCTCAGCAAAATGCAGTCTTGAGCTTCTGGGCCTGGATACGGATTACTCAGGTACTCTCGAAGGGTGCTGGATTCAGTCCGCTAACTGGTTGCACGAAGAGCTGCTGACAGTTGAAATTCGAGCTGATCACTGGAGGCAGAGGAAGTTTACGCACCCATAAATACTCCAAATCTGGAGATTTTCATGGGTGATCCACGTACTTTTACCGTTAAACAATGTGAGCCATCTTATGCTGACCGTAGTGGCGCAAGCATTGGCAGTGCGACGAGTGCTCGCCGCGACTTTTTCAATGCTATAGGCAAAGTCGGTGACCTAGCCGTATTGAATAGTGTGGGCGCCGGCAAAGTCGGTGCAGGACTACGCACTCTTGCCAGCATCTCAAACACCATTCGTGTGGGGAACGGAGCACTCCCGTCTTCGATTGGATCATCCATTGACAACGGTGCAAACTGGGTGCTTGAAACAACGGGCATTGCCCCCTCCGTAGTCGACACCCTACGCGGCTTCCATCCCGAAATTGCAAACCAGGCATACGGACAGGCAAAGGTAGTGTTTGACTCCGTTAAACGTGGCAAATTCAAAGCTCGTGACATCCCCAATGTACTACAAGACTTCCAGAACTTGGAACGTCTCGGCCGCAGCATCTTTACGCCTGGTGGGGACGACGTGCAATCATCGCTAGGAGAACACTGCCAGTATTCCCCATACGCCGTTGACCTGATTGCTCGAGCACCAAAATACAAATTCTTGTTTGTAATTGAATTCGTGGTAAACGGAGCGTACGCTGAGCTGAATACGGCCACCGGGCCATTGAACATGGCCTTTGCTGTAAAGAAGTCTACGCGGCCAAATCCTAAGTTCATATACGAAGACGCAAACTATTACGGCCATCGTACCAAAATTCTTACTAAAACAGAGTACGAAGACATGACCATGTCGTTCCACGACGACAATATGAACTACGCCACCACGTTCTATCACTCCTACTTGCGTGCCATGATTCCGTCATCTGGCATGAACCCAAGCAACGGCGGGACAACACCAAGCATCCTAGAGCAGGATAGCATGTCGTACAGTGACACTAGTGTGCTCGCAGCAGATCAAATTTTGCAGCACATTCCCGCAAACGTGTACTCTGCATCTACCGGTCCTCTAAACAAAGATGTAAAAAGTATCTTCTCTGAGATCCGCATGTACCACATCTTCGACAACGGCAACCGGATGAATGTATGGCACTTCTCCAACCCACGTATCACTACGCTCGCCCTCGATGATGTTGATATGTCAGCAGGAAGCGAAGGGAACGAACTGTCCCTGACATTTGGATATGACAGTTTGTACCTCGAGCCTGATGTTGATATGTCAACGGCTTCGTTTGCCGATCTTCAACGTGGTGCGTACTATCCGCTACGGTATGTCGGAGCACCAAACAAGTCATCTACACTCGCATCGGTTGTTAGCAACCCGCTGTCAAGCTTGAGCACGTCTGCACAGAACCTGATGAATACGGCAACAGCTCAAGCTCAAACGCTGTACAGTTCGGCTGTAACCGCAGCAAGCGATCTATCATCCAAATTCAGTAATCCAATGAGTGGATTTGACATTCTTGGATAAACCATGGCTAAAGCGTTCATGCAGGGGTACTACGTACCCAAAAACCCTGATAAATACGTTGGTGATTTGTCGAAGATCCGTTATATGTCTTCTTATGAATATGAGACACATTCATTCTTTGACAACAATCAACGCGTATTAAAATGGTCAAGTGAGCCATTCTCAATCCCGTACCTAAAGCCAACCGATGGGCGGTTGCACAAATACTATCCGGATTATTGGGTGCAGTATGTGACCAGCGACGGAGAGATCAAGGAAGAATTGATCGAAGTGAAGCCTAGATCGCAAACATCGTCGCCTCGAGGTAACTCAAAGTACCGAGCGTATGAGCAGTTAACATTTGCTGTCAACCAAGCCAAGTGGGCAGCAGCTCGTCAGCTATGTGATCAAAAAGGCTGGGGATTCAGAATCATTACAGAGAAGTCGATTTTCAAATGACAAACACCGTTACAAAAGAGAAACTGATCGAGCATCCGCTCGAACAGGTATTCGATATTGAGCCAGGCACAACAATAACTGAGTTTGTTGAAGCTGTGCCGTCCATGGTTGTAACGCCTCTAACTTACGACGACAAAGATACCGAAGTTGACACACAATATCAAGAGATTTACGACGTTGCAATGTCGCAGGTATCCGCGATCAGTGATGAAATGGCTCGAGTCGAAGGCCGCCACAAAGCTCGGATCGGTGAGGTAACAGCTACAATGCTAAACGTAGCACTGAGCGCTGCCCGTGAGAAGGCGCAATTGAAAATGCATAAAGACAAACTGTCATCCCGTGCTCCTGATGCTACTGGAATGCCTCAAGGATCCGGTAAAGCTGACGTGATTATTGCGGACAGAAACGAGATCCTCCGCGCATTATTCAACAAAAAGTAAGGTAACTCCGCATTTTTGTTTGATATATAGTGGGCATGGCAGCCCCAAAAAACCCTTATCTAAAGCGTGCTAACGAACAGCACGAATACACCACCGATCAGATTCTTGAGCTGCAGCGTTGCGCTGCAGACGCTGAATACTTCATCGACACCTATTGTCAAATTCAACACGCTGTTGAAGGTTCTATTCGATTCGCGCTGCGTCCGTATCAGCGCCGAATTATTAGCACATTTGCAAACAACCGATTGTCCATCGCACTAGCACCTCGCCAGATTGGTAAATCTTGGATCGCAGGTGCTTTTCTTTTATGGTTTGCAATGTTCCACTTTGAAAAGACTGTCGTAATTGCATCTAACAAGAACGACAACGCTATGGAAATGATTCACCGTGTTCGGTTTATCTACGAACGCGTTCCGCATTGGTTGAAGCCAGGACTGTCAGCTGACGGATGGAACAAGCACAGCTGTGGTTTCGACAACGGTAGCCGTATCATATCCCAAGCAACGTCTGAAAATACCGGTCGCGGTCTATCTATTTCACTACTGTTCCTTGACGAATTTGCATTCGTGCGTGACAGTATTGCTGAAGAATTTTGGACATCTGTATCACCTACCCTAGCAACCGGTGGTTCGTGTATTATCTGTTCAACGCCTAACGGCGACATCAACCGCTTCGCTCAGTTGTGGCGAGGTGCAAATATTCCGTCGCCTGACGATAAGACGGTTGGTATTAACGGCTTCGCACCAATCGAGGTCAAGTGGGATGAACCACCCGGCCGTGACAAGAAATTCAAAGACGAAGAAACAGCCAAGATTGGCGAAACGCGGTGGAAACAGGAATATGAGTGTGAATTTATTTCTAGCGATCCCCTGCTGATCGACTCTGTCACACTAAAGAACCTTGCGGCTGTCACCGAAAAAATCAAACCAATTGGTATTGCTGGCGAGATTGTGTTCTACAAGGAGCCGATGCAGCACAACACCTATCTCATTGGCATGGACGCTGCAACAGGATCCGGAGAAGATTACACAGCAATTGTGGCGTATGAATTCCCGTCAATGGATCAAGTCGCTGAGTTTCGTACAAACACGATGTCGTCCGTTGCAGGGTATCACATGCTTAAAAAGATGCTGCGTATCTTTGAGCGGGCAGGATCAACCGTATATTTCTCCGTAGAGAACAACGGTGTCGGTGAAGCTATTATTGCCCTCTATGAAGCTGATGAAGATCCTCCGATTACAGCGGAATTTGTGTCAGAAACCGGCCAAAAACGTCGTGGAATGACAACGTCGGGTAAGACCAAGATTCAAGGCTGCCTTGCCTTGAAGGAAATGATTGAACGCAATAGCATGCACGTGAAATCGCTCGTTACTGTGCGCGAGCTGCAGAACTTCATCCGTGCTCGTGGATCATATGCTGCAAAGATCGGGGCAACCGACGACTTGGTGATGGCTACTGTGCTGGTTGTTCGACTACTGAGCGAAATCTCAACGTTTGACCAGGACGCATATGATAAGCTGTACTCACACGCTTATCTCAGCGACTCTGGATCGTCAAGCAACTGGTTAACATCGGATCGCCGCAGTGATGACGATGATGACGGAATGGCGGATATGGTATTGGGTTGACTGTTAAGGGGAAAGTCGTTATAGTCACCGAAACTTTCGGAGAACGTAATGACTGACACCTACCGCACCCAATTCGTGAAGCTGTTTGCTGATCTGCAAACCACCCCCATGTTCCAGCGCATGGAACGCACCGTGGAAGGCAGCCCCTGGCACCGCGAAGCGAATGTGTTGGTTCACACCCAAATGGTTGTGCAAGAATATCTCGACCGTACTGATGCTGAATGCGAATTTTTTGCTGAGCCGTGGGGTTGGTACGACTACCTTGGTGCGCTTGTGTGTGCTTTCCACGACGTCGGTAAGCCTGCGGCTGAAAAGACTGTGTGGAGTCAGGAGCGTGGGGAATACCGGAGGTACGGTGGTCACGAACTGATCTCTGCTCGCATGTTCGAAGACTACGCCACGTCGAACAAGCTGCTGTCGGCTAAGGACATCCGCGCCGTCAGCTGGATGATCGAACACCACATGCCCTGGTCTATCACCGACGAAACGAAGCTGGACTTCTTGGCTGCTACCGTCAATTCGATGGGGGAGAACATGCCCCAGGTTTGGTTCCGTGCTCTGCTGTCGGATCAGTACGGCCGTATCAGTGACGACAGCAACACCAAGCGTCGCAACTCTGATGAGTGGGTTGAGCAGATGCGTGCCCGAGCGAAGAACGCGGTTGTTGCGTGCGACCGTACCGAACACGTTCCCTCCCTGTGGATGCCGATCGCTCCGTCTGGCGCTGGCAAGAGCACGTTCCTGCGGCAGGCGCAGGCGAACGCTGCCAACGACGGTGAGCAGATCGATGTGTTTTCCCTGGATCTGCTGCGCCATGAGTTCTACGATGCTGACGACTACGCTAAGGCGTATGAGGGCTCTGTGAAGGACAAGTCGTTTGAGTTGCGAGCGAATGCTCGTTTTCACCAGATGGCTAAGGAGGCGTGGGCTGCTGGCCGCCACCTGTATGTTGACAACACGAACCTGTCGGCCAAGCGTCGTGGTTGGTATTTGCGAGTCGCCAAGAAGCATGGTTTCCACACTGTTGCTGTGCTGATGCCGGTGTCGTTGGACACGGTGTTGGCTCGCCAGCAGACTCGTGGTGATAAGAGCGTGCCTGAATCCGCTGTTCGTCAGCAGTACATGTCGCTTCAGCAGCCCTTGGTTGGTGAGTTCGACAACGTCTTGACGAGCGATCACAATCTCACTTCGTGAGATTCAGTAAATAGGTAGGTGGAGACACCTACCTATGACTGAACAATTGTGGACAATTCGGGGCGAACGGATCGTGAATCAGCTGAACGAAGTTTCAACTGTGTCCGATCTGGAAGATAACATTGAGCGTGAATTCCCCACGACCAAAAAACGGCAACACGCCACAGGCGAGGTAACGGTTCAGGCCATCGAGTACATCCCGTATCTCGGCATGAAGATGTTGCACATTCGGTCAAACACAGTCAGCAACGGTAATCCATATAAGCAAGCAATTCAGTTGACCAAGGTTCCATTTAGCTCTCAGAGTGGTTCCGGCGTCATTACGTTGCAAGCTGCGGATGGAACAGAGTTCCACGCTGCTCCAATCAATCTTGCGATGCACAACGCAAAAGTTCGGTGCAACTGCATGGACTTCCACTACCGGTTCGCAAACTACAATGCGCAAGACAAGTCTTTGGTTGGAAAGCCGCCGCCCCCGTACGTGAAAAAGACCAATCGCCCGCCAGTTAACCCCAACCAAGTGCCGGGTTTGTGCAAGCACCTACTCAAAGTGGTTCAACAAGTGCAAGCAACTGGGCTAATTCTGCCCAGTTAATTAGATCCCAAGATTTCCTTGACACGCGCCTCTTTGGCGCGTTTTGCCGCTTTATCCGCTGGTGATTCAATGCCAGCAACAACAGCCTTGCCATCTTGGCTGCGCTTGAAGAGTTGACCGCGTGTCGCTGGTCGCTCAATAGACTTACCGATTGTGGATCGGACGATGTTCTGCGCAATTGTAGATGGGTTGAATGCTTCCTCTACGGCAGGTGGCACAATCTCAATTGGTTGTTCCATAACAATCTCTTCAACTGGCGCTGGGGTTTCAATGACCGGGTCAACGATTTCAGGAAGCGTTACAGCTTCCTCAACAGCTTCCTTAACCTTGGCTGGTTTCTTCGGTTCGGCAGGCTTATCATCGTCTTGCTTCACCGTAAACGACGTCGTTACCTTTGGTTTAGATACGGATGGTTGGAACTTGACGGAAGGATCAGTAACCAACATTACAGTTCCAGCTGCTGGTTCAAAATAATACCCGTCAACGATCACTTCAACGCGGAAAGGCACGTTGCTTTCTTGCACTTGTGTGAGAGCTGGGAGCTTAGCTACCCACTTGTACTCTTCCCCGTCAATGCGTGAGCATTTGAAGGAATAGTCACACTGCTGCGCTTCGCTGGTAATGACAAAGCGAACGGTTGGAGGAGCAGTGTCATCCACGCCCTGAATCATAACATCGAATTCAAGGTCACTCTTCTTGGCTGGATTGATTTTAATAGTGGATGCGTCGCTCATGGGTTTGTCCTTTGGACTATTATTTATCGCGGGAGAAGATTGCTACCACCCGTTTTGATGCATGCTTGATCTGGTCAACGCCAACAGCAATGCGGGCGGTGGTGGCATTGACGAAGTTGATCACACGCACAAACTTGTCAGCTTGTCGATCAGACACCTTATAGGCCTTGCGCCACACCTTATCATTTGACATTTTGACGGTGATTTGTACCAGCTTAGGCGCCTTCGGTTTCGGCTTCCATGGCACATAAATGCCTGGTTGTGTAACAACCATACCTCCACCACCACCACCTCCCCCTGGAACTACCGGTGGTTCCAACACCTCAATCTTGCATCGAAATAGATGGAACCCCACTGTAAGCATGCCACAACACGCAGGCATGCCTAGTCCATTGGTAATCAATCCGCTATAGGTGTGTTTGAAGAGGGCCATTAGCAAGTCGTCGGAACACGTTCGCAAACCTCTTGGACGCTAGGCATTCCACTGAAGTCTCGTAGGTTGAACGTTGTAAGAGGTGTAACACAGTCGTCATCGTAGATGATCAGCTGAGCATTGTTGACATCAATTTTGGTGCGGTTACGTTGGTATTTCAACATAGTCTCTAACAGGGTGGTCATCGCAGCATCATTCAAACGAACCTCAGCAACGTCTGCTTGAACCTGTGACAAAGCCAATCCTGAAGATCCGGTTGTTTGGTGATCGGTCAAAGTTTGATCCCACACTGAAGACGCAATCTCTTCAACGTAACTTTCATTACCGCCAATTTGGTATCGATCACAGTCAGCCAATGTGTTCCCACCATCAAACGTGAATACGTAACTCTTTGCTGGACTATACGTGGTAAAGTCATACCGATACCACCCCAATCCAATCTCAACCGCAGGTTCACCAACAACCACATGAGTGTTGCTTGCGGGATTGGTTGGGTTTAGCTCAAAGATATCAATCGTTGGCGTTAGTCCGATTTGGGGAACGCCAGCAGACGTAAAGTGAACGGTTAGTAATTTGCGGGCCATGTGACTTCCTTTAGTGATATTTATGACCGCCGATTGCCCCACAAGCGTCTCATAAATACGGTCTAACTGGTTGGATTTATGAGTGTAATCGTAGCTAAATCAAATTCACGGTGTGCAACAGGCTCCTCTACCGTGTGTGACTTTTATCCTGTTGTGTCCGTTCAAAAAACTATGGCGGCCAGCAGCAGTGCCTCTATAGATTCAATCGCGGTAGCCATCGCACGAACAGCAAAGTGGATCGTAACTGTGACAAATGCTGACCGTAGCCGCATGCGCACGTTTGAGGTACATGCTACCCACCGTGCTGGCACAAACCCCACATTTGTTACATACGGATTTGAAGGTAGTGTGTTCGCAATTACCCCGACTGTAACACTCGTTGGTAGCAATCTCGTGTTGTCAATCACCAACAGCGAACTAGTTGGGCTGGTGGTATACGCTACGCGCAAGATTGTCCCGGTTGATGATCAGCCTCAAGCAGCAACATCTTATCTCCCAATCTCCCAAAACACCGTAGTGATCCGAGCTCTACAACAGGGCTTAATCGATTTCATTCCGGACACAGACCTAGGTATGATGGCTGTCAAGCTGGCAATTACATTAACATCAGATACCACCAGCGTATCATCGCAAGTGTTGGTTCAGCTGAGTTCAACCCCGAGAGGGGTTGAATACGCAGTTGTTGGATCACGTTCGCTGAATCATGATATCGTGCTCATTGAGGTTGCCAATCAAGGATTGGAAATCCTACTAACAAACCAAAGTTCCGAGGATATTGCAGTTGACGTCACCCGAGTCCCAGTACATTCAACGTCAGCAAACAACTGTGCGCCGTCCCAATCCGATATGAAGATTTGGCATCCGCAAATAGTATACATCGGTGCTGGTGTAACAAGGACTGTCGATACTGTTAACGGCAGATATGTGTCTGGTGGTAAATGGCTACTTGGGGCCATTGACGTCCAAGATAATCGCACAATGGCATGTGAAGTGGGGTATAACACATTGCAGGGCGTCGCTGACCACTCCGTATACGGCACGATCGCCGACAAACTGAATCTAGCCTTCACCACTACGGTAGTTGCAGGCCGCCTGACTCTAGAGGTTAAGAACAATGATGCAAACACAGTGCATATTAGCCTACTACGGGTTCCCACTACCTCATAAATAGACTATTGTAACTGCGCAAAAGGCAAGCGATGAGCGAATTTTTCCGAATTGTACGAGGACTGGAGATTGATGACAGCATCCGTATCCTTCAAGGAGCGGGGGCTCCCGGCTCCTCAACCGATACGAACAACGCTCAGCGTGGCTCCGTCTACCTAGACACCAATAACGGTAACATGTACACCAAAATTGACGTTGGTGTAGGTGTTTCAAAGTGGTCACAAGCAGGAACCGGCAGCGGTGGTGGCGGTGGAACCAATCTAGTCCTATATTCAGAAGCCCCAAGCGCAAACCCCACCACTCCAGCAACACAAGGCATTGATTCGATCGCGCTTGGTGTTGGTGCACAAACAACGACCACTGCTCCTAGCTCAATCGCAATGGGGGAGCAATCAGTCGCTCGGCACCGTGGTGCCAATGTTTGGGCAAGCGGTCGCTTTACAACGAGTGGTGACTGCCAAGCAGGTCGGTACATGCTACGTGCAATCACCGTCAACGGAATTCAGACTGAAGCATTTCTGGATGGTACAAATGGTGTTGAGCGTCTGGTATTACCGGATGATAGCACATGGACATTCACAGCTACTGTCACTGCACACCGGACGGATGTGGGTGACGGTCACGCCGGATACAAGATTCAAGGGGTTGTGTATCGCAAGGCTGGAGCAAACACAATCACATTCCAGGGCGCTCCAACAAAAACAGTTTTGGCAGAGAGTAACATCCCCTGGGACATAAATATCACCACCGACACCACGAATGGTAGTATCAATGCGTTCGTCACTGGACAAACCGGAAAAACAATTCGATGGGCCATACTTTTTGAAACACTTGAGGTTACAAACTAATCATGAACTTTAACCACGACACTGGCTTAATTGATAGCCTCTTGACAATCGACACAACCGTTGCTCCTCCGCTCGGGGGCACGACGCAGTCGCTGCAGATCACTGGTACTGGCGCCATTTATCTACCTCTTGGTACGACCGCTCAACGCCCAGCAAACTCTGCAGGTATGCTCCGCTACAACACCGAAAGTAGTGTTCTAGAATACAACACCGGCACGGTTTGGTCAAGTCTTGCAACCGGTGGCGGTACTGTAACGTCGGTTGCAGTTTCAGGTGGTACGGGTCTGTCCGTATCGGGCTCACCAATCACCAGCTCCGGCACAATTACGCTGTCTCTGGACGCAGGTCTGCAAACCCTAGCCTCGTTGGCAACGGTTGGTATGATCTCTCAGTCCGCTGCAGATACTTTCGTAGCTCGTACAATTACTGGGACAGCAAGCAACATCACCGTATCGAATGGCGACGGCGCTTCCGGCAACCCAACTATCGACTTGGCCACGGTTACGCAGGGCTCAACCGGCACCTCATTTGTTAAGGTTCAGTTGGATTCGAAGGGTCGTGTTATCAACAACACCGCAGTTGTGGCATCCGATATTACCACTCTCGTTGACGCAACATACGTAAACGTGTCCGGCGACTCCATGTCGTCTGGTGCAAACTTGACGTTCTCCGGAGGCGGTGAAGTTCTGGGCCTACCAGCAACTCCAACCACGTCTGGTTCGGCTGTCTCCAAAGCCTACGTGGACTCGTTGCTGCAAGGTTTGGATCCTAAGCAGTCTGTTCGTGTAACCACTACTACCTCTGGTACTCTTGCTTCTTCGTTTGTTAACGGCGCTACCGTTGACGGTGTGACCCTGGTTACCGGCGATCGTATCCTAATCAAGAACCAAGCTACAGCTTCTGAAAACGGCATCTACATTGTAACGGCTGGTACACCAACACGTGCAACTGACTTTGATGCGTGGTCGGAAATTCCTGGCGCCTTTGTCTTTGTTGAAGAAGGTACAACTAACAAAGACACTGGTTGGGTCTCTACGTCCGACCAAGGTGGTACGCTCGGTTCTACTAACATCACATTCGTGCAGTTTGGTGGTGCTGGCACGTACACCGCAGGCACAGGTTTGACGCTGTCCGGCACAACATTCTCGATCACCGCTCCAATCGCTGTTTCTTTGGGTGGTACTGGTCTAACTTCTGCGCCCGCCAATGGTCAACTGTTGATCGGTAACGCTACAGGCTACACACTAGCTACTCTAACAGCAGGCACGGGTATTGGTGTCGCAAACGCCGCCGGTTCAATCACGATTTCTAACAGTGGTGTTACCGCTCTTGCTGGTACCGCTAACCAGATCACAGCATCAGCATCTACTGGTTCAGTGACTTTGTCACTGCCTTCAGCAATTACCGCCCCAGGCTCCCTGACGGTTACTACTAACCTGACTGTGTCGGGCTTGACAGCAAACTCCATGGTGTACTCCGGTACGGCTGGGTTGTTGACGGCTACTGCTGCTCCCACCAACGGTCAGATTCTGATTGGTTCAACCGGTGCTGCTCCAACACTAGCTACCCTAACAGCAGGCACAGGCATCGGTGTTGCAAACGCTGCTGGCTCGATTACGATTTCTAACAGTGGTGTTACATCGTTCACACAGACAGTACCATCGATCATGTCGATTACTGGTGCTTCGGCGGCCACAGGTGCGGTAAGTGCTGCAATCACACTGGCTAACCAAACCACAAACACCGTCTTCGCAGCTCCTAACGGTTCAACCGGAACGCCAACGTTCCGTGCTCTGGTCGCCGCTGACATTGGTGGTGCTCTGCAATTGTGGCGCGAAAACGTGTCCTCCCCAACTACGCCGATTGCAACTGGCACCAACTCAGTTGCAATCGGTTCTAGCTCCAGTGCTGGTGCGCAACATGCAATAGCATTTGGTCCAGGTACTTCTGCTACCTTGTACGGTCAGCGCGCTTACGCTAACGGAACATTCGCAACTGCTGGTGACGCGCAAGCATCCACATATGTGATGCGCAATATCACATCTACCGCAACCGTGACTGAACTGTTCTTGGATGGATCAGCAACTCGCCTGGTTATGCCAAACAACAGCGTTTGGACATTCTCAATCTTGATCTCTGGTCGTCGTACTGATGCGACGGGTGGTGGTGCAGGGTATCGTGTGGATGGTGTTATCAGGAAAGATACAACTGCTGCGTCCGCTGCGCTTGTTGGTGCGGTCACCAAATCGATCTTAGGTGAAACCAATGCAGCGTGGGACGTAACCGTCTCCGCTGATACAACTAACGGTGCTCTACGTGTTCAGGTAACAGGTGAAGCTGCAAAAACAATTCGCTGGGTTGCAGTGGTACAAACAGCTGAAGTTACAAACTAATCCTTTAAGGTGATTGTGAATGGAATTTGACCACAGCACCGACTCGATCAATCCTGACGACCAGCCATACGTCACACTTGGTGGCATTACGGGTGTCAGGATTCCGGTTGGCACATCTGCTCAGCGACCTACCGTTGCTGACGGCGTACTACGCTTTAATACTGATATCAACGCCTTGGAAGTGGGGTTGGGATCGTCCTTTAAGACGATCGAATCTTCGGGCGAAAATGGCTCATTTCAGTTAGTCACAGCTGCTGGCACCTCCCAAGCCAACGCAACTGCAGTTACAGCTCGCACTGTAGCTATTTCGTCAGCTACCGCGGGGTCGGGTGTCGTACTGCCAGCAATTACGGCCCAGACAGTTGGCCGAACGATTGTTGTTGGAAATGCGTCCGGAACTGACGTGCTGATCTACCCTGCCACAGGACAGCAGATCAGCAATCTTGGAGCTAACACACCAGTCACAATCCCCGCTGCACAAGGCGGGGGTAGTTACACGCTAGTAGCAGCAACAACCACAGTCTGGTCTATTTTAAGTATTTTCTCTGTTGGTGGGTCATTGGCTGCCAATGGTGTTATTGCGGTTGACACAGCTGGCGATCGCTTACGCTATCGCCAGCTTGTTCAGGGCTCTGGTATCACCATCACTCACGCGACAGATTCCATTACAATCGCTGCGTCTGGAGGATCAGGCACGGTTACGTCGGTAGCTGCAACAGGCCCAACAAGCGGGTTTTCCGTATCAGGATCGCCAATTACAACGAGTGGGACGCTAACATTTTCCCTCACCAACGACCTTGCGGCTGTCGAAGGATTGACGACCACGGGTATTGTCCGCCGGACTGCAGCTGATACGTGGTCGGCTGGAACCGCAGTAAGTTTGACCTCGGAAGTCACCGGAATTCTCGGTGCAACGAATGGAGGTACGGGGTTAGGATCGTATGCGATTGGTGACATCTTATACGCCTCTGCCACTAATGCACTAAGCAGTTTAGCAGACGTAGCCACAGGCAATGCCTTAATTTCGGGTGGTGTAGGTGCTGCCCCGGCTTGGGGTAAGATCGGGCTAACAACACACGTCACTGGCAATTTACCCGTAACAAATCTGAACAGCGGAACGGGGGCGTCATCCTCTACGTTCTGGCGTGGAGACGGCACGTGGGCAACCCCTTCGGGTGGCTCATCAGGAAATGTTGGATACAACACGGTTCTATTCGGCACTTCATACTACGTACGACAATTTGGCGTAAACACAGCAGCCGCATCTGCTGGGGTGACGTCAAATGGAACGGTAATTACCTTCAATTCAACAAATCCACATTATTGCATCCCTGGCCAACGAGTGTTCCTAAGCTCACCAGCTGGTACAACGGCTTTCGATCTTCAGCGCGTGTTGGGAACGATTACCGCCGTGTCTGGTAATACGCTCACAATCACCCCTGACCCAACCACGCCGATTTTACAATCAGCAGGATCGTCAGTTACCGCCTGGGAAATGCAAGTGTTTGATCGATACATGCCGGGGTCATCATTCCGATACGCAAATAACCTACTAAATGGAGCATTGTCTCTATCGGCGTCGTGGGCTACTTCTGGTATTACCACTTCAAATCTGTACACTAATTTGAGCAGGATGCTCGCCCTGAACCCTGATATCATCATCGGCGACTTTGGCATCTGGAATGACGTTGAGAACGGCTCAATTACAACTCCAGCTGGTGGAGCAGGATCTCCAATCAGTTCGCTCCTGTCAATGCTTACAACAACACTACAGACGGGTGCGTGGGTTGTGTTTGAAGGATTCGCAGCAGCAACTTTCACAACAGCAACTATTGCATCACTCGCGTTCGAAGTAATGCAACGCGTCAAGACGTTATCCATCCAATACCCCAAACTACTGATACTAGACAAGTGGGCTCTAACAGTCAACCCAATGACGGGTATTGGTGATGCTGATCTGTTCCAGACAGACGGTGAACACCCAGCACAGAAAATGTCTTATGTTGCCGGCTATTGGCTCGCACGACTTTTACGAGACTCGGGAGCCGTACCCATCATCCCCGCATCACCCCTAGCATCATCGATTAATGATCGGTATGCTGCCTCGTCCTTATCAACGAATTTGTACAATGGTGGTTGGTCTGCGACGGGCGTAGCTGCTAGCGTGTATGATACACACGCTACTGGCGTGTTTGAATCAAACATGTCATACGGCATTGAAAACAACACTGGAGGTGGGACCACGTCTGCTTGTAGTCTAGTTGCTCGAGCCGACGGGTATGGGCATGATCAAGTAATCGTTGCCACCCGCACAACGGGTGTTGGTGATAGTTATCACCAACACATAATTGGATTTGAAGGTTCGGGCGCTGGATTTATCGTCAACATGAGTGGCGGTCATTCATACCAGGCGGCAGTTGACATGAGCATCTCTGGATCTATGTCGACAATCTCTTCCATATCGGTGTATTTTAACGTTGGGTATACCCTGTCATCCGTGTCGTATACGACACGGGCGTCAGCTCTAACCGACGCAACCGATTACCCTCTTGGTGCTGTAACTACACCCTTCCAAGAAAACCTCATATGTCCCACGGTGACAATACCAGCAGGCGCCACACTAACATCCGCAGTGTTGGTGGTAATGCTGTACACCACTGATGCGGGCGTAGTTAACATCAAACTTGGCCGTTGTGCTATAAGGCAAGTAGCATGAGCAATTCTCTCACCCGAATTTATTACACCGATCCACTAACCCTTCCGCCTGCTAAGTATATGACGGGTGAGACGGCGTGGATGCTGGTACAGAGCACAGGACAGGCATATTCCGTTTTGTCAAACGGAACGGTTTGGATTGCCACCAGCCCCGCCCACATTGGCACATTTGCTACGTTACCTGCACCATCTTCGGTAGTAACGGGGTCATATGCGTATGCTACAGACCGACAGTACGCAATGTACACAAATACCGGAAGTGTTTGGATCCCCGAAGGATTGGCCTCAGGGACGGCAATTCTAGACTTTGGAACAGGTCTCGGCACACAAGAAGCTAGTGTGGTTGTGACCGGTCAAGCAAACATTACCTCTGCGTCAACACCATTCGCAGTCATTGGTCCTAACGCATCAACGTCAACTCACAGCGTCTCTGATCATAGATACTTCGGTCTGTTTGCGTCACTAGTCTGTGATACGATCGTAGCAGGTACAGGTTTTACAATATACGGATATGCTCGAGAACAGCTCACTGGGCAATTCCAAGTTACATGGCAATGGAGCTAAGGAGTTAATATATGGCAATGGATGTAGATATCGTTGGTGGCGTAAGCGGCAATAAAGCTGAAGTGGACTCCAACAACAACGTAAAGGTCAACCTTCCGACCACCCCGACCCAAGCGGGCTTCACACAATTGACTGACGTGTGGACCACGTCAGTCCCATCAACCGCTCGCAAGGCTCGTATTACGGTTGATGGTGATTTGTACACTGGACAGCGTCAAATTGTGTACCGAACTGACTTCAATAACGCGGTTGCAACAACTCCAATGTCTAGCCAGTGGCTAGCAGAAGCAACGACGATGGCAATGGCTGTTAACGGTGGCTTCTTGCGTCTCAACAGTGGTTCGATCACCACTGTTACCACTGGTGTTCAGATGCACTCATGCCGCACGTTTAATATTGAAGACGGGGCAGCTATCGCTGGTAGATTTACCGTTAAAACAAACAACGGAGCTGTAACAAACAAGCAGTTTGATCTTGGTTTCGGTATGTCTGTACCTGTTGCCGGGCAAGGTAACAATCCGATTGAATTTACGGGCTTTCGGTGGACCACGGGTGGCGCGTTTATTGGGGTGTTGGAATACTCCGTTGGTGGTGCTTCAACAGCAATCACAGTGAACTTGAACGGGGGCGTCCCACTCGCTGACAGCGTAACGCACGCCTATGAAGTAATCATTACCAACGACCACGTTGAATTCTGGATTGATAACGTATATGCAAACACGATTTCAATGGCGTCAGCTGGTTCGGGATTGTTCAAAGCCAACGGCTACCCCCTATTCATGCGCGCGTTTAACTCTGCATCTGCCCCAGCGCTCGCACCCTCGTTGGACATCGCTGATGTTTCCGTTCTGCGGCTAGGCCCTGGTGTTGACATTCCACAACAATTTCGCCAGGTGTTGGCAGGTCGCCATAGCCTATACCAACAAACAGGTCTGACAGCGACCGACGGTTCGACCGCTCTGGTTCCTGCATCTGGTACGGCACCGACAGCCGGTGTTGGATCCAACACAGCTACCACATTCACGGGATTGGGTGGCGTATATCGATGCACATTAACAGGCGTGACTGGTGCTCACGTCAACGTGATTCTGTCAGACTACACAAATCCCAACGTCCCCGTCGCGGTCGGCGCCGCAAACGATGCTCGTAACTTAGTGATCACTGATATCATGATTAGCCCGACGGTGGTATCAACAGCACTAACAGGCGGTGGATTTATTGGAACCTACTTCGTTGCAGTTGGTGGATCAGCAGTATCCCTAGCGACCACAACGGCGAACGGTACAACCGCTGTTGCAACAAAAGCTCCACGTATCCTGATGCTAACAGCAACAGATAACTTCGCAGCAACAGCGGCTGCGGGTACTGTTGGTACTCGCACCGGCGACTCTTCTATCCGCCTATCTACGCCTATTGTCGTGCATCCTGGCGAACACTTGGTGTGTGGATTCCGTGTAATGTACGCTACCGCCGCAGTTACTGCGGGTGCTATAGACGGATCAATCAGCTTCAGCGGATACTGGGATTAACTTACCCGAACAAAAATGGCCTCCTAGGAGGCCATTTTTTTATGTTTTTGGTGTGCCAAATCACTTGGTGAGTTTGTCGAATAGGCGACGAGGACTAATGACACAATCGTCTAAGCCCTCGGTTCGTGCTACAAACTCCGAGCAAATCTCGTACTTGAAGTCCACAGCTGGGAGCTTCCAACCAACTGCATTCTCCAGCCCCTCGCGCAAACCAACGTAGAGCAACGTCCAATCGCTGTACTCTTCGCGTCCAACACGCGATAAGGCATCAGTCATGATTGACTCCCATGGTTTAATAGCGCGAACGAGCGTAAACGTGCGGTTGTGATAGTAACTCATGCTGACAATACGTCGTTTGGATTTGTGGGATGCTTCCACGCACATTAATCGCCTTTCGGGACCAATGTTAGCCCAGAACGCTAAATTGACATGCGTGAATGGCGAACCAGTCACCGCAGAAATCAAACGACTAAACCAGTGATTTGTACGATGAAGAAAAACAACATCACCGTCTTGCGCAATCGACCGCAATTCATCATATGTGAGATTGGATAAAACTTGTTCCATAGTAGCTCCTATAGTGGGAAACGCCTAAGTATTTACGTGATTTGTACCCCAAAACCAATCCCATATTGATAAATACTAAATCTCTCTTTGGAGTCAATCATCATGCGTATTCCGTTTCGCCAGGGACTTGTAACTGCACCTCCCAATTTCTTGCAAGCCAATGGCTCGGCTGTCAATCTAGTAATCGCACAGCCAGCTGTATTAGTGGCCACCATCGCGGACAAACAAGCCAACTACCTAATTTCAGAACGCAGTCCGATTACAAACGCCTGGACGGGCCCGTTTGTTGCCGGCACTACCTATTGGTTATACATTGAAATCAATCGTCTAACTGGCCAACGTACCTTCGGTCACACTCTTCTCGAACCAATTGAGGCTGCTGTTGCTCCAAGCAATCCCACAAACGGTCAAATGTGGTTCGATACCACACTAAATCAGATGAAGGAGTGGAACGCAACAGCCGTTCGTTGGATTGAGAAACTTCGTGTGTTAGCAGCTCGGTACTCGGCTGGAGCTACCTTCATCAGTGTTAGTTATAATTCTCCAAGCTTTACAGGAACACAGATTGGGTCACTGCAGAGTACCCCAATCGCTGCTGGCGCTCTGATGTACGATGAGAACGGTGACCCCATCAAACGTAATAATGGATACTTTTTTACCACCGAGGACGTAGTTACTGCTAGTATTGCCTCATCTACTCACGTAAAACTCGGATCGGTAGTGGTTGAAGCTGTTGCGGAAAGCAATATTCCTGCCTATCGTGTCGTACAGTTCGTCGATTTTAACAAGGTTGAAATGGCCATAAACGCATCTATGATAAACACAGGTGCATATGGTATGGTTGAAGTGGATGCTGTTACAGGTACGGTGGTGAACGTGGTGTTGGACGGCGTCATCACCAACACTAACTGGAATTGGCTAAACGTGAATGAGGCTATATACGTTGGTGTTGACGGAGAGCTCACAACATCAGTACCCGCAAACGCTATCGTGGTTGGATACGTTGTTGACCGCAACACGATTGTACTGCGACCATCCCTAGCCACGGTAAACATCACCGCAGGTGGGGGTGGGACAAACGTAGGCCCAGCCACTACCAGCACGCTTGGCATCGTTCGGTTATCTACCACTTCCGCTACTCCAAGTCAGCCTGTAGTGGTGGAGACATCCGACCCCAGACTCACTACGCAACGAGACGATGTGTACGTTGCGCCTAATCAAACCGCGGTACCTACAGTACTTAACACCGTAGCTCCGTCAGGACTAATTAGTCCTCTACAAGTGTATCGGAACGGAGTTCTCCAAAAATACGGCCCTGCTGCAACAAACACTACCACCACCCTCACTGCTAGTATTACCGCTGGGTCAAACGTGCTTCATTTTGCTAGTACTAACGGTGCGTTGGTTCCAGGCGCGCGCATCACTCACATTTCTCTACCTACCAACACTGTTATTACATCAGTTGACAATAGTCAATTGATTGCACAACTATCAGCTATCCTCCCATCTTCACAGGGAAACATCACAAACGGTACATTTAGCGTTGGTGGTATGTTGGGAGGTAGTTATGTTGTAACTGGAGCCCATGAAGTTCAATTTAATGAACCTCTGGACGGCGGCGACGTAATCACATTCGTGGTATAACTTTTTGATTGATTCTTAATATGACACAAAAGAAAATTACAAGCTCGCAGGTTGAGCTATCCCTCGACAATCTAACAGACGTGGATGCCATCTCTCCAACGGGTGGCGATGTGTTAACATATGAGTCGATGGCCGGTCGGTGGGTGCCAGCAGCACCAGCGGCTGGCGGCGGAGGAGGAAGTCCTACGTCACAGATCATTCAGCTGGAAGGCGTGTTTTCATTTGGTGGGTCGCAAACAACATGGACCGATCACGGCACTGGCGGAACGATGCCTCTCTCAATGCCAACATATCTCACATTGGATCCGTACGGAGCAGCCCTGTTACCAATAGTGCAAGGTCTATATGAGATTCAAGTAATTGCGTCGATGTATGTTACTAACCCAACCCCAGATTGGCCATTAGGCGTTGACACAACATATGGTAGTAGCATTACATTCAATGATTCATACAACTACGTAGTAGGCGCAGCATCTAGCCACCCATCAACAGTTGGTGTGTTAGCACACCAACGTCGTCACTTCCGGCCAACAGCAACAACCACAATAGGAATGGGTATTTTTTCATCAGCAGTTAGTTGGTCCGATCACTATTTGGTAAACATCGGATCTACAGACTTTGGCTCTGGTACTACCACAATGACCCTTAGCCTAGACACATCAGGATACGAAACCGGAGGAATAACGGGCGTGTCGCAAGTCGTGCTTAGGGTCACCAAGTTGGCTGATATTCGATTGTTGGGCTAAATGTCACTGACAGTAGCAACCCTTACTCAATTTACAAACGCAGATGGTCTGTCCCGGTGCAAAACTTCGATAGCTAATGCGTTACCGAGTGGGGGTAAGCATGTGATTATCCCATGCTATAACACCTTTGAACGTGACAGGTACGAGTCTCTATTCATTGACGAATACGTAGCTGTTGTTGATGATGACGATACGATTGATCCGCACTCACTTCGCTTGTGCGTTGAGGCTTTGCAAGAAAACCCAACCGTAGGCTTAGCGTTCACAAATGAAGTGATCGTCTCTCCGACAGGAGAACAGACTTATGGTAACACAAACCGTCGAACGTGGTTAGAAGTTGCCATACATCCACGGACAATTCATCACCTTGCGGTGTTTAGGAGCTCAATGGTTTGCCACGAAGCTAAGCAATTATCAGACCGCTTTGGGTTTGGAATTGATTGGTTTTTACGAGCCACCACTGCACTAACACATGGGGCTATCCATGTGAACTATCCTGGATACTTTTGGCACCAACATCACGCAATGATGACTCACCAGTTTCGTAACCGATATGCTGCACATCACCGCGACATGGGAATGGCTTTAACCAACATGTACGCCCCATCAAACGGGATCATTCCCACACACAATCATAAATAACCGCACCATAGGAAGATACTACCATGCGCCTAAACGAAATTCTAGATCCAAGCGACTACCGTTCCGGTGACGAATCTGACCCTCGCTCGCCGTACTATGACGGTCAGGAACCAGATCCCTCTGCCGACGAGTACAACACAACATTCACAACGTACGTATATGAAGAAGACGGAACCGAACGTACAGTACAAATCAGTGGTGTTGTTGCGGTTACGACCTATTACAGCGATTATATCCCCCGTGGCCGACATGGTGGGTCGGGTGGTGATTCTCAGGGTATTGAGGTCGAATCTGTTCGCATCAAGCAAGTGGCTGTAGACGGTAAGCCAATGCCTGTTGACCAGTTCCTCCAACAGTACGGTACATCTCTTAGTGAATTCAACAGCGAACATGCTGAGGAAGCCATCAAGGGTACAGGTGACCAATACCTGATGAAGAGTTCGTGGAATACGGACAACAAAGATCACAAAACAAATTTCGTACCGATGTGACGTATTAGCATAAATACTAAATCGGTAAGATAGGGTGAGAGGCACCCTCAAGCGGAACAGTTCCGTCCTCTTGTTGATTTTTTCTCAGAAGTGAATGAAGATTGTTAAGTGAACTAACGACATTAGGTTCACAGACGAGAAATTCCAAATAACTATTAGAAGAGAACAAGGAGTTCATTATGTCAAACGCTAAGCTCGCAGCCCTCCGTGCCCAATTCGGCGGTTCGGAAAAGGAATCCACTACCCGCGAATCCTTTACAAGCAACTACTACCCCTTCTGGAACATGAAAGCTGGTCAACGTGCCATCATTCGTTTCCTGCCTGACGCCAACTCCGGTAACCCTCGCGGTTTCCTGGTAGAAAAGGTGTTCCACAACCTCAACATCAACGGTCAAAAGCGGACCGTTCCTTGCCTGTCCATGTACGGTGAAGATTGCCCTGTGTGCAAGATTTCCCAAGACTACTACAAGGTCAAGGACGAGGTGAACGGCAAGAAGTACTGGCGCAAGAAGCAATACATTGCTCAAGCCCTGGTGGTTGAAGATCCGCTCGACGCCGACAAGGAAACTGGCGAAAACCATGCTGGTAAGGTGCGCTACATTGCGCTCGGCTACCAGCTGTACAACATCATCAAGGAAGCATTTGCTTCGGAAGATGATCCTCTGGACGATGTGCCGTACTCGTTCGAAGGCGGCTACGACTTCATCATCAAGAAGACGCAACAGGGTGAATACTCTACGTACACGATGGGAACCAAGTTCCAGTCGCGTCAACGCTCTCTGACGGAAGATGAACTGGTCGTGGTTACCGACGAAAACGGTGGCATGATCGACCTGGCAACTCTCCTGCCGAAGAACCCTGGGCTGGAAAAGGTTCAAGGGATGCTGAACGCCGACCTGAACGGCGAAGACTACCAGGAATCTGGCCGCGGCGGACAACGCTCGTCTGATGACGACGAAGCTCCCGCACCGCGCTCTAAGCCTGCTCCGAAGGCTAAGGCCGATGACGATGACGCACCGTGGAATGAGGCCCCTAAGGCCGCTGCCCCGAAGCCTGCTGCAAAGCCGGTTGCTGAATCGGACGAAGGCTCAAGCGACGTAGACGACATGCTCGCGGCAATCCGCGCTCGTCGTAAGGCTGGTTAAGCAAAAACGAAAAGAAGGGAGGGCAACCTCCCTTCTTTTCTTGGAGAAATCATATGGCAAAAAAGAATAACGATAACATCTTTGCCTTTGTTGACGAGTTCAATAAGGACTTGGAAAAAATGGACGGTGTCGGTACTTCGTCACTACCCCCTCGATACTGGTATTCTACCGGAAACTACGTGCTAAACCGCATCATTTCCGGCAGTTACTTCAATGGTATCCCCCAGGGGCGAGTGACAGACTTGGCAGGCCCGTCTGGCGCTGGTAAGAGCTTCATCTCCGCTAACCTCACGCGTGCAGCTCAAGAAGCTGGCGCATATTGCCTTGTTATTGACACAGAGAACGCTCTGGATGACGAATTCATGGGCAAGATTGGTGTCAACACCGAAGAAGGCTACAAGTACGTTAGCGTCACAACGATTCCTGAAGTAACCAAAGTGGTGTCTTCTTTCTTAAAGAAGTACAAGGAACAAGTTGGTGAAGCTGAAGATGCGCCTCAAGTGTTCATCCTGATCGACTCTCTTGACATGTTGATGACAGAGACTGAACTCGATCATTACGACAAGGGCGTTACCAAGGGTGACCAAGGTCAGAAGAACAAGCAGTTGAAGGCAATGCTGCGCACGTTTGTTCAAGCAATCAAGAACTTGAACGTTGCGATGGTTGTTACATCGCAAGTGTACAAGAACCAAGACGTGCTGAACGGTGAAGGCGTATGGATTGTTTCCGACGCTGTCAAGTACGCTTGCTCACAAATCATCCTCATCCAAAAGCGCAAGCTGAAGGACGACTCAAAGGGTGCTAAGGCGGGCGATGTTGCTGGCGTACGAATGATCTGTGAGGGGTATAAGACCCGCTTTACCAAGCCGTTCCAGAAGGTTGAGATTGAAGTGCCGTACGAATCCGGCATGGATCCTTACTCTGGTCTTCTGGAAGTAGCCAAGGCTGTTGGCGTTGTGATCCAGCATGGTAGTTGGTATACAATCAAGGGTAGTGAAGACAAGATGCGTGCAGACGACATTTTCCTGAACCACGCTGATGAAGTGCTAGCCCTGCTGGAAGCAGAAACGAGCGCGTTCCTGGAAGCAGATGCTGAAGTTGACACAAATGCGGGTGAGTCCGCTAAGTCGAAACGCATGCAAAAGCACGCCGGTATGCAAGAGCAGGCTGCTGAATAACCCGGTTGACATTAATCGGTAAATGGTGCACAATAGGGATATTGTGCACCATTTTCTTTTGGGAAATTATCATGGCCAAAATCAAGACAGCCGACGAATTAATCCGCGACAACCTGCTAGTCAAACACTACGCTGGGTCAATCGCTTACGGGACAAACCTACCAACATCCGATACGGATTTCCGTGGGATTTTCTGTGCTGACCCAATCAACGTGCGCACTCCGTTCTACACGATCAACCAAAAAGAAGATCAAGCTGAGGAAGATACAGTCATTTATGAACTAGCTCAGTTCATGAAGCTCGCTCTCGACTGCAACCCGAATGTGATCGAAACTCTGTGGGTGGATGAGCGGGACGTTGTATTTTCTACGCCCGCATATGAGCTGCTTCGCGCAGCGGCCCCAAAGCTGCTATCCAGCAAGATCGCTTTTACTACGTCTGGTTATGCGCTATCACAACTGAAGCGAATCAAAGGACATAACAAGTGGATCAATAACCCACAACCAGAAGCACGACCACAACAGGTTGATTACATGTCTTTGGTGCACAACTTCACTGGCGCTAAGACATTCAAGGTGCGGCTGCGTGATCTGTACGAGAATCATCGACTGGTTCCGTTTAGTGGCGATACGTTTGGCGTCTTCTCCGCGCCTGGGTACTCACCGTATAACCTCGAGACGGGTAGCTTGAACTCCGATTACGAAGGTGATAGCCATGAACTTGGCACACCTAAGTTCATTGTTAAGTTCAACCGCTCCGTATACGATGCCGACAAAGATATGTGGTCGAACTACTGGACGTGGAAGAAGAATCGCAACGAAAAGCGTAGCGAGCTGGAAGAAAAATACGGCTACGACACGAAGCACGCAATGCATCTGGTCCGCCTGCTGCGAATGGGTGCGGAGGCTTTGGAAACAGGAATCCTACACGTTCGCCGTCCCGACGCGGCTGAGTTGTTGGCCATCCGCAACGGCTCTTGGTCGTATGAGGACATCGTGGAGTATGCAGAGCGAATGGACAAACGCGTTCGTGAAGAACTGTATGTCGCTACAAAGCTTCCGAAGAAGCCGGACATTCATTATGCAGCTGAACTGGTGATGCGCGTTCAAGACTCGGTGTGGAATGGCTGATTCAAAGTTGTCCCGTATCGAACAGCTGGTTAACTTGTTTGACCAGCGTGAACAAGCACACCGTAGCTTCAACGAGCAAATAATGACGATGCTGGGGGAGACAACTCTCCCAGCGCTGATTGAGCTGCTAGAATCTACCCAAGACGACATTCAGTGGGAAGAGGTCAGGATAGTTGAACAGGTGTTGTTGGTGGTATTCACCATTGGATACAACCCACAAACAAACAAGTCACCGATTCTGAAGCAAATGTCAGAGACTCGTGGTGACACTGTTCCTGTATATGTTGAGCAAATGCTGCACTTGAGCCTTCCGCTGGCTCGAGCGTTTGATAGCAAGGACGACATTAAGCAGTTTCTGACCAAGGCGTTTGTTGAAACTACAGAACCGTCGCCGGTAACACAACCAGCTACCCAAGAATCCGCATCCTTGTCTAAAGAACAAATACAACAGATGCTGTTTTTCCAGCAGCAAACAAGGGATAAAATGCAATGAGCAGAATTCAAGATTTGGGGAAGTCATTCGCCAATCTACCACAAATCATCGCTGATTACGAGCAAGCATTCGCCAATATCACACAGGATCTTGCAGTCAAAGGCAAGATGTTGGAAGTTGCGCTCCGCGAACAAGCATCAAACTCGTACTACTACGAGTCGCGCAAAGCTGAACTGAAGGTCCTGCTGAAATACATGGACAGTCAAGTTGCTAAGGTTCGTGGGACACTGATTCGTAGGTACAAAGAGAACTACTCTCGTGACCTTGGTGAACGTCAGCTGAACAACTACGTTGATGCAGAAACCGACTACCTGACGGTGTACGAGCTGTATTTGGAGTGTGAAGAACTATACGAGAAGTATAGCGCGGCGTGTGACGCGTTCACAAAGCGCGGTTTTGCACTACGTGACATCACAAACGCACGATGCGACAGCGTGCATGACTCAGAACTATGACCCAAGCTACATGCAAAGTCCGTATCCTCGATGAGGTTACGGCTGTAATCGTTGGATTACACGGAGATCATCACGAATTCTTCTACAACAAATACGCTGTCCCAGCGGAGAACTATTTCTTTAACCCGAAATTCAAACTCGGTCAGTGGGACGGAAAGATTCGGTACTATCAGAAGACTGGTCGTACGTATGTGTACCTGTTGGAAGAGATCGTCCCTAAGATCATAAAGTTTGGCTATAAGATTGAGCTGGAAGACCTACGTCTGCCACTGCGCCACGCTGCCACAATCGATGCAAACGAGTTCGCTGCGGTATTGCACCCTGACGACGGCACTCCAATCATTCTGCGCGACTACCAGTACGACAACGTTAATCTGCTGATCGAACACGGCAACGGACTCATCATTGCATCAACCGGTGCTGGTAAGACACTGTTGTGTGCAGCTCTGTGCAATGCGTATGGCAAAATTGGTGTTAAGACGTTAACGATTGTTCCGAACCAGGATCTGATCACCAACACAAAGAAGGACTACGTCAATTGCGGTCTGGATACAGGCGAATACAGTGGTACATCCAAAGATTACGACCATCAACACGTCGTATCCACCTGGCAAGCACTGAAGAACAACCCGAAGTTGATTGAATTGTTCGGGATGGTACTGGTTGACGAGTGTCACGGAGCTAAGGGCAATGTGCTGCAGAAGATTCTAACCGACCATGCTGCCAAGATTCCGTTCAGGTTTGGTGTGACGGGAACGCTGCCCAAGAGTCCGTCTGACGTCCTAACAATCAAGACAGCCCTTGGCCCTGTTCGAGGCACTGTCACTGCCGAAGAACTGATGGCGCGCGGCATTCTGGCTCAGCTTCACATTGACGTTGTCCAGCTGGATGAGGACTTGACAAAGGAATACAAGCAATTCTGTGACGAAGACATGATTGGCAGTAAGCCACCGACATATACTCAATTCAAAGACGGCTATTTCCCTGACTTTGCTTCTGAAAAGTCGTATATGCAGCGGAAGACCGAACGGACTGAGTGGATTGCTGACTACTTGATTGCAAAACGCGACGCAAAGAAGGGGAATACCCTGTGTTTCGTGGACTCAATTTCGTACGGTCGTGAGTTGGCGAGTTTAATCCCGGGCGCGATCTTCGTTAACGGCCAAGACGTTAAGAAAGCCAAAGAACGTCAGTTGATCTACGATATGTTTAAGGATCACGATGACCTCATCGTGATCGCCACAGTGCACATTGCAGCCGTGGGTCTGAACATTCGTCGAATCTTCAACCTAGTAACAGTTGACATTGGTAAGTCATTCATCCGTGTAATTCAGGCAATTGGTCGTGGGCTGCGTACGGCTCACGACAAGAAAAACCTGCACATGACGGACATCTGTTCTGATTTGAAGCACGGAAAAAAGCATCTACGCCAACGGCTCAACTACTACGACGAAGCTCGGTACAAGTACAAGAAACGTAAACTTAGTTACCATAATCTTGAGATTCTTGACTTCCAAGACGATCAAGAGTAAAGTGTAGCACCTATAAGGATAACAACATGCTAATTTTCGACGGTGACTCTCAGCCAATCATCCTGGATAACATCCACGGTCCGACGGTATCGGAGCACCTCTGGGTTCTCGACCTAAACGCACTCGACTTCATGCTTGCTCCTCTAATGATGTTGGAGGAGGTGGTATGCCCGTCAATGACTCTGATGATCCGAGGCTTCCAGTTCACACTTCCAGCGAACTGGAACATTCTCGTATATGATCGCGACACCGCGCAGTTGGATGTTGTCCAACTTGCAGAGGCCGCTGGTCGTCAGTTCACAGCGTTCTCGTATGGACCATCCAAATCATACCCAACGCCCGAAATCATTACAGTTACGAATTACCACGTAGAGTATCGCAATGTTGGCCCTTCTTTGAACAAGCACCAAATGCTGTGCCACCCCGTGGGACCAGAGGAATGGGTGTGTGTTAGCCCGAGCGATACGTACAATAAGTACCTAAAAGACATCATTGTTGGTGATCTTATTGGAAATTGAGGCAATCATGACAGAGAAAAAGACTACCGTACGCGACTTAAAAACATTCATCGAAGCGGTTGAGTTTGCATCAGACACGGACAGTTGGGTGCCTAGTGCTCGTCAATGGGCCAAGATTCGGTCGATGATTGAATCACTAGAAGAGGTGGCAGCACCTCAGGCTGCTCACCAAACTGTTGCAGCGCCTAGCCAGCAATACATTCCACCCACGTATCAACCACAAATACCGGTGATGCCGGCAATGCCCGTCGGCCCTAGCGGTCTAACTGCAGCGCGACCAGCTCCGTCCATGGCTCCTACTGGAGGCATGCCACTGTCAATGGGTCAAGGCGGAGCTGTGAGGGCTCCGGATATCGATACGTCAAATGGTCAATACAACTCACTATACGCCTAAAACAGTACTCAAGGATCGAACCATATGGTTCGATGGTGATTCAGTATTTGACCCGAACAAACTACTGCTGGCATTGCGCAAGTATGATGTGCGATACGTTACTGAAATTACTCCACAGATCAGTGAGTATAACCGTAACGTATCACGTGCTGAAGAGATTCACACCAAAGAACATTGCAATGAGTTGTCAACCAACTGGACGATTCCCCAGCAATATCAACGCCTCGATGTGGTTGATTATATTTCTCGTGCCCACTCCATCTTAATGGAGGGTTTGGACGAAGATGACATCGATCAACGAGAGCGGCGATTGGTTGAAGAGTTGCGTCAGTACAAGAAGCTTGGCTTGTTTGACGTTTTGCGGGCAATAATTTGGATCATAAATACGCTAACCGCTAACGACATCATATGGGGTGTTGGTCGTGGTAGTAGCGTGTCGTCCTACGTGTTATACATTATTGGTGTCCATGACGTGGACAGTTATGAGTATGACCTAGATATTGGCGACTTCCTACACGAATAAAGAGGATGTTATGGCGAAAAAGATTGCACGAAGCGCGCGCGGAGAAATGGTTGATTTTGATTTGATCACTATCAAACAACAAATTGCGTCAGCACCAAAACCAACCACCGTTCAAGCACGTGAGGACTTCGTTGATCGTAAGTTCAAACGTCGTCTGAAGCGCATGGCTACAGAAACTACTGAGATTGTGCCCGTTCCGGACACAGTATCCAATGCAACCCCCGAAGAGTTAGAAGATTCGAAAGACTAACGATGAACATCAAACCAATAAAGAATAACATCATATTTCAGTTTGTTGACCGCGTAAATTCGCAAGGTCAGTTTGAAAAAGACCGCACCGATTCAGGCATCTATTTGCAAGCGTCAGTGGATGATAGTGCCAAGCAACCACGTTGGGTTAACGTGGTTGCGGTTGGTCCTGGTTGTGAAACAGTGAAGCCAGGCATGCAGGCGCTGCTGCCCAATCTACGGTGGACCAGCTATTTCTCCATGGACGGCCAAAAGTACTGGAAGACTGATGAGAAAGAGGTCGTTGCTGTTCGCGACAGCAACGATTCCCGCTGCAATCCTCTTGCCGACTGGGTCATTTTCGTAGAACGCAAGGCTGCAGCAGCAAAGTCATCATTTGGTATTGTGGTCGTAGGCGGCCAAGAAGACACCCAAACCGGACTTGTGACTCACCTTGGCCCCAAGTGTATGACGGAACTGGAAAAGTCAACGATTTACCACGCGATGCCGAACTTTTCTGACAAGTTCCAACATGGTGGGTTTGACTTGGCCTTCATCAAAGAAGAAAACATTCTAGCCTACGTCCCGAAGGAATAACATGCTTTTTGTGGCACTACTGATCGCTGCGACGTCAGCGATCGCATTCTCTGCAGCTTTTTTCAGTGTTTACGGTCTTGCCCACACCTTTAGTGGTGTGTTTTGGTCGGTAGTTGTCATGGGCGGCTCGCTTGAGGCCGGCAAATTGGTGGCTGCCTCATACCTATACCGTTACTGGGACACTACGAACCGCCTACTTCGTTGGTATTTGCTCGCGGGTGTTGGTGGATTGATGATTACCACATCAATTGGTATCTTTGGTTATATGTCGGCTGGTTACCAGCAAGACGTCCTGCCGCTGAAGCAAAAGAATGAGCAAATTACACTGCTCACTGATGAAAAGACGCGAGCTATGGAGCGTAAACGTCAAATTGACGACATTCTTGCAGGCGGCCCTGCTGTAACCTCCGTCAACAACACCAAGGGTGAAATTGACAAGAACGCTGCCAAGACCCTACGCGAAACTACTCGAGCCCGCGAAAGTTTGGGTCGTCAGTATAAGGCCGAACAAGAGGCTGCCACGCAGCGAGTTGCTGAATTGGACAAGCAATTACTGGCTTTGAAGCAGGATATTATCCAAACAGAAGCCCATATTGGTCCAATTACGTACATTGCGAAGGCGGTTGGTCTTGAATCTGATGATGCTACGAAGTACCTAATCTTCTTGATCATTATCACTTTCGATCCAATGGCTGTCGCACTGACACTGGCAGTCAATAATGTTCTACGCCTGCGCGAAGAAGAGCGTAAATCCCAACAACAAGCTCCGGCTCTACAGCCGGAGCCAGCAAAGCCTGTCAAGCAGGGATTGGAAATGGAGCGTGGTTTGGTGACGGATCATGTTTCATACGAGGATGACGTTGTTCCGGAGCCAGAACTCGCGCCGGAGTCTGTGACAGAACCGGAACTGACCCTAGCACCGGTTGAAGAGCCAGAAACAACACCTCAACCTGTGTTTGAAGATCCCGTTCACATCACTGAAGTTGAACCAGAACCCGAATCTGTGCCAGTCTCCGACGCTGTTGATCCAACCCCTGTTCCAACTCCTGTTGGTCCAGCCCGTCGGCCTCGCTCATTCACTAACTTAACTGTGACAAACGACTCGGCAGGAAGTGCCAAGCTGCGCGAGCTGATGGATCACTACAAGTATCTCAAGCAAAAAGAAGCTGGCGGTGATCAATTGTCGCGCGACGAACGTTGGGAACAGAGCGCGATCTATGAGGTGCTGCGCAAACACGGGGTAGACATTTACCTTTAAGACGCGGTTGATTCTCCATGTACCCTTCCGTATAATAGCGGAACAACATGGAGAATCATATGTCACTAGATAAGCACGTTTTGTGGGTTGAAAAATACCGTCCTCGCACCCTCGAGCAATACGTCTTTCAAAACGAAACGCACCGACAAGCATTCACGCGAATGGTGCGTGATAAGTCCATCCCCCAACTAATCTTAGCGGGTGTACAAGGCACCGGCAAGACGACACTTGCACAGATTCTAATTTCGGCAATGGACCTCGATCCAGCCGACATTTGCACTATCAATGCCTCTCACGAACGCGGGATTGATACTTTCCGCGAGAAGATTTACAACTTCGCTACGTCAATGGCTCTCGGCCGGTTCAAGATCGTGCACTTGGAAGAAGCTGAGCGGCTTACACCAGAAGCCCAGGACGCGTTGAAAGCGTTCATGGAGGAAGTAAGCGACAGTGTACGGTTCATCATGACGACGAACCACATCAACAAGCTGATCCCTCCCATTCGATCTCGTTGTCAAGAATACACCTTTCGAGCTGCTGACCGGTTGGATGTTACGGAACAAATGATCTATATGCTGCGCGACGAACATATCCATTTCAAGATGGAGGCACTCGATGCGTACATTACCGCTGGATATCCAGATATCCGTAAAATCATCAACCTACTGCAACAACACGCGGTTGACGGCACGTTAACTGAAGCAAAAGCAGCAGGGTCTGGTGAATGGCGGATGGAGCTAATCAACCTGATTGCATCAGATGATTGGGAAGGTGCTCGGAAGTTGGCTTGCGCCAACGTTACTACTGAAGAGTGGGAAGCTTTGTTCAAGTACCTGTACGAGAACATCGCATCGTCACCCAAGTTCAACAAGAAAGATAAGTGGGAAGAGGCGATTACTTTGATCGCCGAACACCTATACAAACACACGTTTGTAGCTGATCCTGAGATCAATGCTGCAGCACTATTCATTCGTCTCGGCCAAGTATAAGGAGAACAATATGGCATCGTTTGGTCAATACACCTACAACAACACTCTGAACCCCACTGCTGCATCCGGAGCGGGGTTCTCACCGGACACCAAATCTCAATCTGACCGAATCCGCGCTCTCGAACACCGTCTCAGCGACTTAGAACGAGAAGTGACAAGCCTGCGATACGAACAGGCAGTGAATGAGGTAGAAGAATTACTCATCACTCGAGTGAACGAGGAGCTCGCTAACCTTCGTGATGAGGAGCAAGAGTACCAAGCCAGCCAAGAAGCTGAAGCAGAAGCTGCTGATTATGCCACCTATCACTACCTAATTAACCTGCTGCGTATTATGCAGTCGGTGGAAGGAAACCAATAATGACACGACGCAAAAAGCCTGATGGGGAAACCCAGGAACAAGCGTCAGCACGCCGCCAGCTTGAGGCGATTGCTGACAAAGCTACACGAAGTGAGAAGGTTTCGTGGGAGCGGAAGCTGGACAACATGGTGTCGCTAATCGCAAGGCTGCGACCGATTGAGGAACAGATCGTCGCATTGATGGCTGAAAAGCAGCCAATCATCGACGACATCTCAGCCCTCCGTCGAGAGATGGTACATACGTGCGTTCACCCGTACACTCATCTTGCTCAGAAGGGTGAGCTTGTGACGTGTAAGTTCTGCGAACGTCAATTCAAACTACTGCAAAATGGCTGAACCTAAACTAGACATCTTTCGTGTGCTCAACGCTGCAAACGTAAAAGATTCCAAGTTTTACAACGAACTAGCGGCTGACGAGCAAAAGGCTTTTCAGCCGCTGATTGTTACGCGCTGGATGTCTGGCGCATCGAATGCTGGTCAGATTTACTTTCTCAATGAGTTTGTGAATCCGTATACTTTTTCGCTATACAAACATCCCGAGTTGCTGTGGAAGTTAACCACAGTTGCAAGTGCCGGCAAGAAGCAGCGATACTTGTGGAATAAAGCGCCAAACAAGCGTGAAACCGGCCGGCCAAATGCCGTTCGGTGCGTGGCAGAGTACTTCGGATACAGCTCATCACACGCAGCTGATGCAATGAACATTCTCACGCGGACGCAGATTATCGAAATGGCTGAACTGATGGGTTGGCAGCAAGAAGAGATCGCCAAAATTCGTCGTGAGCTCAAGGCCTCCGACGATCCCACAGCTAAGCCAAAGCGCGGCAAGAAGACAGACGCAACAGACGCATTGGAGTTCTAATGAACCAACACTTGATCGACACAATTCGCCAACTATCCAAGCAAGACAGTAAGACGCTTTCACAGAAGGCTCTGAAGACAGCTGAAGAGGTTGGCGAATTGGCAAAGGTAGTCCTGCCATTTGACGGTGCATTTGCCACGAATCATAGGTTCGTAGAGCGAGAGCGAATCCTTGAGGAAGCTGTTGATACAACTTTGTGTGCGTTATCTGTTGCATACAGTCTTGATTTCTCAGATGAAGAAATTGAGGACATGATCGCGCTCAAGGCAGAAAAGTGGGCGATGCTGCAACGCAAAGAGCAAGACATCAAATACCCGTTGCCGTATGAAATCCACGTGACGGTTAAGGCACCTCCGGGTCTACAACAGAGTTGGTTGACTCATTTTCGGGAGATTTGTGCCGAGTTGAAGGTGAAGCCTATTGTTCTCAACTTGAGTAGCGGACAAAAGCTACTGTCTGATGTGATGACTTCATCCAAGCATTTCGGGACAAATTCATCCGCCTACTATGCCGCAAAGCACATTGAGAATGGTTTGGTTACTGAAGGGTTCAAGGTGGAACGCGTTAAGATTGAAACTGTGCCGTGGCATCCGGCAGCACCAATCGCTGATCAACCAATGCCACTCAACTGTTATTTTGAATCACACATTCCCGTAGAGTTGGAAGAGAGTAAGTTGCAGCTACTCCGTGACTGGATGGAGTTGACGGGGCTACAAAGAACCTTGCATATGTCACGCAATGCATTCAAGCGTGATGAGCGTGGTTTCATTACTCAAATGCTGACCTACCGCGAATACACCGGGTCTCGGGAGCAATTTGAAGCTCGGTTAGACACTATTGTCACGATCTTGACGGCTAGGTGGGATATCGGTAAAGTCATCACTGAATTTTCCGTCTACGATACTAAGGTATCACACGACAGTTCTTGGCTAAACAAAGCAGATTAAACCCGTGGTAATCACACCTACAACAATGACCTCCCGTCCGTCCACATCAATTCAAGCACGCTTCACATGCAAACATTGCAAGAAGACGTTCGTGATTGAGAAACGGTTTCTGGAACACGAGTGCAAGCAAATGAAGCGAGAGGCGGAGTTGAAATCTCCGTCGGGTCAAACTGCATGGCATTATTACCAGTTGTGGATGCGGGCCCAGAACCGCATGCCTCCTCCAGCAGCGACGTTCCTAACATCGAAGTACTTCCGGACGTTTATTGAGTTTGTCAAGTTTTCCAAATCGGTTGATCTACCTGTCCCTGAGCGATTCATCAAGGTAATGGTGATGAAGGGATTTTCGCCGACAATGTGGCGGAACGACGAGGTGTATTCGATCTACATCGAATGGCTTGACCGTAAGATGTCTCCGCTGGACCAGGCAAAGTTGTCCATTACTACGCTGATGTCTTACTCGGAGAAGCATGAGATTCCAATCGATGAAGTGTTTGATCGGATGCCAGTACAGGATGCAATCCATTTGATTCGTGTTCGTAAGCTGTCACCGTGGCTGCTAATGTTTAGCAGGACGTTTCGTGTACTGTTCACCATACGCACAACTCCTGAGCAAAAGATCATTATGGAAAACCTAATTCGTCCTAGTTACTGGGCGGATAAGCGTGATGATCACGCAGATGCAGTTGCGATCATCAAGACCCTGGTCGCAGAGATGGGAATCTAACAAGACCGAGTGGTTGCACCTATAAATACGTAATCTCGTACCTTTATAGGATGCAACCAACATGGCTGTCTATACAATCAATTACTCAGATCCGCTAGCAACCTCATTTGATATTCCACCAGGAAGTCAAAGCGGCCCTAACAGTTCCATTCAGGGAACATCACTACGTTTGTTCGGTCGCGGTGCGGTTGAGTGGGGTGAAGCTGTCAATGAGAACTTCGTCCGGTTGACAGAAAACTTCGCATCTGCCTCCCCACCAACAGTGGCAATCAGCGGACAGATGTGGTGTGAACGCAAGCTATACTTCCACAACACTACCGCCGGCACTTCGCAGGGCTGGTACTACTATGACCTTACCGAAACAGCTGCAAACAAATGGAAGCTGTTGAACGGTAGCGGTGTTGTAGCTACAACACAACCGACCTCTCCAGTCACTGGTCAATACTGGTATGACGGCACTTCTCTGTGGGGTTACTACAGTCTCGGTAAGTATGAGCCGGAAGCGTTCATTAAGCGTTCGTACTTCACAGGAACGGCTGCTCCAACTGCTTCAGTAATCCCCCGAATGGTTGTGCATGTTTTTGATCAAGCGTCGCCAGAGGGTTGGTCATCTCCAGTGACAACTTTCGTGTCCACTGGCACGGCTCCGGGCGCACCTCAGGTGGGTATGCTGTGGTACAACGAATCCACAGGCAACTTGTCTGTGTACACTGGTTCTGCATGGCAAGAGATTCTCGGCCCAACAGGCGCTAGTTCGTCGCAGGCATCTGGTATCATCGACATGAATACCAACCGCATCTCAAACCTCGGCGCTCCTGTCGCAGGTGCTGATGCGGCTACCAAAACATATGTGGACACGGCAGTATCTGGTGCTGGTAGCGGATCTTACCTACCTTTGTCAGGTGGTACGCTAACAGGTGCTCTGACAGTGCAGAGCACGATCACTACAACCGGTACAATTCTGTCGAATTCCGTACTCCACGCCCGCGGCGGTATCTCCGCATATCCGTCTGGTGTGGCTGATGATCCGTACGGTTTTGATTCTGTCACCATGCCTGCTGACACCAATAACTACGGCTACTACGGTATGACACGCGCTGGCCAAATTGGTTGGGTGATGGGTATCGACTCCAGCAACCGCATGTTTATTGGTTCAGGCGGCCCTGGTCGTACGTCTAACACACCGAACCGTCCACTGTATATTGACACCAACGGTAATCTGACAATTGCTGGTCAGCTTCAGGTTGGTGCACAAATTCGTAACGTGACGGCGGGCTCGACTGCAAATGACGCTGTTAACCTCGGTCAGATGAACAGCGCAATTGCAGCAGCTGTGGCTGGTAGTACTGGTACTGCAGTAATCTATTCCGGTTCTGGTACATACAAAGCTGGCGACATTGCTATTGCTTACGGCCGCATCTACATGGCAGCTACGTCCGGTACTGGTGGCCCTGCAAACGCGTACCCACCTGGTGGCGGCTGGAGGCAAGTGTTCCCAGCTGTGTATTCATAAGGCGTTAACCTATGGCACAGCGTAACGTAACATCATCTGGTGTAAGTAACCTGTCTCCCGGATACACAATATCCGGGATCCAAACTACTATTACCAACCTCAAGGCATCGATGCAAACAAACAAGCCAATTTTGGCTAGTGATATGCATTCGTTCATTCCAAACATCATTAACCCAATGGCTAGCCACAACCACACGGTAGCGGATAGGCAGGGTATTGACACATTTGGTAACGTAACTACTTACGGTACTACAGGTCAAGATGTGACGAAGACTTCCAGCGGCCCGTCCCCAGCGTGGAATGCAGCTACCAATATTGCATTTAATGCGGACGAACCGATCGATCACGGTGACATCAACTACATTCGTGGTTTTGTGAACGGTATGCTGTCGCACAACCACACCGTTGATGACACCAAAGGCGCTACCGACATCTCTGTGGCATTATCCAGCCGTACGTTTAACTACGGTACAGCCAACGATGCTGATGGTTATACGTATCTACAATTCCAGAGTGATGGTAATTTAGTGTGGTACTACACATACGGATACTACGGATCTACTACGGGAATATCAGAAGCTGTTAGTAGTGGACAATGGATTAACATGAATCCAGTTGATTCAGCCACCTCGGGTGCATATGATGTAATGTATACAGTTTCTGCGCAATCTGGGACCTTTAACTGGATTGCTGGCAACATGTCACCGTCTACGTGGTACAACCTGGGGACGACTCGAGTGGTGGGAATAGCAGCCACATGGCCCCCAGGCGGCCTATCTGACATCTTTTCTAGTGTAACGATTGCTGTGCAAATTCGAAGCGCTGGGACAGGAGCCGTAGTTGCAACTGCAACGTATGTGTTACCTCTCTGGTTGTCGCACTACGAAGCACCGTAACGCTTGACTTTATGCTTAACCCATCGTAAACTCAAGATTGGAGCCAACATATGACAACCGACAACCTTTCCACCAAGACCGCTGTACAAACGCTGCCAGCTGCACAATCAGCCGACAATCCTGTGCAAGCACAAGTGTTCCAGGACATGCTGACGATCCTGAACGAACTCGTATCCCACACCCACATCTTCTACGACGACTACAGTACAGCTTGCAACTGCAATTGTAATTGCAACTGCTCTCGCGGCATTCTGTAATTTCATATGCGTTATATGTTAGTGATGGATGAGGGACAACGTCCCTCAGGGTTTGCTACCATGCAAGAACTATCGAACGTGGATACGTTGCCGGATAGTCTTGTATTGGAGTTTTTCTCACACTTCAAGCCAGGCTTACGCATGATTCGTGACCAACGAATGAATGCCACAGATGCTTTTAGCTTTGCTCACTTTTTGATCAATCCAGACTCCCAAGAGATGTTGCCATCCATGATGGCTCCAATCTACGCACATGCCGCAATGGATGCTTTAGATTCGGGTGTGTATGAGAGCGTGTTTGTAGGAACAGTCACGAATCTGCCGCAAATCCACGAATCTGCGATCCTGCCGTCGATGGGCCTATATGCTCGCCAACAAGATGGTCAAATCGTGAACGTGCGCAACGGTGCGGTTCACTCAACTGATAATGGTCCTCGTGTGAGGCTCGTTCCGCTGGCCACCTTTGTTCGAGTGGGGCATTTACCCGTCTACGTTATGTTCCTCAACAGTGACTTGGTGCGAGTTACAGACGGCTTTGATTTTGTTGATATTGAACGCCAATGCACTTGGGTGCGTGTCGCAGGCAATGAGACCTTTAAGCACGCGTTGTATGATCCCTGGTTTTCAGCTAATGTGACGGCAGTGCAGTCTGGAATCATAGCGGTATCTGGGTCAAGCTTCGAGATCAACCTACTAAATCCGCGATATTCTCCAATTAAAGCTTCGGACTTGGACCCACATATCCAGACCGATACTTGGGAAGTGGTTTCCAATGTTGATGTAGTGCAACAGGGTGGGAAGTTTGTAGTTCAAACCCCATGCAAGGGCACAATAGGCGTATTGACGATTACACACGACGTTGGTGGCTTCATCGGATCACCAGTTTATAACGAACACCCATCATTCACATACATCATAGTACCATTATGAAAACAGGCGTAATCAAGTTCTATCCCAAAAAGACATACACAGACGCTCAATACAAGCGCTTTGATGCTCATAAGCCGTCTGTCTACCTCAATACCGACGGTACAATCGCTACCAACATTAAGACGATTGTCACGCCAGACGGCCATGAGAAGGAACTAACAGAGTACTTGGTTGCTCCGGGCCCAGCCGAGCGAGTCGCAAAGCTCGAACACGTGCCGCATCTATTTAAGGACCTGCGGCACGTCAACCTGATCCTTACAAACGCTTGTAACCTGTCGTGTTCATACTGCTATGAACAACATAGCCACGACTACGGCCGGTTCACGCCCGAGACGCTGAAACAAGTGTATGACTTCCAACTAAATGCGAATAAGCATGACGGGAAACTGTTTCAATTTTTTGGCGGCGAACCACTGATCCACAAGAAGTTAATTCTGCAATTTCTCCGCCAGTATGCAGAAGACCTGCGTCAAAACACGAATAGGCAGAATATTGGTATGATTACCAATGGTCTGCTGCTAACTCCAGAATTCATTGCAGAGTACTTCTCCCATAAGTTTACGTGTATGTCGATCAGTCTGGATACTCTGCGCGCAGACGTTGATCACCGCGAAATTGGACAGGAGAAAATCAACCGCATTGTTGAAATGGTTGGCTTGATCCCAGAGTTCCACAAAAACAATCATATGGTCAGCGTTCGCTGCACTATTGCGGTGGAAAATGCCCGGTACTTGGAAGAACTGGCAACGACGTTGTACGCGAAAGGCCTGCGTACTATGGTTATTCACCCGTTGACGATGAGCTCTAAGGGCGGATTTATCCAGTGGAGTACCTCCGAATGGGATAATTTGCACAAGACAATTGTCCATCTGCTCCAGACACTACCCGGATTTGAAATCCAATTCAGTGAAGGTGTTGGCCAGAAAGAAGGCAATAACTGCATGGTTGGCTCTGATATGATCGCAGTTGATGCAACTGGCGACTATTCTGGCTGCTACTTCTTTACCAACCAGAAAACAGCCGTTCCGCACACAATGCTTGGCAACATTCTGCATAATTTGGTGTACGTTGATCGCTATCACAACTTCCAGACCGCATACGAAGAGATGTTTATCAAGGAAGAACAATGCAAGACCTGCGACTTGCGCGGATTCTGCTACCAATGCCCAGCTGGTAACACCGATACAGGCACTGGACAACTGTTTCGTCCTGATGATATGTGTCAGAACATCGTCCGTCTGTTCCTTGCTTTGCAGGACGATATTGTCCATAAGGTGTTCATCCAGAAGTACAACGAGCTGAGGACAGCTGTTAACGAAATGGGAGAGCAAAAGGCGTTCGCAAAGGCAATTGTCCACTTGATGTATAAGCACATCACCGGCCAGCACATCACTTCTGAGCGTGTCAGTGCTATGGTGAATGATCTTCCCGACTATCAGGAAACACTTGGTGTGTTTTGGACGATGGTTGAGTCGAATGAGACAAGTTTGCCTGAAGCAGAAAGTTTTGTGCCGTACGTTGGCTCCGACGATCCCTTGGACGTCAAGACGTTCTACGAGCGCTGGCAGGCTCGCGCTGGCCACCCAAGTCAAGCAAGCAGCAATCAAACGATTGACGACATCAACAAACGAGTGTTTTATCTTACGCTGATCCACATGCTAGTTTTGAACAAAGCAGACGGCAACAAACCACACAAAATCGTGAAACTATGACAACACCTTCCGTTTCTCAGCTAACATACGAACTGAACAACCATCCAATCTTCTCCGTTGACGTGTCAATCAACGGTGTTAAGGTGTTGATGGAACACCACGTGTTTGCTGTGTGGGACTTCATGCTGTTGACTAAGTCCTTGCAGCACACGGTCGCCCCTTCGGGTTTACCGTGGCTCCCCTCTCAGCAACCTGAAATAGGGCGACTAATTAACGAAATTGTTACAGGGGAAGAAACCGATCAAACGCCATTTGGTATTTTGAGTCATTTTGAACTATACATTGATGCGATGCGAGAGATTGGTGCTGATACCACAAACGTGTTGAACTTCATTCAGCAACTAAAGGCTGGTACACCAATGTTGATGGCCCTCAGCAATATCCCCACACCGTCGCGGACATTTTGCCGCACAACGATTGCGCATGCTACCTCAGCCAAACCACACGTAGTAGCGGCAGCTTTGGCGTACGGGCGCGAGCTTGTCATTCCTAGCATGTTTACAAAACTCATCGATCAGCTAGAGATCAACGGCGTGTCCGCCCCCAAATTCAAATACTACCTCGAACGTCACGTTGAAGTGGACACAGACTCACATGGCCCAGCAATGAAACACGTGGTAGAGATGTTGTGCGGAGATGATCCTGTGAAGGTGGCGGAAGCAGAAACTGCTGCACGCGAAGCTATCGCCGCCCGCATCCAGTTTTGGAACGAAGTGAGTCAACTAATCGTATGAGCGCCCTAGCCGGATGTAACAGCGTAACGATTTATCTCGGTAATGTGTGCAACTTCAACTGCACATATTGTGATCGAGACTACATCAAGGACTCGATCGGAGGTCAGCATATGACCTCCGTCGACATCCCCGACATTGTGAACTTCTTCAAGGAGGCTGGGTTCGTTGAGAATCCGCCTGCACTAATCACGTTTCATGGAGGGGAGCCGTTCTCATACGTCAAAATCATGGACCGAGTGATGGACGAGTTGGAGCTGCTGATCCCCGCTAAGACATTCTCGTACTACATTCAGACGAATGGTAGTCAGATGCTTCAGCATGCATGGTTCTTTGAAAAATGGGGGCCTCGGCTGGAAGTCAGTATTAGTTACGACTTTTTGTTCCAAGAGTTGAATCGATCCAAATTTGAGATTTTTGAGACGCTACAGATGATGCACACGAATGGCGTGCAGGGGATTCAGTTCCAATACGTAATGCCGTTGGATAATCCAAAAGTATTCAGCCTACAAGCCCTTAAGGCAATCACTGACGTTTGCTTTAAGGGAGGCGTTAAACGATTGAATCTAATCCCTCTGCGACACATTCGTGGCAAGGACAAATTTGATGTTCTGATCGATCGGATTGATTTACCCCAGTTCTTTGATGCATTTATCAAATTCATCCAGATGCTATATGTGGTTGGGTTGGATGTTGTTGTGGATGGTCATGGACAATCGTTTGATAAGCACTACTTTGACGACCACAAACAACTCGTGCTGTCGCCAGATGGATATCTGTATCCGGAGTTTGACTTCTTGGAGTATAAGCGTCTGGAAACTACCGTTGGACATTGGCGATCTCCCGTGAGTATCTCTCGCTCCAAAACTGAGAGTGAAGAAGATGCGATGTTGAAGCCGGTGTGTCGGACATGCCCGTCGAGGGCTGAATGTGGGTTGAAGTATCTCCACGGAATGTTTGATACAGAGCCGAAGTCGGACAAATGTGTTCAGTTCTACCAGATGATGATGGTAGCAATCCAACACGCGCAGAAGTTAAAGCAAAAACCTAATCTACTGCACTGGGTAGGAATATGAGTGACAGGCACGTAACACCTTCGATATTAACCAGCAACAACTTCAAAGAGTACTTTGTTGCTGGCGATGCGCTAGAAAACATGTCCAGAGAGGTGGTGTTCTCAATATTTTCACGATATATGTGCAAAGCGGGGTGCCAGATGTGTTATCTGCGCGACGCTTGGATACCCAGTGACCAGTTTGCTCCGTATATTCCAACGGGGGTAGATGAGGCAACTGAGCGTCAGATTCTTCGGTTTTTTGACTTCTTTGACACTGTAAGCACGATTGATGATTTGTACCTGCTCAAGAATCATCATCCAGCACTGTTTGAATTCTACGTACGTCACGCTCACCGCATGGTGTCTACGCAAATGTCTGACAACGCATTTGTTCAGCAGTACTCGATTATGATGAACGACTTGCGTTTTAGGAGTGTGTACGAAATCTCATTTAGTGATGTGTTTCTGAGCAAAAAGAATGGCGCTATCGTTGATGACATTATTGCCAAATTGGAACTGCTACATGCGCGGTCACCAATACTCAAACTGAAGGTAATTGTGCGCACAATCGGTGGCGAAACATCCGAACCGGTTACAAAACTAGTTGAGTTTGCCCACAGCAAGGATATCCACGTTGGTGTGCACGACGATATCACCAAGGGATTGAATCAGGTACTATCCTTAGCATCTGTTGATTATCAAGAAACCAACTTTTTTGCTCAGGATTCAGAACCAAAACAGGTGCTGACGGAGGTAACGTACCTACAATACACGTCTGTTTTCCTTACGCTCAGTCAAGCAACGTCCGGCAAGAGCACACCATGGTTCGATATCATGAAAGACAGTCTAGATGATGTTGACCATTTCATTTCACGCGGTCTCCAAGCTAAGATCGATCTATACGCACAATATGTGCGTGAAATAACCACACAGAACAAGCATTACGACTACTTCAAATTTGTGTCAGAATCCGTAACCATAAACCCACATTTCAATTTTGTACCCAATCTGGTGCTAAAACCGTGGACGCGCATATACAGGCTGCTGAATCAACAGGGGTGGGTTGAAACCCCATACGGTTTGTTTGATACTACATGCGATCAAGCGAAGCAAGGTCAAGTAATTCCTCTGTACACTATAACAAAGCCTGAACCATGAATCCAACCAAATTCAAAGTATCCACGTCTGGTACAGAATTCCTCTACGACAACAAGACAAACGGGCTGTATAGTGTTGATGGTACGCCGTTAACGGCTCCGTTTACTGAGCCGCCGGAGTGGGATCAACTCAAGGACCGATTTGGAGCGCTGCACGTAACCAAGAAACCAGAAACGATTAAAATCTCTCTGGGTCAAGGCTGTAATTACAGCTGCGGTTATTGCATGCAGAAAGACATTGGTAATCCAAACGAACGAGCCGCAAACGGCGTCACTCCGATCCTGATCAAGAACATTGAGCGGCATCTGGATTTGTCTGAGCTTGTGAGGTTTGAGCTGTGGGGCGGAGAGACTCTTTTGTATTGGAATGACATTGTTCCACTAATGGAGAGGTTTGACCGCGAGGGAATTACGTGGTACATCCCCACCAATGGGACGCCACTACATCGCAAACATATTGATTTCTTCAAGCAGCTCAAGGGCAATGTTGCGATGGGTATCTCTCACGACGGTCCCGGCCATGAGACCCTACGTGGCAAGGAGTTTCTTCACAAAAAGGTGGAAGTGTTTCAGCAGATCGCAGAAGAGTGCCCACAACAAGTGCAGTACAGCTTTAACCCTGTGATTAGCCGCACAAATTACGATCTGTTTCGCATTAACGACTTCTTTGTTGACTATCTTGACCGTAATCAGCTGCCACGTAAGCAGCTAAGTTACGAACTCGGTCGTGTATATGACAAGGAGATGACAGAGAATTCAACAATGCATGTGATCACAGGTGACGATATCCCGAAGTACCGCGAAATACTGACACGGTATTTGGATGCGCATCTGGATCAATACCGACAGTACGGTGAGACAAGAGAGGGCGCACTGCTTGCAAACAACCTGTTTCATACCGGTATGGGAGTGCTGCCGTACGCACGGTCACTGCAATCGCAAAAGAAACCTCTACTGAAGTCGAATTGCGGTGTTGATGACAGTCGCCTTATCACTATGGATATGATGGGGAACGTTCGCACTTGTCAAAACGTAGACGAGTCGTATAACGGCGGAAACCTGATGTTTATCAAAGGCATTCGCATTCAGAGTGTCAACCTAAACCGAGACGATCATTGCGGATCGTGTGAGGTTCGTCTGTTGTGCAAGAGTTCATGCCCGTTGGACCTGGGACAGGACGTGTGGTATACTAATTGCGCGATTGAAAAGACTCACTACCGAGCAATTCAGCTGGCCGCATTCAAGCTGGCATTTGGTGGAGACGTTGAAAAGGTGAGTTGAGCGCCTAACCGGGGCATAAATACGTAACATATCTTTGGAGTTCGCTCAGATGAGTTACGTATTTCAGCACACAGACCCTGCGAATGGGTCATTCATTGTCCAGCCTTTCCAGATTGACGGCACCCAACTGCCGTGGTCTCCTGCCCTGTACGTAAATTCAGCATCAGGCGCAACCGCTGTCACATCAAACTCATCGCTGGTACTGGCCGGCCGAGGCATCACCGACTACGGTGAGTTGATCCAACACAACTTAGTGTACTTGACAGAGAACTTTGCATACAAGTCTCGCCCCTTGTCACCAATGCAGGGTCAGATGTGGTACAAGAACGCTGACTATGTAGATCCAAACTACCCAAGCGACCCAACGACACAAGGCATGTACGTATGGGGCGGTACTGGCTGGGTGGCAATGATGACCTCGTTTGCGGGTATTCTAAACCTAACAGGCAACCGGATCACCGGTCTTGGCGATGCTGTACTGGCAACCGATGCCTTGAACATGCAGACAGGTGATGCACGATACCTGCGTACGTCTGGTGGTACGGTAAACGGTACGGTGACTCTAGCGACTGGTTCAATTGTAGCAAGTTCTGGCACAGTAATTACTGTCGCTGACGCCCCAACGCAAAACATTGACGTTCCAAACAAGGCGTATGTTGACCAACAAGTGGCTGCTGTACAAGCTGCGTTGGTTACTGAGACCTCCGATCGTCAAGCATCTGACTCACAATTGACCACCGACGTTAACGCCGTCACTGCAACGGTTAACGACCGCGTACTCAAGACCGGTGACACCATTACCGGTATTCTGACGCTAGACACTGCCGCAGGCATCTTTGTTAGCGCTGGTACAGGCGCGTTGTCGTTTGGCGATCGTCGCCTGCAATCTGTTGGTGATCCTGCCGCCAACACAGACGCAACCAACAAGATTTATGTTGATACAGCAATCTCAACAGCTGTTTCTGGCATTGGTGGTGGCGGTACAAGCGACGGCGTGGTTGATGCTGGTTCATACAGCTCAGCTACAGGCTTGCTGACACTTTCGCGCACAGGTATGGCTGACGTTGTTGTTTCGGGTCAAATGGCTCCGTTTACTCACACCCACGAAGCATCTTCCGTCATTTACAACATGACCGTGCCGTATGCGCGTAGTGTGATTGCAGCTAATGCCGACAGCACCCCAGGCTACCCTCTTATTCCGCTTTACACCGCTGTTCAGATTCTCGATCAGAGTGTATCAGAACTTTACCGCGGCGTCCACCGTCTGCTAATTGATGGCGACGGTACTACAACAACTTTCAACTTGGGTGAGACTTATGACGTTGGATCGAATCGGTTGCAAGTGTTTGTTGACGGCAATAAGAAGTACATGTCTGAGCGTGGCGTGGCAACGGCTAAATTCAGCCACACTGACCCGCTAGCAATTGATACGCGAGTAACCGGGTTGTCAGCTGGCGTGTACGGTTTTGACGTAGCGCTGAACGGTGCGGCTGCTGTACCAGTCACCATATCAATTGCATCACAACCAACATACGGTGAGCTGTTTATGTTGATTGATGCGGCACTCACAGCAGCCTCGCTATCGATCTCCGTTACCATGGAGCAGCGTCGTACGTTCTTAGAGTTGTACTTAACATCCGACGTGTACGGTCCGACATCCGCTGTTGTGATCACAGCACCGTCTTCTGGATCGAACTTGTTCACCAGTATCACTACTCTTCAATCACAAACTTCCACCAGCACACCACCACGCGCTCTAGCATACCAAGAAGTTGGATCGGTTGGTGATACATCTAACTCGATCGTGTTCGCGACCGCACCAGCAGTGGGAACATTGATTGAGGTGCTAATCCATCCAGGCGTATGAGCTATTCTATTAAGTTATCTTCTGGCGTTGATGTGGCTAACATTCTGCCGTTTGAATCAAACGGCACGAACAATCTGTCTACAGCACAGCCCACAAAGTTATACACAGTTGATGGGGTGCACCACTTCGTCATTTCTGGTGATTTTACCGCTCGTTTTGTTGACGGGTTTGAGTTTAACGTTGATGGTGATCCAACTACAGCTGGCGCGTACACTGTGAATGGTCAAAGCATGCTTGAGCATGACAAAACGATCATTCCTGTGCGTGAAAAGATTGAACGCACCAATATTGAGGTTGTTGGCCATGCTCCATTAACCCTAACTTATTCTGTTCCGAAGCCAGCAACATCACTTCTGCTTCTCGGGCAGGGGTCATCAACGTACGGTAAACGGATGTCGTGGGGTGAAGCGGTACAGCAGAATCTAGTATTCATGCTGGAGAACTTCGCACATGATCAACCTCCCGTTTCACCACTAGTCGGACAGCTGTGGTACGACACGTCAATCAAGTTGATGCGAGTGTGGGACGGAGAAGAATGGATTGGCTTGGGTGCGGATAGTACCGACGAAGCAATTGTATTCCCAGAAACCTTCAAATGCCTGCAGCTGTCAGAGCCAGCAACTCACGCTCAACACGCTGTTAATAAGCAGTACGTTGACAGTTTCGTGAACGGTGTGATTTGGCGTCTACCCATCTATGACCCGAACCTGTTCGATGACCAATTATCAACACCTCCTGAGATGGAGCGTGACGACGCCTACAACTTTACCTTCATTGTCTCCAGCAACGGACAAGGTGAATGGGAAGGGTTGGACGGCCACGCAGTTCAGCACACAGGAACAGGCTGGCGCTCCGTACTAGAACGACCAGTCACTGTTGGTGACCGGTTCGGTGTTATGTTGGAGCCGTCCGATACTGTATTGATCGCAAACAAACCGCGTGGATCTTTGTCGGGTCGCGCTGGCCAGATTGCAACAGTGACTTCTGTTTCTCCCCTGAAGTTCTCCTTTGAACTACCGGGCGAACCAGACGCAGTTGCGGTCGTACCTACGAGGTCTGGTGAGTCGTACTTTGCTGGTCGAGGATTCACGTTCCGAGGTCAGTATGGTAAGGGTTCGTATGCGACGGATTACCGGTGGACGGAGTTTGTATTCTCTGCTCCTATGATGCCACGAGCTGTACCAATGTCGTCATCGTCCCCTGGTAACATCGGCGACACGATTGCCGACGGTGATTATGTGTATGTGTACGGTACACACGGCTGGCGCCGCATCAAGGCTGAAACCTTTTAACAGGTACTTGACAACCCACATATAAAGTCCGTACAATGTCAACATGGATATTGACATCGACTTCCCTACCGCTTTCGACCCACGCACCATCATGAAGCAGGCGATCCCTGCGTCTATGGTGCGCAACGGCGAACTTGTCAAACACAACTGTGGACACTATTTTCAGAGCATCCCTGTTGATCCATACACCAACGTTGCTGCAATCCCTTACGACCAGGCAGCTGATTTGGGCTACTTTAAGATTGACTTCTTGCATCTATCTTGTTTGGATGTAGTCAAAGACAAGACGGAACTTCGTACGCTCTGTAAGAAGGAGCCAGACTGGGACATGCTGCAAGACCAAGCAGTCGTCGAACGACTGCTTCACATTGGTAAACATGCAGATTTGCTCCAGACGATGAAACCAACGTCTGTACAAGAACTTGCCGACGTATTGGCTATTATTCGTCCGGGTAAGCGTAAATTGCTAGCGGAATACATGCGAAATAAGGCCAAAACCCGGGATAAACTGTACGAAAAGATTGAAGGTTCATACGCTTTCAAGAGGGGCCACGCTATTTCATATGCGTTAACCATTATCCTTCAGTTACACCTCATTGCGCAGGGTCGGTTATAAATATGTGATTACCGGAGCTCACATGCGCATTCTAAACACTCTTCGTCCTACCAACCACCAACAACGCGTTCTGGCCATCCTGGCTAGTACGGACAATCCAACCATTGCATCGCAGCGACTTAGTGGATCGCAAAACCTTGTTAATGCGCGGGATATGCTGATGCGACTTGGAGCGGTTACCGGTACTGCTGAACGCGCAGAGTTGACCGACTCAGGTCGGACATTGGCTCAAGATTCAAACATCATTGATCAGTCAGGTCAACTGACTGATGTGGGTCAACAACTAGTGGGCGATCAATCAAACGGATCACCAGCTATGACTCCAGGTGATTCCATGTCGTCCCCCGATGACATGGATTTTGATATTGGAGGCGAAGAATTCGAGAACGATCCCTCCGCATTGGGGAACGATCTCAATATGGAATCGTTCGCATTACTTCGTGAGTTGCTCAAATAACGGAGCCGCTGACATTGATTGTACCAAAGCGTTGCTGATCGGCTTACGACGGCGGCGCTTGATGCTCTTAACAGCATCCATGGGGTAGCGAGGTACAGGACCGATCACCCGCGATACAAATTCCAGGCTCATTGCTCGGTAGATTTTGGACGTAATTGGCGTCAATCCCCGACGTGAGAACTCAATCGACAGGGGATATTGGGCCTTTGACTCAGCTTCCCACTCTGCTGCGATTGAAATAATCGTTTCTTCATTGACCTGTTCAGGTCCGCACAGATCAAGCACGAACGCCTTGATTGTGTCATCATCCACATTATCCACGATCGCCAGCATTGGCTGTTTGCGATATTGTATTAGTGTGATAAACGGAAACCCTGCATACTCTTTAGGATGTGGCTCGACCACCAACGGAGCATTCTTTTTCTCTGCGGTTTGAGTCTTGGGTGTCTTGGTGGTTGTTTTCTTTGCAGCCGGCATGTAATTGTTCTCCGTTAGGCAGAGCTATTTACACTCGTACCCTAACGATTGGTATTAGGCATCCCCGTTTTTTGAGACTGTAAATAATCTCAAAGGAGTTGCCAATGACCTACAAAATGCCAGCGCTTCCATACGCTAAAAACGCTCTGGAGCCGCACCTATCCAAGGAAGTTGTTGAGTATCATTACGATAAGCATACTCGCAAGTATTACGATACGGCAAATGAGCTTGCTAAGGATACCATGTATGCGCGGTGGGATCTTGAAGATATCATCTCAAAAGATTTGATCAAGCGAGTAGATTCCAAGTTCTTCAACAATGTCACTCAAGCATTTAATCATACTTTTTACTGGGATGGTATGACGTCTTCGGATTCGGTTGGGAAACCGTCAGACGAGCTGAAGAAAGCGATCGATGAGAAGTTCGGATCGTATGACAAATTTGTGAAACAATTTGTCGAAAAGGCCACGGGGTTATTTGGCTCGGGGTGGTGTTGGCTCGTAGTTTATAAAGGCGAACTGCAAATCAAAACAACACCCAATGGTGGATGCCCACTCACAGAAGACGGGGTTACGCTACTCCTTGCTTGTGATCTGTGGGAGCACGCGCACTACCTCCAGTATCCTGCTGACCGTGCTGGATACATTGACAAGTGGTGGAATGTTGTTAACTGGGATAAAGTGAATGAACGATACAGCAAAGTACGTGCCTGAAGACGAGTTGACGGACGAGGAAATCGACGCTCGCATTGCAGAGAAGACCAAACCAAAGGTATCAGGGCGTCGCAACACGAACTACCTTCCGTGGGATGAGGCTCGTACGTTCATGCGGGAGCAAATGCTGCCGTCGCGCGGTAAGTTTCAGGAATGGTGGGAGCGTGAGAAGCCAAAAACTATACCCAAATTTCCGTACCGTGTATACACGAAGGAGTGGGTGTCTTGGAATGACTTCTTAGGCACAAACAACGAGTTTAACAAGCGGTCAACTATCTCTTGGCGCCCAATGATTGAGGCGATCCAGTACGTGCACAAACTAAAGCTCCAGACCATGAACGAGTGGCTGGTTTGGGCTCGCATGCCAGGGAATCTGCCTGACGATCTTCCCGCTCGACCAGATTTGGTGTATAAAGAGTGGCGGGGCTGGAGCTATTGGCTGGGTAACCGCCAAGCTGCTATCGTAGAAGCAAAGAAAGAGATTGCTCGAACGCAAGTCATGTACTTGGTACACGAACAGGGCACCCCTCAAAACGTCGTGCTTATTGGCGTTGAGCCAATGGGGCTTGGAGCACTAAAGGAGTGGTGGGAACGCGACAAGTTTGATATTGTCAAGTTCTATTGGTATGATGATTCCAAGGCAGCCGAAGTGAAGAAGGTGATTGAAGCCTTCTCCACTCCATATATGGAATACGACAGGCAGCGCCTGGTTCCTAACATCTGGGAAGTGTTGTATTATCTGCAAACCCTAATGGATGTTGTTACAAGGGAGCAGATGATAGCAACTCCATCGCGCTCAACTCTGGAACTTCAGCGAGTGTAAATCTCACAGGATCGCCGAACATCATCGTTCCATGCGATCCATCCAGCTGATTCAGGGCTTTCAAAATCATACGAAACGCGTTCATTGATGTGTTATCATCAACGGTTGATGCGTTGATGATAACTTTGAATCCCTTATCACTAACAGTAACAGATTCATTCACATGAATCTTTTGGGCTAATACCAACATGCGGGCTGCTTGAGCCACGTCTGCAGGGTTAATCTGCCCGTATTCGGTATACGCAATGGTTGCGGCCGCTTCGTATACCTGATTGATAAACTCCATCTTAGCAGTTACAATCTCGACATCCTCAAACTTCTTTGGACGTTGGTCTGCTGGAGTAATCATGCAACTTTGTCTCCGTTGTCGGCGTTGAGGCGCTCAAGTGCAGCAACCATCTGCATCACCTGGGGTGAAATCTTATTGAATTTCTTCTGGTAGTACGTACGCTTGGTGGCTGTTTTTGCGGTAGAGATACGCTGCCGAATTCCTGCAGCTTGGGTAATTAGGCTCTGCAATTCCTGCTCAATTGCACCCTTCCACACGGACCGGCGCTCATCCCGAGCTTCTTGATTGATTGTGGATTGTTCTGTGGGTGATGATTGTTGTTCCATGGTACGCTCCTGTTGTAATTTTATGCGTTACCGGATTATCTACAAACAGAAGCGTAAAGACAACAATCAGTTAGGTAACCCCTTGATCAACAGCATTTCTGCGTTACCTGAAGCCCATGAGGTATAAGTCTGCTTACCATCAGCAGACTGCAACTTGCCAGGGGGAATGTCTGTCCCCGCTAGAATTGCCTTCTTGACCTGTAGAGTGGGGTCAAACTCTTTGACGTTGTATACCCACAGTTCGTCGTAAGTACCATCTTCTGCTTGGCGTTTGTATACCAAGTGTGAGTTCTTCACTGTGCGAATCACACCAGCACGATCAGGATCTTCTGTAGCTTGTTGCGCCAACTGATCCATGTCCTCATCACCGCCCAGCCCTTCATCACCTAGATCCAAGTCTAGCTCATCATCACCTTCTGGGGACTCTTCTCCACTGCTAGGCGGAGAGGACGAATCAAATTCAACCCCCATGTTGTCGTCATCAGACGGAACGTCGTCGCCTAGATCCAAGTCTAGCTCATCATCACCTTCTGGGGACTCTTCATTCGGGACACCGCTCTCTCCCTGCTCGTAATCAGCAAGCAACTGATCCAAATCATCTGTTTCTATGTCCGACGACGGATCATCAAGGCGTTTGACATCAGTTAGGAGTTCTCGTAGCAATTTCATTGGGTAGTTCCTGTGTAATGCTGTATTTATCGTTTGCCAAACGAAAAGAGCGGTCAAGTGACCGCTCTTTTCCTAGGACTCAGGAATTCAGATTACCGAAGGCCGCCCACAATGCCCTTGGATACCACCGCTGTGGCTGACCACGGATGCAAGGATTCCACATGCTCGGTGACAACACTGAAGTCGCTGATCTTGCCGGCGTTGTACATTTCATCCAACCCTTGATACATCAGACGAGATGCGTCTTCTGTGAACAAGAGATTGGAGCCATTCAATTCAGCGAAGGCCTGCTCATCGCGGCGCTTGCAAATGATCACCACCTCAGTAGGAACCTGCTTGCGTGCCATTTCGATGATGTCTTCGATGTACACCACATTGTCTGGGCTGAATTGAACCGTGATCTTTGCGATGGAGCGCTGACTGTGTCCGTTAGCGGCTTGACCACGCTTCAGGGTCGCATCCTGAGCCAGCTCAAACGAGCAAGGGCAAGTGGACGAATACACGTAGTGTACGGTGAGGAAGAATGCGTACTCATCACCGTGTTGTTGCGCTTCCAATACACAATCATAGAAGATGTGGCCGAGTGCCTTCTTGTGGCTGAGATACACACCGTCCACTTCCTTGAAGAAGTCCTTGTGTGCCTTCAGTTGCTCAACGCTACCGTACTCTTCCACCTTCATTTCTTGGCGAGTACGCAGAGCTTCTTGTGTCCAAGGATACTTGAAGCGCAGCTTGCAATACGTATGGTTGCTGCCTTGCTTTGACTGCAGCTTCTTCAGCACACCCTTGAGGCCGTCAATCGACAAGTGACCGGCGATTTCTTCATGCATGACAATGGGGAACCGCGACAGGTTCAGACCCTTTGCGTCCGGATTGTCCAGCGAGCCGTACAGGGATGCTTCCGCTTGCAGCTCTTGAACTGAGCCGTCACGACGCAGGAACTTGATCGGTAGATGCACGCCATTGACGCCAACCTTATCAAGCTGAACGCGCAGACCCGGAATGAACGGATCAATTTGTGGATCAGGCAGGTCGGAGTCTTCCGGGTAGTAATCCTCATCGTACTCAAACTTTAGATGGGGCATGTGGCGGGTGTAATCGTTGTAGCGAAAGCGGCGGCCTTTCACCGCGCCCAGGTACTTGCTGTTGTCTTGTGTCATTTACTTCTCCGTGTGTATGTTATTCTGATTGTGGACGATTATGTAGTGCTTCCATCACAATATGAACGCGTTCGTCCAGATCTGCGACATGAATCGGGGTTACACTTGGTGACATATTACACGTATATTCGTACATTGTCAAGTCCACCATTCGACTATAGTGTTTATTCACCGCCCGAACGCCGTCGTATACGGGCTGAAAATGGCCACCCGTCAGGTAAAACACACCTGAATATGTTCGTTGAGCTTCAACACAACGTAGGTAGTACTCATCCAGCCATTCGCTGTACTCGTTATCCTTTCCGAGCGCTACAACAGCATACACGAACAAGTCCGCGTATGTGCGTTCTGTGAACACAATCTGATCTGTTTCGGTAGCCCATCGCTCATCAACAATTTTTCGTGCCAGGATCTCGTCCTGAAACTTGACGGTGAGAGTCCTGTCGTTATTGACTTGGGAAAGGGAAACGCCCCATTCAGACAGAATGGAGCGTGAGGTTTTTCGGGTGATTTGAAGGACGTTGAGAGCAGCTAGTAGGGTGGATTTTCCAGTACCTTGGCTGCCAGCAATTGCGTATAGTGACATATTGTTTTACTTATGAGTCAAGCTGAGGGGGTGAAGAAAGTCAACAGAAAGAGGATGCAATACACTCCAGCATTCCAACATTCCAGCAATTAATGGTCTTGATCGTACAGCTCGTATCCAACAATGGTTACAAGGGCTTTATGATTACAAAGCTGCACACAATTGACCGTTGCATATAATTAGGATGCGACGTCAGAGACGTCAGGTCCGAAGACCCTTCCAAATTCTATCAACAATCTCCACCCGAATTCTTAGGCGATCAGCCCTTCCTGGCGCAGTGTGGCTTCAGCAGAAGCTGGCACCCATACCCTGGTGCCAGCATTCGCCTGAGTCAGTGCGTCTTCTACAGCCTCAATCTTTAGCTGGGTGTCATTGACCAGCTTTTCGAGCACAGTCTGTCGCTCGCTGGTGAGCAGTGACACAGTGACGGTGTCGCCAGAACCACCCCACGAAGGAGTCGTGGCTCCGGCGTGGGCAGCCGAACGCATCGCGGAGAGCTTTTGCGCCAGCGCGTTCCCATCAGAGATGTAGTTTTCACTGGCGCTGTCCAGGATCGCGCGGTAGATACCAACCTGATCCAGCAAAGCCTTTCGCTGCGAAATTAGGCCGTCGACCGCGGCGCGGTTTGCAATGCTGATCGCGTCACGCAGCTCCTGGCGGGCGTTCGTCAGCGCGACTTGGCGAGCAATTTGCTCTTCAAACTTTCCGCGCAAACGCTCCAGCACCGCGCTCACTTCATCTTGCTCCCACGCGCTCACTTGCTTTGTGGATTCAATCGTCAGAGTGCGCATCTTGGCGACAATCTTGTCGACGAGCTTATGCGCTTGTCGTAGCGTAATCGATGTGGTCATATGTTTCTCCTTATTCGTCTTCAAAATCACCAAAGCCGTCGCCGAGAGAGCCGCCGAGCAACTCCATTGATTCTGAAATCCTCCACTTTGCAGCAGATAGAACTTCATCCAGCGCTGTTTCCAGTGATGTGGCACTCAGCTTTGCCATGATATCACCAGAATCGGCGTCCAGCAGTAGGAATGCTTCAACTTGCTCAATCTTGTAGCCAAGTTTATCCAGCAGCTCAATCTTCGCCTCAATCTCCGAAGCGGCAGTGATCATCAGTCGGTCCGTCGGGCTGGTGGCAACGTAAACGGTCTTATCTTCAATCAAGCGGCGTGGCGGTGTCATCATTCATCCTTACACGGAAATCGTTCGTGTGCTGCGGCAATTGCAACCATCATTGATGCGGTTGCGGGAGGCGCAGCAGCGGCAATGGATTTGTATTTTACAGGGTTCTTGACAACCCAGTCAACGATTTCGTTGTACACCTCAATATCCGGCTGCATTTGGTTAACGCACCAAAGCGGCTCGATATCAGGATTGGCAACGACCGTCATTGCATGGCCATCAATGAAGCCACGAACGCGCCCAAGACAATTGGCATAGGCGATGTCTTGAGAGCCTCGCGACACAATGGATACTCCAGTGCAAAGCTCTAGGAAGCGCAGTTCAGTTAGATTAGTTGGGTGGAAGGGCTGATCATCTTGTTTGCTACACCCAGTGAGGATCAGGGCTAAGGCGCAAATAGATGTGAGCAGATGTTTCATTGTGAGGAGATGGTTGATTGACAATATCCTCATTATCGCTCGAAAATTATCATACGTCAACGGTATGATAAGTGGTCGGAGTGGTGAGATTCGAACTCACGACCCTCTGCTCCCAAAGCAGATGCGCTAACCAGGCTGCGCTACACTCCGATTGTGTTATTTATGTAGGGTTTCTACGGGCTTGCACCGTTATCATCGACTAAACGACTTTCGCTAGTGGTCTACGGGGTGTCTTACGTGAACAATTCCTGCATTCTATGCGATCGCTTTAAGTGTTGATTAAAGAGCACGTACTAGACTCAACACTGAACAATGAACCGAATCTGACTGCTTAACCGTCATTTGTACACACTTCGGTAATGATGTGTACACCACTTTGGCGATTAAACAGCAACCACGCTAATGGTCTAAACTTTTACCAACGGTCAAGTCAAGGAACACCGTCTAGGTGATGCTGGTTCTTTACCCATTGCACCCCCGCTTGAGTGGTACGGCCTCGCTTGACTGAGGATACCTAACACGCGGATAACCCAGTGCTTTCGCACAGTAAAACTTTGTGGAGGATGAGAGAATCGAACTCTCACGAAAAGCTTGCAAAGCTTCCAGGCTCCCATTACATCAATCCCCCATTGGTTGTCGGTTACGTGTTCACCTTTTGTTAGTTGGGGCTACTACGCCTACCAACGGCTTCATCCGACATCAGGACAAGGACGGCGAATCCTGATCGTTTACGCATCTACGTGCCGTCAAGTTTTGGGGCTGGCCTTAGTTTCCTAAAGTCATCGGGCACCACCACTCTGTCATTTGCAGGACAGAGACTGTATTTATCAATCTTGCGTCAACTATCTCATGTAAGATTTGAAATGTCAACGGGTCGTTTTACCCTTCAACACTCCCGCAATATGATCAACATATTCTTCCCACTGGTGCCGAACGAACTTACACCGTAGGTCAAACAGGCCGATTGCGTCGCTGCGAGCTGCAGCAAGCCAAGCGGAAAGAACGTTATGATCCTCTACTCCAGCAAGTTCGGCAACGCTTTCCCCATAATCAGTGGTGATCTTCATGTCGCGCTTGCGAGCCATCGCCTTAATAGCGTTGTTTGTGGCTAGGCATTGCATGTAAATGCGCTTCACGCCGTGTGTTTCACACCACTGCAGTCCACGCTCAAACAACTTATCGCCCAGTCCTTCCTTACGCTTGTCTTCGTCAACGGATAGTGCAAACTCAACACTATCCTCAGAGCTTGGGGCAGCGTGCAAGAGGGCGACGATTTTTAGCTGGTCATCACGAATGGCAAATACGTGATCTTTGCCGGTAAGATCCAGCCTATTAACGTACGCACGAATCGCATCATCGCTCAGGGGTGAGCAGAATCGCAGATACCGGTCCGTCACAGACAGCCGCAACAGGTGGTCGAGAATCTGAGCACGGTCATGCTCAGTGAACAACTGCAGTGGGGTTGCAAGGTTCAGAGATCGCATACGTTGATCACAATGCCATATGTGTTGTCGATTTGCTCTACGATAGGAAGCACGTCTTTTTCCCACGAAAGTCCACCCAGCCCGCACCCAATTCGAGGAATGTAGAGTGGGAGATCAGCACCTTTGGCAAACGAAGCTGCACCGTCTAGAGCTTGTGCAATCGCGTCAGCCTTTGCATATGCCTTGCCGTCTTTGCCATAGAAGTCTTGGGTGAACAAGTTAGCGATAAACAGGCTATTGATTCCGAAGATCAGATTCGTACCTGCGTCCGCAACATTGACCATTTGGCATGTGCCGAGCAAATCGCCTGTGATCCCACCGCCTCGACGGAACGAAGAAACGAAGTCGGCATAGCGCTGGTATGCCACTGGCCATTTATTTCGGATGGCCCACGCCACTCCACTTCCCATCACGCCTTGGCAGTTGCAGCCGTGTGCAACTACACCAGTCAGCGTGTCAGTGACGTCGTGTTTGATGTAATTGATCATGTCAGTACTCAAATTCAGGTTGGTATTCAGTCACGGAACCGTTTTCACCGTCCTCAGACACTTCAATCACGACCTTACGGTTCGGATATTTGGCGCTAATTTGGAGGTACAGGTCGTCAGAAATCATCTCACACGACTTGTGGTTCAACTCCAGCGTACCTTCGGAGTACAGACGCTCCAACCAGCGCTTGAACTGAATGAACTCAATATCACGGTCATCGTGCCGCACTGCAATCGCAACACGGAAGTGGAAGATGTGGCGGTGAGGGACACCCAGGAAGCTGACATCGTCCCAACCACCCGTTGCAAGGGCCGGATCAGTTGCAGCAGCTGGGTACATGTGGATGCCTTCCTTTTGGAAAGTAACCCAGATCATTGCTTTTTTGTTGGGGATGTGTGACATTTGCTTCTCCAAATTCAAGGCTTGTTCAATTGCGTAGTTTGCCGCATCATTGCGGATGAGATCATACACGATGTCTTCAATACTGTCCCCAGCATCTAGCCGTTCCTCCATCAGTTCAGCGGTTGCCGGATACCAGCGTCGCTGAATGTAGACTTCAACGATTGAATGCCACTCTTCATCCGTCAGATCGACGTTGACAGTGTTATCGGAATTGTGCATAATCTTATGTCCTAGGGTATAGGTTTAGATAAATAGGATACACGAATTTACGATTGGTTGCAACGATGAAATTATATGAGGTTTTAGATCCAACAGCTGAACAGCTCGACGAGGGTATTATTAAGCAAGCGATTGCGGCTGCTGCTATGGTCGTCGGTGCATTATCGCCGTCATCCAACACCAGCAACGACCCAGTACAGCCTCCATCACCAATTGCGCAAGTTCAGCAGCACAAAGGTGCAAACCCTCGTCTTACGGCTCAACAGATGATCTCTATTGCGTCACAGAAATACAAAGTTAGCCCCAAGATCGTGCGTCAGGCGGTGAAAGCTGCCATCAAGTATCAGGATCCAGTGTTCCCTCGCGCAGAACACATCTTAGCTGTTGTTGGCGTTGAGAGTGGATTCAACCCAAAAGCCAAGTCTCAATTGGCGTCTGATCCAGCCATAGGACTCACGCAGATTCGACCAGAGGCTTCTGGCATCGGAGCAGCGCAACTCGCAACAATCGATGGACAGATTAAGCACGGAGCGTCAATGCTCAAACAGTATTATAAGCGATTTGGTAGCATTGATGCTGCACTGCATGCGTACAATGTTGGTCCGGGTAACCACTTGAAGTCACAGGAGAACCCCAAAAAAGGAAATCCGCGCTACGCACCAAAGGTAAACGCGGAATTGCAGCGGTATCTTTGAGTTAGTCCTCGGAGAGGTACACCAACACGCTTGACAGTGAGTTGTAGATGTTACACTCAACGTAATCGTGGTTTTGAAAGTGGGCATACGCTTCATCGTATTGAATCTGTGCAACCTCTTCGGATTCTTCGTCGTCGAAGTCACAGTTCATGTCTGGTAGGCATTGGTTATCCACTAGAATTGCGTACGCTTCATCCCAGTCACTAACTTCATAGTCGTGTCGATGTGCCCGGTATGGGTTGGATGGGTTGAGATCCAACCCATACCGCTCAGCCCACCGCCTGGGTCGAGGAGTAATTAGTCCACACGCTTTCTTGGCGTCCTTAAATTCGCCCCTTGCCATAATCGTTAGACTCCCAATATGTAGGCTAGAGCCACACCCACCAAGAGTGCGGCCATGCCTGCCACCACTACCACACCACCCGTGAGACAAATGAAGGCTGATGGCGCCAATACTCCAACGAGGGTTGGCGTATCAAGGGCCCAACCCATGCCGACCAAGGTGGATACGAACACCACTACCACTGTCCACATGATAGCATTTTCTAGACGCTGTCGACGCTTAATGTGTTCGGGGTCAGGCGGTGTGGTCAGCATGTTGACCAGATCATTTAAGTTGGGAAACATGATTACTGAGCCAAGCTGCAGGAATTGAGCACGTCAATCAGGTCGGCACCTTCTGTGGTAATCGGTGTGATGGACATGTCTGCAAGACAAACCAGAACTGGCTCACCGTTTTCAGGACGATCGAGACGGAAGTTGCGGGCGCGAACTTCGCCAGCCAGCGCATACCAGTCTTCCGTGACCACAATGCCACAAGAAGTCATCACGCCACACAGTGACTCTTCGTCCTCATGGAATGCAACAACCGGCAGACCGAGCGCATCACCAACGCGTTGCAAAGTGGTGTACACCTCTGCCAGATTGGCAGCATTGCCACCGTTCAAGCAGATGAATGTCTTGTGATCTCGAGCCCATTCCCAGGCAACAGCGGCTTGGGAAGAGGAGTTGTCATCGGGATACTTGACCAGCATATCCACCGCAGCGTGGCCGGGTTGAATACCTTGTTGAATCGGTCGGAGCATCCAGTTGGTAAAAGAGTAGAATCGCATAAGTTCTCCTTGAAGTGTAGGAGTATTCTATGCGCTTACCCTATGATTCGTCAACGGCGATTACATGCCCATTTCACCACGTCGCATCTGCTGATCCGTGTAATCAGCATCAGCTTCGAGTTCGTCGAAGTCGGTGTCTCCAATGACAGACATCCAAGCTTGTCGGAACGTTGGGTCATTACCGTCCATCCCAAGCATCTTTGCAGCGCGGTCTCCCATTTGGCCAATGGTTTCCTTGTCGCCGCCGTTTTGGTATGCCTTGATCAGGATAGAACCAATCTTAGTCTGTAGTTCAAGGTCTCGAATACGAGCGGCTTCGTAGCGGTTTTCAAGATCACCATATGATTCGCCGCTCTGCTCATTCATCGCACGCTTCATATCACGCTTCCCAGCGCGTCGGTCGTAGTCTTTGGCGGACTTCATCCGGCCACCTTTACGACCACTGAGTGTTTGGTGAAGTTGTTGGTTGCGAGGCTTAGGACCTTCGCCCTTCACTTTTTTGTCGTGTTTGCTTTCGATCAGCAATTCTTGGAGCAGCTTCATACAATACCTTTTCGTAAATTGGTTGGTTTATTTATTGATGTCGCTGCTAAATGAGCACACTACTCGTCCTCGTCTGGGGCTAGTTGTTCCCATTCCTCCGGTGTAATACCGGAGATAAGAAATTCCCGGTCATCCGCAGACAAATGTCCACACACACGCTGGATCAGCTCACCAGCGCGACAGCGATCAAGTTGTTCTTGAGTGACGTCAATTTCTCGAGTGTGTCGAATACCGGACACCATGGATACGCGTTCAACTAGCATTTTTCTTGTCCTCTCGATACTTCTTCATCTCAGCCTCAATGTCAGCCTCGGCCATGGCTACTGCAAGCATGGGGTTCCCGTTGCTGCGAGCATACATTTCGCGCAGGTCCTTAGCTACCCGATCAGGCCGTCCAAACGGAAAGCACGTTGCGTTCCACAGAACCAGATCTGCATCTTCATTAGAGATGCCCGGCCAGTTTTCGCGCACCATATCAATCCACAATTCCTTTGCATCAGCTTTCATGTCGTGATGTCCCTTGAGCTACATGAATCAGTTCAATCAGTTCCGTTTGCGTGGTGAGCACGTGTTTGATGTTCTCGTACGCAGCTTCCTGCTGAGGGAATAGCCGTCGAGCCGCCTTCAGCATTGGCAGGAAGTGATCGTCGATTTCCCTCAAATACCGGTGCTGCTTTTCGATGGTGAACACGTTCACCATCGTCTGCACGTTGTGGATGCGGTCACCACCTTTGGCCACAGAGGCAATCGGATCGCGTGCATTACCGGAGTAGTATGCTTCCGGCGTCTTACCGTTCTTGTCCAGCAAGTACACTGCTTGACCAACACGCTCACCAAACCGATCAGCGATCAAGGCGTGAGGGATGTTGTAGTCTTCGGTGGTGTCGTGCAGAAGAATTGCAGCCAGAGTGTCCTCCGGATACATCAACGACGGTAGGAGTGTGCGCATGTAGTGCGCAATTTCAATCTGGTGAGCAAATTCAGGCGTGATACCATCCTTGCGGAATCCCGTGTGCACGCTGCCTGCATACTCCATGGCATCAGCTGCTTTGTAGTACCCAGCACCAAGCAGGAAGTACCTCAGGGAAATGCGCTTCTTTTCGTAGTCGGTCATTTAGGTCTCCGGATGGAATGTGATCGATTCACCGCGCTGCAGAGCAGCGGCGAGTTCTTTGATGACGTGCAGGTATCCCGACGGGCTGGTGTATCCAGCCTGCTTTTCCTGCTGCTCAGTTTCTTTGATTGCTGTGTGCAGAGCTTGCTGCACAACGGAACGATAGACTTGCATCACACTCTCCGAAAATAAGATGCGCGTAGTATACGCGCGACGTTACGTCAAAGACAACGCTTTCCAAAGATTATAGAAAAGCACGCCAACCATTGCGGCATTCAACGGTAATAGTCCCCACAGCTTACCTCGCCACATGATTATCCACCAACTTACCTGCGAGCACAGATAGATTAGGATACCTTCAGTATTGGTTGTTCCGTAGGCCACACCAATCAAAGTTGTGATGCTGGCAAAAAGCTGTAGGTAGAAATCAACTGATGGTTTGGTCATTCAGTGCGGTCAGATCCTGCGCTTCTTCCAGTCGTAACCTTCAGGTAGTTTGTCACTGACACCAGCCAAACCAACGCTGTTCGGATTCTCCGAGCAAAAAGTCACAAATGCCACCGCTTCACCGTTGCGTTGGCGCAGACGGAGCATTTCCGTGAACTTCAATGTTTCGGTGATTTGGACAGTATCAAACACTTGGTGTTGAGGTTGGTTATTTTCCAACCAGTATACAGCATACATTATTTGTTGAATTCCTTATTAGCGTACGCGGCAGCCGCAACGCCCGTCACCGCAGCGACAACTAAAGCCACACCATTCCATCCAGTGAGGAGGCTAGTGAGACCACCTGCGATGAAGCCGGTGCCGAGACCAACACGAAGGACCAATGAACGGCCAGAAAGACGATTTAGCATTTCAAATCTCCAATAAAAAGGGGTGATTGATTATACAATCACCCCAAGCGGTTGACAACGCGGCACCTATTACTTTGGAATAGTTGCCACAATGTATGCAGCAATTGCTGAGATTGCGGTCACAGCAGATACGATGAGGGTTGGACAGATGTCATGTTTCTTCATGTGGGTATTTACTCCCCCGGAAGATCATTTCCAGTTTCCTTGCGGTATTGGTCGCGAAGATTTTCAAGACCGTGATGATCAACCACCTTAGCCCAGTCAGCATCAGCGCTGGGGTCGAGGGAGAGGTTGTCATACGACACCTCAATCAAGCCCTTGCGCGCTAGCGCTTCCATTGTGACAATCAACATCAGCAGTTGAACACCTTGTTGAATCTGGTCGTCATTGTCGAACACAATACCCTCACCAGACGACAGAATCACAGTGAGTCCGATGTAGGTATATGTGGCCGTAGCCTCCCCCTCGCTTGCAGCGATTTCCGCCAAGCGACCAAGTAGGTACAGATCAGCGGCGTTCAGACTACGAATCCAGTCACCAACCCTGAGATAGCCGTGCGGGTCAGTTAGTCGGTCATACGCAAGAGCACGAACCACGGCCGGGTGTTGTGGGTCCTTGCTGTAACGCTCCAAATTCGGAACGTACAACGGCTTGGAATCGCTGGGGGTCAGGTTAATGCCGTCGGTCATAATGGTCCTTATAGATCGGTAACGAGGGGATCCGTAAACACGTATTGTTTTGTGGATGGTCGAATCATGATGTTGCCTTCGTGAAGGTCAATCTCAGCATTTACAACTGTAATATACTTCAGCAATTTTTTCAAATGGGGGTCCTTGGTCGTCTTTGCCAGGCGCTTCCAATCCTTGAAAAACAACGCATCAGGATGCGTATATTCCGCTGTGTATAGGTTTTCTGCTCCATTTTTGTGTAGGGTAGGACACAACTTATGCACGCGATTTGACGGAATATGGCGGAGCTTTTCGAGGCTGATCACATGAACCCAGCGATCTTCTCCAGCCCAATTAACGTAGATACGCTTAACGTCATACACCTTCGGCACAAACGGATTATCGACTTGTTTCTGACACCAACGAATGTACTTCATGTACGCAGGATCGTTAGTTACCTTGATCACCCGATCATTGTGGTTAGGGTCGTGAAACACTTCAGAAAACGCACCCGAGCTCATGCGGCGCTTTTTAATCTCAGGATACAACGAACGCAATCCTTGGTGGACCGTTTGTGCCATACTTCAACTCCTAGCCGTAAAGCGGATATTATACGACGTAGTTATTCGAAATCAACATACAACCCCGCAACCGCCTTTGTAACAAGAGGGGATACAGTGCTATAATCTTGACCACCGTATTCACGGCAACTCAATCCAGTCATCGATCTCAGGCCACATGATTTCCGTATCCGCAAAATCTGGAGGAGTTTCTTCAACGGACCTACGAAGTAGGATGAAATTAGTGCCACTGTATGTGTGCACATAACCTTGCAGATTCTGCCTCAACCACTTATCGATGTGGTTGTAGTTGTCGTTCATGTCTGAAAAATGCACCCAGATTCGATGGATAGTATCACCCCACTCATCAATCCGGTCACCGTCATGTGTCATTCGGCTATTGGTAGCCCTTGCACACTTGGACACAATGTCATTGATTGTTTGATTAGTCACGTCATGCTTCCTTGAACTTGGTAACTTCAATGGCGACTTTCTGTTTGAACTTCACCGTTCCGGATAGGCGCACGTCCTTTAGGTTTGGTGCAAACTTTTCGTCGGGGCTGAACAGATACGGACTGAAATAGTACTGCACGGGAGTTGCCACCACAGTTCCGGTTCCAGACGGATGCTCAACATGAGGCACTGTATCGATAACATACACCGATCCATCCGCATCCACATTCTTGCGAGTGGCGTGGATCACCAGTAGTTCTTTACGACCGATGTTGATCACATCGCCCTGAGCTGGGAGTCGATTCATTACATTTTCCTTGCAAGATCAGCAGCACGCTGTTTGTTGTTTTCTTGGACCTGAGCCCAACCATCAGCTTCTCGGTTCAGCATTCGGCCGGTGATATCTCCGCCAACGAAACCCGCCACAATGGTAGCGATGATTCCCGACAAGACGTACGGGTGGCTGACATCACCAATCGCCCATACGCTGATACCGAACATGACGAACCACCAGCCCACCGTCCAAATGAGAGCACCTATTAGGCGCACCCGTGTTAGAACAACCAGTCCAACTGCAGCGAAGAAAATGACGATGATAGTGAACCACATGATGAGCTCCGTTGATTAGCTTGAGTGAAGCTTATCCGCAAACGATCAGCGGATCAACAGGTCAGTAATCCTCGTATGAGTCATCGCCGTCAGATGTTGTAATGCACAACACGAACGCGATCAAAACACATACAGTAACTGGCCAGAGAGCCGACATCCAAACGTCTGTTGAGTGGCGGCTCTTGGCTGAAATGTTAACAAATATTGTATATCCAACCAAGACATACAAGACAATACCAATCAAAGCGTAGATCAGAGTCATTTTGAGCCTTCACAAAAAGTGATCATACCGCTGGTGCGGTGAGAAGTGCCAAGGAATCCTGTGTGAGCATGAAGCCAAACCGGCTTCACAACGTTATACCGGACTGCTGGGCAAGATTCAACCCTGATAGTGTCAGAACTATCCCACTGGTTTCCCTTGGCATCCATCAGCGTCATTTGCACGTATCGCTGACTGCTTTTGGAAGGTTTGATGTGAACCGCTGAGACCACCTTGACACTGATGACAGTTTTGGTATCTACTGCGGTCACAGATTCTGCAAAGATGACACAAAAGAATGCTGCCAGAATGAGGGCAAGGATCCACAAGCTTCTGAAGTCATCGTGACTTGGACTCACGTACCGAAAACCACTTCGACGATTATTCAGTGAGGTGGCCATTGTGGCCGCGAGAATTGGCACGTTAGTGTAGTTTCCCATGATTATTTAACTCGACACACAGCTGTGTATGAGACACAACTCGGGGTGTAAAGATCCTCATTAATATCGTACAGATACAGCACATATTCAACCGGCTTCAGGTCTTGCTCCTTGTAGCTGTTGATATCAGCCCACACATTATCCATTAGTTGGTCCCAATCTAGAATATGGTGGCGCTGAGCGGTTACAGCTTGACCATACCAATCGGGGCCAGGTTGTGTTGGCGTTTCCATGACAACAAAAACGTAGGTAACGGTGTCGTCAGGTTTGTCCGCGTCATCAAGCAGTCTGGCAGCCTTACCACACCGCTTGAATCGGTTCTGCGCGTCAATGAAAGCTTGACGTTGCACAGCATTGCCTCGCTCAGCAACCAGCCTATCTTGAAAGCTTGGCGACTTTGGTGCTACGATCATTTTCTGCACTCCACTTCAACTTGAGACTTACCATCAACCATGTTTGCGCTGATGGCCAAATATGAGTTATGAGCTTCACAAAATTCTGAAGCTGTTCGGATACTTTCCAACAATCCCGAAACATCGTCAACGAATTTTCGATGATCTTCCTGGAGCTGCTCATCATGCCAATATGCGACAGCTCCAATTGAAATAGCCAGGGCTATTAACAGGGCGCCCAACAAGTATTCCAAGTTATTCCTAATAAAGTTATCTTTCATGTATTCTCCAACGACGAGCTAGCAGCATACTGCCGCAGCTCGTAACCTCAAACTTCACAAAAAGAAAAGGGGCGACTACCGCGCCCCTTTGAGAAATTACCTGGTAATCATTTAGGCGGCTTTCAGCGTGACGCTGCCACCAATTGATTGTTCATGCTCGGAGTATGGACTGTCACCATTTGACTCAGCTCGCTCCATATCACGGTTAATACTATCGCGATCAACGTACCGTTGTGATTGCACAATATCGGGATATTTCGCAGCAATTTGGCGTAGAGTTGCATTAGCTTGATCGAACATGCGACGATTGTCCATGTACGCACCTAGAGCGGTACTGCGCCGAAAGGTGTATTCGTACCTCACAGTGATCGTACCATTCCATTCTGTCGCTTGCCAATATAGTGGCGAATCCTCATTTTGCCGCGGGAGCATTTGTTTGACGTCGGCTAAGATTGCGGCGTTTGACGGCGGAGGTGCCACTGCTGCTGGCTTTGGGGCAGCTGCTTGGCTCACAGGCTCAGTAGGTTGATCACCTGCGGCTTTGCACTTCCACGCGCCTTTGTACCAGTAGTGAGTCTTGGACATGGGGCCACGGCCACACTTTGGGCAGGTCGCGGCTGGTTTAGCCATTTCGAATATCATGTGGAGCTTCATAAGGATCCTTTTTGTTAGTGCCTTATTTAGCTGGGTTGGACCCACTACCTCTCTTGAATCGAGTGCGCAATGCGTCGTATGCTTTACTCTTCGCGTGATCCACAACCTTGTTTTTCACATGATTGGTAGCGGCTACGGCGGCGTTGGTTGCCATTCGCTCCACGCGTGATTTGAAGTAGGTAAATGCGACAACAGCCCCAACCACAAAACCAAGTACCGCAAACACAACGAGCGTCAAGATACCTTCAATCATTTAGCGTTCTCCATATCTTCAAGAGCTAGGATCAAAGCTGGCATATTTCCAGCATAAAATCCAGCACAGTTAATTGTGTTGACTTCAACAATCTTCATGCCATCGGGCGTTTCACATACATCGAGAACATACGCATCATGAGGCTGCTTGGTCACAGTCCGCGCGCCAAGGGTAAGATCACCATTCAGAATACATTCATGAGCGAACCGAATGACGTGCTCATCTGCATGGCTGTCATACCAAATCTTATCACCACGTTTGTACCGGCTATATGTTACAATTTGCCGATCAACAATCCAGAACCGATACTCCGAGTATATCACTTTTGGATGACACACTTGGACCAGAGTATCTTTGGTCAAGCTGTTGCCGTAGTCGTGCTCCAACTCACATACTTTGTGTTGCCAATCAGAGAATTCTTCCCACGTAAACACTTTACCCGCGAATGATTTACTATCCAGAATTGGCCGTAGGAATGCAATGTCATCAAACACAACATCTTCAAAGCGTACAACTTGAGCGTCCGCATTTAGCATGCGATCGCCCCAGCGCTCCAGTTGCTTTGTGAAGTCAAACGGTTCGAGGTCATATACACCCGGCGTCCAGCCGTATTTCTTGGCTGCATGCCGCATCGAGTATGAGCCAAAGCAGATTACATTCTTGAGGTCTGCGGGTGGTTCGGGGACGATTTCACCAACAAACGGAACAACTTTGACGACGGTGTACGGGATGGCGAACCGGTCAAGGGTGGAGACCAACGTCTCCCACTCCGATTCTTTGAATAAATTTTCTTGAATCATCCAATGCATTTTATAACAGCCTCTTGAATTATCATTGGATCAGCGTGGAGCTGGTTTTTACGACCCGCTCCGATCACTTGGCCAACAATCGCGTTGATTGCTTTTTCTTTACCAGACTTCCACTCAGCGACAGCCTTACCGTTGGCGGCAATAATCTGATCAATGATAGCGGCAAATTCCGCCGGAATTGCATTGTGTTGCCTGCGAGCTTCCAAGTCAGCATGTTTAGCTGCAGCTTTGATCTTTTCGTCGAAAGCAGCTCGTTCAACAGCCATGGCCTTGTTGTGATCAACGTATTGCTGGATGAACTGTTGTGGGTCAACTAACTTGTTGATCAGTTCAACGATGCCGTATTCCAATTTTTCGTCTACGTCATTACCTTTTACAGTAATGCGATGAATTGTGCCAATCCCATTGGTGCCTTTAGCATCATTATCTGCAATACTGTGTGTGATGTCATACAACTGCGTCATTTTATTCAGTGGGGGCTGTTGTGATGATGTCATTGATTGGTAGACGGCAACGAAGATTACGAACGCCGTGCATTACCCCAGTGTTGTATTCTGGCCACGGAGTATTGTGGGGATTGCATAGCTGACTCTGTGTCATGGCTGTTACAGTTAGTCCCTCCTCGGGACTAATCGACGCCGCGTTTACAGCATATCGGCGATCTTCCACCATGTAAGTGGTGACTTCAAAGTCACCATCATATCCCACATGAATGGGGACAAGAGCTGTGTCAGGCAGGTCAATGCCCAGCTCTTCTTTTGTCTCACGTCGGATGGCTTGCTCAAGGGTTTCACCAGGATCCACTTTGCCACCAGGCAAACCCCACCGCGTTGGGTCATTACGGCGGCTGACAGCAACCACAGTCTCCCAACTGAGGCCGAGTGGGAGGGCAATGCACACAGCTTGTTTGTAGTTGCTCATATCAGAACCGGAGCCTTCGGAAAATTGCTATGACCACAACAATACTGATGGGCCAAAACAAACAAGCCACTACAGCAACCCCACTGTAGAGCATATGATTGCGGTCGCGATGAATTAGGTCTCCAAACACCAGAGAAACAAACAATCCGGCGAGCGCAGCAATGACTAGGTATATGGTAACAAGCATTTTCTATTCCTTTGGTTACTTCCAGTTGGAGCAGCTTGGACAATGCAGTCCATATCCGCTATCCGTCAGCACCTTTTCCTTGCCGCAGTTGGGGCAGGGATCGCTGTACGGCATAATTTCCTTGGGGAACTGCTTAGTTTCCCATATTTGATCAGCATTTTCAACAACCGCTTGAATCATGGTTGAAACATCATCGAGTAGTTGATGAACGAGCATCAACCTGTGCTCAGGCGATAGTTCCGCAATCGCCTGCTGCCTCTGCTCCTCTGTTTCCAGAGTCATGAGGTGCTTGATGATTTCACGCTGGAAGTTCATTTCGGTGGTCTCTTTCTGTAATTCGCCGGCTCTGGCAACGTTGTGAACGCCCACATTGCCGCTCTGGCAATTTGAGTGCGGAGTTTGCCCGGAGGTACAGCATCAAGCAGTAGAGCGAGCGGCGCTATCACAACCGCTCGCACAGCCATTAATGGCCAGTACAGCATGCTTACTTCTTCTTGCTCAGCGAGATCGGAGCAGGGGTGGGCTTGGGAGCAGCCACGGGCTTCGGAGCGACGACCTTGGCGGGTTGCACCACAGGGGCGGGGGCGGGGGTCGGCTTGGCAACAGGAGCGGCAACAGGAGCGGCAACAGGAGCGGCAACAGGAGCGGCAACCTGCTTGGCGGGGACCTCCTTGATGATCACGGTCTTTTCCTTGATCACAGTCGGGGCAACGGGCTGTTGGGTGTTGTTCTTCCCAGCCATGTAGCCGAGAGCACCTGCAGCGGCCGCGCCCGCCAGAGCTGCACCGGTGCCAACACCATCATGAACCACAACCGGAGCTTGCTGCGGATATTGCATCGGAACAGGAGCGGGTTGTTGGTAAACAACTTGTGGCGGCTGTTGATACACAGGCTGCGGCGACGGACCACAAGCGGTGAGAACAGCGGCAGCGGCGATTAGGGTCAGAACGGTCTTCATGGTGATTACTCCGTGTGAAGGTTTAACATGAAGCTCACTATAGCTATAACCCTAAAGATCAGCAACAGCAATAGGAAAAGGGCCACAAATGGCCCTTTTCCTATAGTCGGATGACGATGAGTACGATGATGAACTATCGCAGGACGATGAGTACGACGAGTCGTGTGATGAATGCGACGAGTATGAAGAGTGGCTACAATCTGAGCTGCTGCGAGACGGAGTGTCGTCGCTCATCTGTGCAATGCTACTACCTGCCCAGACAATACCAGTAGCAGTATCATCCCCGTCATTCATTGTAGATGAACGCCGCTCGTATGAGTGAGACTTGGAGACGCTTGAGCTACGACTGACTGGGTTTGATCGTTGGGCGACCGGGGCAGTTGTAGTTGAGATGGTTGAGTCACGCCGTATTTGACGAGCGATCTCTGCGCGTCGCGCAGCACGCCTCTGCTCATCGTCAATCTCCTGCTGACGACGTCAGTGAGCCTCTTGACGTTGCTTCTCTAGTAGCGCCTCACGCTTACGGCTCCTCCGATTACTCACGTAATATCCTGCACCGAAGAGCACAACAGCGGCGGCGACGATTTCGAACATTGGTGTCATTTTGCTTTTTCCTTGTGGTTAAGTTATTTGTCTTCGGACGTATCGTCTTTGACGCACAGCAGCGACTTCAGCAAACTGTTGTCAATCATGTTAATGATAGTGTGACAACGCTGTGGTAGTTGCTGAACGGGAGGTTCTGTTGTGCTGGCGTAGATCACCCAACCCCAAAAGGCAATTGTGACCACCGAGCCTAGTGCCGAAATAAGTTTCACCATTTGTAGTACGCCTCAACCGCGTTGTTGTACAATTCGAGTCCCACTGCAGCAATTCCGGCTGCAATCAAACCAATCACCACAGCGATAATCAGCGGAACAGGCGTGAACACCACCCAACCCAATGCATTTAGGCTGATGATTGATGTATTAAACCACTTCATTCTTGTTCCTCCCACGGTGTATATTCAAGATTGTTCAACTCATCTAGCTTGACCCAAAACCGTACCACTCCGTAGCCTTTGACGCCGAGCACACGAAATGTGATGCTATCGTAATCATCCTTGCCTTTGCGGATATAAATTCTGTCCACGCTGAGCAGAGTGCCTTCCGGAATCACAACCGGAACCGACGAATTGATAATACGGTAGCCGTTTGAACCCACCAATGGTTTAACACCAAGCCACTTGTGGGCTACACTATTGCGGTATTCATCGTACAGGGCAATTGCCCAGTCCTGCTTAACCAGGAACTTGTATCCAACCGACGGGATGTTAAATTTCATTACCACTCTCCTCGTTTTGCTGTTAGCAGACCGTGCATCTCTCGCTTCATGTTGCGAGCATCTTTCGGCCACGTCTTGACTACACGGTCACGGAATTGATACCATCCTGGCACACGGTCTTTGAAAGCATACGAACTGCGAAGAATTGTGACTGCTCGAGCGATGTCTTCTTCAGTTTGTATAATTGCGCGGTTGTCATTGCGTAGGTCGAGTCTATTCTCTCGAGCGAGAGCAATTACATCCCTCACCGTCTGATAAACATCATTTGCGTTCATGAGTTGACAGTAAGCCGATTAATTGACGATTCATCACATCCCCAGGGAAGCCAGCTGGCCAAACCTTGAGTTTCCCAGTTGACTCAATCGGGTAAATGGTTCCGTTGAAACTGAACTGGACATCAGATAGTACACCCCTACGGACGGCAAGGCGGATTCCGTCAATCAACTCAACCTGACCGATTGCAGCGATAGGAATGTTGTTGCAGAGGCAGGTGATGAGGTGCTCAACTGTGGCCTCAATCAGCCCTTCCGGCACTGCTAGTCCTCGCACATTATCCACAGTAATAGTGATCATTTTAGTACTCCACCGAACCAAGTCGGTCGTAATGCGTCTCTCCGCGCTTCTTCGGCTCGATATAAACGACGCGCTTCTTTTTATAGCGACCTGCTTGAATATCTTCAAGCGAAACAAACGAGTTGATCTCCCAAGGGAATTTCCTATGGCGTTTCTTCAACTGCTCAGCCTCATCGGCTGGCATTTTGTAAGACCAATCCTGGCGGTCCACCTGATCTTGCACTTGGCACATCTCGAGGTAATGAGCAACAGTCGTCTTTACGAGGTCCCCGTCCGCCAGCTTGCCAATATGCATGTAATCACCAACGTGGCCGTTCCACAACACAATTTCAGGATTTCCTTCAATTTGCTGCAATTGCCTAATCAGTTCATCTTTTCGCATCTGAGATTCCCTTCCAATTAGCCACCACTATACAGGTTCACCCTTTACCAAAACAACAGCTACAATGAGCCTTACTTAACAGTATCTCACCGCTCAGAGCAATTAGTTCTACATCGGGGATGAAGGGCCTCACCCGGGGATAAGCCGGGTACAAAGTTATCGTACGACGTTAGGTACACCCGGGTCACTAGCAGTCTCCCGTTCCCGCCGCCTTGTTCACAAGGTTAGTCACAAATATGGGTTCAGCTAACGGAGACTGTGACGTCTTTATCCGTTAGCCGTTTTTCTCCTGGCAGCGCTACAAAGTCGCTTGGAGAAGGGTGTATTTGCCGTTAGCAAACCTCCCCGTACCGTTAGGTGCCTGGTATTTCACAGACCGATAATGCAATGTAGTAACAGCGTGATTCTAGTTTAGTGCTTGTCTTTGTTGGAGCCAATCAAAGTCGCAATGGCCGGATGAAACTCAGCTGGATAAGGACCGACACCGCTATCATCCAACATAATCACTGGCCCAGCTACGTTCAACTGGGTCCTAAGGTTAGCCTCAGTTTCACGTCTTCGTTGGTCAGTGCTCATTGCACAATCAAAACAGACCATTGAGCCGTTTGGGCCATAGGGCCGCAACTCCCTGGCAACCGTAGAGACGCTGCAGTAGTGGCAAGTATTGGTCATGGTAGATCCTCCTCCAGCTCAACAAATGTGGTGAAGTTGATTCCGTCCGCTGCGCGCCTGAAATCCACCTCAACCACTCGGTACGTAACCAAGCGGTCAGTGATCTTGTCGCCAACAACAGGAATGCGAGGGAGCGAGACGTTGAGTCCGTGTACAGCATCTGGGCCGTGCAGCTTGACCAGATTACTCATAGTTCACACCGCCCTCAACACGGTCTTCGATCAGTTGCCACACCTGCTCATATTCAGGCCAGTCATCTTCAACAATGACACACTTCAGCGGCCGCTTACCGTCCCGCGCCCTTCCGGCCGCAACGATGCCAAGCAGCTCATCCAACTTGTTGCACTGCTCGTGTGTTAGGTATGCTAATCCGTCTGTGATCTTGATCACAGAGTAGCGAGTCTCTCGTAGCATCATGATGCTTATATCCTATTATGTAATCGGAAGTATAGCTGACAACCCGGAGGGTGATCAACTTTGGCTGACATTGCGCCCAACCACCCAAATTTCTGTGGCACCGTATGCAATTCGGTCCATCAGCGTCTTGGGCAATTTACAACCAACAAACACAACCGTTGTGTTACTGGGCCACCGTGCCGTAGCCTGCCGAGCCTTGATTGCTCCCTGCCAGCTCATGTGTTTAATGGTTGGGTGTTTGATTGTTTGTGCACCTTGCTCTACAAGATCGGCAGTAGTGTGCACCAAGATGTACTGACAGTTCGGCTGCCGCTCAATCTCCTTGTGCAACACAGCATTCAGCATCACATGCAGCCCTCTACCCGTTGCCACATCCAGGCGGACGGTGATCGTTGGAGCAGTAACAATGTGAACATCCAGTGCAGGCTTCTTGACGGCGGGAGGACAGAACGGAGCAGGTACACCGAACTCATGCTCATCCCAAGGCTGTCCACATTTGCTGCACGACGTATCGGGGATAATCACCTGCACCTCCTGCTCGCTCTGCTTCGCAATTAGCTTAGCGCGCGCCTTCTTCAGAGCACGCAACATTGGGACTGGATCGTTGTCGCTACTGAACTTGTTCCACGGTGACCGCATCTCCGACCCTGCACGACTGAAGCACTGCACCCCACCCCGGCTGATTGCCAATGGGCACTTGGTGCATGAACTATCGCCCCGTCTTGGAGGATCATACTTCTGGCAAAGAGCACAGTTCTTGCTGGAGATCGGCATGATGGCTGTCTGCTCATTTGTAAACGGGTTGCCCTTAAACACAATCCCTGTCGTGCCCATCGCCAAATGACCGCCCATATTCTTCAGTGCCGCCTGCTGCAGACCTTCCCACTTCAAGATGCTATGATCAAGCAGTTCAAGATCGGTGACGCCCTTCTTGCGAGCGATAGTGGAAGCACCAACGGGGTAGTACTTTTTCTTCCATTCAGATAGCTTGGTCATTATAGATCCTTCATCGTAAAAGGAACAACATTAAGAGTAACACTACATGCATCCGCAACGGTGCGAGTTTCCATTGTGCTGCTATCGTGGTAGCGACTAGCACGTTGTACAAAATTAAGAAACGCTGTACGGCCACGCAATGCTGCCTTCTCAGACTTAAACACCGTCACCTTATCAAACCGATCAAGCGTGGCATAACCTGTGCTGCTAACCCACAGACCCGTGGGAGAATGCTGCAAAACGTATAGCGTATTGGTCATTCAAAATCTCCCCCGTATGTTTCACGAACATAGTCCTGATATGCTTGCTCCCGCTCAGCTTCATCGTTGATGAACTGGGTGCATGCATCAGAACATTCCTTATTGTCACACACCGCCACTGATAGGCCGTTCCACCAATGCAGCCCCGACTCTGCCCTGCAGTGCCAGCACTTCCACACAGGCTTGCCGTGCTCTCTATTGATCTGGTTGGGGGACATTACTTGCCACTTCCGCGCTGGTCAACGGAGGTGGTGGACACGGGGTACTTCCCTTCCGTCTTCGTCGTGACAGAGCTGTTCGGGCAGCGAATTACGTGCATTGTGACAAGATGGCTACCGATGACGCCTGAGACTGGCATCATGATCCGCTCATACAGGCAGTCGCTGAGCGTTTTGCTATTGACCAGTGTGATCGCTTGCTCCACTTCAGTTGGAAGCGAGGTTGGTTGGTTGCTTTGGGTACACCCAACGGCAGTAGCAGACATTACAACTGCTACCAATATACTGAGCTTGTTCATTATGTGTCCTCAAGGGGATGTGTTAGAGGACACTATAACGTTAACCCCTAAAAGTGATCAACGCTTGAGAGAAAGGGTAGGACGGGGCTGCTGCATCCTCTCAACGGCCTGCGCTTTTTCAGCCGCGAAGCTTTGCACAATCAATGTGAGACGGCGGTCAGCAGTATAGCGCCGCCAGTTCTTATTCCACAACAGACCCATCCAGTGTCCGTCATGGCGCACTTGATAACCGTTACTCATCAGTCCCGGGTGCTCGCGCCACTCAATCCCTTGAGTGGTCAACCATGCGAGGAACGGCCTGATATCGTCAGAAGCGATCCACGGACCTTCAGCAGCGGACCGCGTCTTGCCATCAGGCATCGTCCACTTCTTTTTCTTAGGCGGTTGGGTTACTTCGTTCAATAGCATGCTATCATCTCCTCACAAACAGTTGTCCTATTTAGCCGTCTGTGTGTTGTCAGCAAGACGCTTCTTCCGAAGCTGCTCAATCATGCGGTCGCGTTCATCCAACTCCTGGTCAAGCTGATGCCAAGCAAGCTCCTCAGGATACATCTTGGCGAACCGCTTCTGCTGTGCTACACTGGGGCTACTATACCCCGGAATTTGTAGACCCCAAGTCTGCTTAGCCATCAAGTCCCTTCCCCAGCCACTGCCCAAAACGGTACAGCGACTTGATTATCCAGTAGAGTGTCCAAAATGCAAGAGCTACAGGCCAGAAGATGATTGTTGCTAGGTCGAGGACTCCCTCCATCCCGTCTCGCACTCCACCAATCATACCTGCAGTGATGATCATCACCGCAATGTATAGTACAATCACTGCACCTCTCCTAACCGCTGGAGCAGATCGATGACCCGAGTGGTGGCGCTATCAACGTACGCTTGGTACGTCCTGATCTGTGCCGTCTCTTGATCGATCTTTTGCTGCAGGCCCCACACAGTTGCAGCCTTGATTGGATCCTCTGCTTCGAGGATACTGATCGGCAGTTCATAATCGCTGTGATTGGCACAACCACGAGCACTCCACTCCGTACGGATGTGCAGCTTGTTGTTGTACATATCCAGGTCAGACAAGTAGTCGCCCTTGATTGTCCCTAACCCTGCGGCGACGAGCAACTCGTCCAGTCGAGCCTTCGCCTCGTCAATATCAGGATGCTTGTATAGGTCGATGTCCGAGATCGCCTTGTTGATTAGTTCCTTCAACGTGCTCATTGTCTGTTACCTTCCTTTGTTTTTCAACATCCGATCAATCTCTCGAGCAACATCTTTGTCGTGTTCGGAGTGACGCTTGTCGCTATGAGATTTGCCCTTTGCAAGTGCAATGTTGACCTTGACGACTCCGTTGTGCCAGACCAAAGAAACGGGGACAATTGTGTACCCCTTCTGATCAATCGACCCAATCAGTCTGTCAATCTCCTTACGCTTTGCTAACAACTTGCGCGTGCGGTCCTTCACAGCGGTGACGTGGGTGCTGGCAGAGTTGAGCGGAGTGATTGTCAACCCCGTCAACCACAACTCTCCGTCGCGGATGATCACATACCCAGCCGGCATTGTCAACCGGTGGTCACGGATCGACTTGACCTCCCACCCCTCCAACACTATGCCGACTTGGATCACATCACCGATGTGATAATCAAAGCGGGCCTTACGGTTCTCTAGAATCAGCATGTGTGCACCTCAACGCTTACTCATTGCGGTAGAATGTCAGCCACTTGTAGTAGCCAATCTTCTTTCCGTTCTTGGTCACCACAATCGGTACGCCGAGAGCCCACATTAACGCGAATAGTCCCACAAAGCTCCCAACAACTAACAAGACCAGCGGGAGGTATAGCAGGACAATGAGCACCGCAACGATCGCCGCAGTCATCCAAGCAATAGAACCGATCATACGGTCTCCTTCACCATCAGTGACGGATGGAACGACTGCACAGGAATGTACTGCACACCGTTGTGTGTCACAGGACGTTCATCGGTGGTATAATGGTACTCCTGGAACCGCCACACCTTCTGCTTCTTGCCGTTAACGACCACCTCCACCTCTTCCACCGGCTCACGAATGGTGAAGCACTCAAGCGGCTTGTGGGTTATCCTTGCAGTGGGTGGCCTTGTCACCTTCGTCTGTACTTTCTTTGTTGCCATCATGTTTCCTCACCAACAGGCTTCTGCCTATCAGTCTTGTGGTTCTTTACGTGCAGTCGAACGACGATCTTCTTGCCGAACCCTGCTCTCACCACCCTGCACTTGGCATAGGTGCGTCTTGCTCCGTGTGCTCTCATTAGCCAATAGCGTACAGGCGATTCTTGATCATGTCAACCATCTGCTGGACGGTATGCACCGCAGCTCCGTCAGCGCTAGGCCGCACATGCCACCACACGTCGCTGTAGTTGGGGCCGTCACTAAAAAGGTTATCCGACTCTTCCAGCTCCTTAGCGAGCGCGGGGTTGTGGTAGCCGGGACTGTCAGCAGCGCTGATGTAGATCGAGTGACCACCCAGCCAACACTCACAGAGCACCACCTCTCGGCCACCTAGCAGAAAGCGGTCTTGGTTGTCCGCCTCGAACAATGCTTCCGGATTGTCGTGTAGTTCGATCATGTGCGTGCTCCTCTGTATGTGTTACAATAGGGGAGACTATAGCTTGATTACCCTTTCGGTGGCAACCGGGCGCACTGAGCAAACCCCGCATCAATCAACTCCTCCTGGCACGTCAGCATGTCGCCTTCAGCCAGGTGCTTGTTGATAATGTTCTCTACCGCAAGCTCAGTCTTAAAGAAGCTGACTGAGGTAAACGAGCTCTTCATCGCAAACGGCCACAGCAGATACTTAGCAGCTTGGTCACTGAACGGGGTCCTGGAGACGTTGAGACAACCCCCGATCACGGGCGCAATGTGTTCAAGTGAAGCCACCTTCGTCTTTGCGGCCGAATAGTCCCCACCAACAACTTGAGGTCCGTACTCGAGCGATTTAATGGGCGCTCGAGCCAGGTTGAAGTTCCTCGCCACTTCAACCGGCCCGTTATGCAGAGACTCCAGCCTGCAGCACATGCGCTGATCGTCGTCAAACATCACCCCGACGAAGAACGAGCCACTGACGATCCCGATCGGTACTTCAATCTCGGTATCTGTTGGTTGAAGTGTAAAGTTTCCGTTCACATCATACCGACCTGGATACTTTGTGCTTGGAGCGAACTGTCCATTAACACGGGCACGAAGCCACACATCAGCGCGTTCCTCTTCCGTAAGCATACACTAACTCCTACCGTAGGCTCAACGAGCGGGATGGTCTTCTTCGGCGATCATCAGCAGAGCATGCACTACGTGTTGGTGCTGGAGCTCCAACGTACGGCCGGAGAACATGGGCTTATCCCCCGGCAGCTGATCGCGCTGCCACATCGTCAACCGGACGGCGTCAACGATGTCCTTCGCATCCCTCAGGCCGTAGCCGAACCGCTCCCGGAGCAGCTTGATCGCAGGGATCGGAGCCTTGCTGCGGAGTGCCTGCAGCACCTTAGTCAGCGTATCCCGGTTGCCCCTGGCCACTTGCTGGCCTCCATTGGTGTAAGCCACCTTGACATCAGCTTGTTGCTTGCGCTCACGGATCGCTTGTAGCATTGACTCTGGTTCATCATTGGTTGGCGCGGGTCGCGATCCCTCTGCAGCCAGCTCCAGGAACAGTGACGGGTGCTTCTGGGCAAGAGCCAGCACGATCATCGAGTAGTTGAGACCGCCCTTGGCGAACACGGCGAGCGCAGCCTGGTAGGCGGACACTTGGTTCGTCACAGGCTTCTGAGGCTGCACCTTCACAGCCTTCTTCTTTTGTGTTGCCATTATTCGACTCCTATAATAGAATAGGGGGATGATCTCTCATCCCCCTATCGTAGGTCAACGCGGTCTGGTTCAGTCGCTTTCAGTGCTGAGGTCGCTGCGCGCACCAGCCCAGCCACAATCCAGGCACCTAGCTTTTGCATCATCGTCATGCGCCTTGACGCTATGGCAGTAATGGTCGCCGGTGTTCACCATCAGCATTTGCTCAGCGGTAACGGCAACGTCTCGGCTACTGCACTCCGGACACACCAACCAACGCTCACCGTACGCATTTGTTTGTTCACTCATACAGCTCAGTACTCGATCCCGAGCTCATCCAGCAGGTCACGAGCTGCCTGCACTTTACCGCACCACTCACCAATGTCGAAGGCATCGTCGTAGTTGCCGCCGCTGTAGTCGCACGCGTTGAAGTCTTCATTGTCAGAGGCGATCTTCAATGCGGCGAGCTTCTTTAGCCGCTCCAGCACTTCAACCGCCTTTGCAACAGTAGTGCCTTTGACGAGAGAGCGGACTTGGTCTTCGTTGGTCATGTGATTGTTCTCCAGTTGAATCAATGAGGGGATGATACATCAACCCTCACCAATGGTCAACTTAGGTCATCGCACGATCAACGCTTGGTGCAAGCCCAGAACACTTCGTTGATGCCACACTTGACGCAATGACCACCTTCGTGTTCGTATCCCTTCAACGGCTTGCTGAAGTCATGGTCGCAGTCCATGCGTTGGTCAAGGAGCTTGTTCAGCTGCACGGCCGCCTCACGGCGGGCATCTTCAGCAGCATGCACAACCTGTTGTTGCTGGTTGATCTGCTCGAGGAGAGTCATCACTTGCGTCCTTATTGAATCAATGAGGGGATGATACATCAACCCTCACCGGTGGTCAACGCAGTTGTGCGCAGCGATCAGCAGGCTCAGCGTGCCGCTAGCTGGTCCATCACCTTTCGCTGTACAATCGCATACGCATTGGTGCGGGACATGTCGACTTCCTTCTTAGCGGCGTGCCATGCACTACGAACAGCGGCGACGCTGACACCAGCCTTGCGAGCCATCGTCTCGAACCTATCAACCTTACGCTTCTTAGGAGCCGCGGGGGCTGGGGCTCCCTCCCGATCGCCGCTAACGTACGGGTCACTGCGCTTCATTGCGCCTTCGAACAGGTCTGCTACTTTCATTGAAGTGGTCTCCTTGACTGTATCCCGCTATTTACGGGATAGTCACCGGAGATCACTTCACACGTGCAAAGTACACGATCACGTATCGGTAACCAGAACCAACAAACCGGACATCATACGCAACAACCTTCCAGCCGCTTGGAGCGATGGAGCCTAGTTCACGCCAAGCGTTTTCGCCCGTCGTTGGGTGAGTGCAATCACCCTCCTTCGCGCGGAATTCGCGAAGGCAGACTAGGATCATGCCGTCTACCGATATCGCATTGCGTTCCGAGTGGAACATCATCATGCGTGGCATGGCGCCGTAGTCAACCACAGCACTTGTCTGAGCGGACAGTACTTCGACTTTGGTTGACGAGCTCGTCGTGGCAGCTTGCGCGAAGCCAGCCAGGGCGAGCATAAGGGAAGCGATCAGCTTGTTCATATACGAACTCCTGAGGTAAAAAGGGGGGATGATAACACCTCCCCCTTCGTTCAGTCAACCGAAGTCGAATGCCACCCGAACACGTGCCGTGCCTCGATGGCGAGCGTGCACTCCAGGTCACTGCACGAGCCGTCCAGCGTCTGCTGCCCGCGGATGTAGCGGATCACCACATTGGCTGTGCGCTCAACAAACGCGCGGAACTCAACGCCGTTCAGGTCGGCGAACTGTTTCACCTGCTCGTTCCACTCGGTGCAGGCGCCCAGCACCCACCGCCGCACTTGCTTGATCAGCTCGCTGATGTCCATGTTGCTTCTCTCCTTGTTTGACCTTGACCGAAGTATACTTCAGCTCAGCCAACCAGTCAACCTTGCTCTTCTGCATTGTGCTGGCCCTCAACCCGCGACAGCGTGAACTTCGTTGACCTCTTCGAACCGGCGCTGTGACAGGCAACCGAAGTGCACATACACCCCGCCTGCAGGCGACGCCTTGCTCTCTTCGCGGTACTGATCGAACCAGCCAGTGCTGCGCAGTCCGCACAACTCACCACAGCCGGGACACTCCACCTTCTCATCAGCGGTGACGGGCTGACCGGTGAAGGCGGTGCCGACAAAGACGGGCTGGCTCATGTGTGCTCCTTGGTTGCTATGAGGGGATAATACCTCACCCCCACTACTAGGTCAACGCTATCAAGCACCGATCTGATTGACGGCGAGCGTTGCGGCTGCGATGTAGTTGGCCGGCTCGCCACGCAGGTACATGTCCGTGACGCGGTCGGGGTGCTGCAGACCCATGTAGCGAATGATGCTCTTCAGGCCGCCGCCGGTGTAGGCGGTGCTGATGAAGTGGATCATGTTTGCGAACGTGTGCATCTTGCGACTCCTGATTGCTTAACCAATGAGGAGAGTATCCCACCCTCCTCGTGTTTGGTCAACTGGTCACGTGTTGTAGATCGTCAGCTCCCACCCCTGCATGTGCGGGTACTTGTGGATGGACTCGGTGGCCGGCACGAACCGGAACGCTTCACTGGTGGCGTCCGCACGCAGCGCCCACACAACAGCCCGTCCGGTATTGTGGTTGACGATGCAGATCCCGTCGTCACACGCATCGTCGTAGATGCTCTCGAAGCGGTGGCCTGGCCGAAGCCCGAGGTCGCTGGCGAACGCCGAAGCCCTCTTGTCGACCATGTTCCAGCTGACGCGGCTGGCGTCATACGGGTGCATCGTGAGGGTAGCCATCTCAGCTCTCCGGTTGTTGATTAGGTGAGGAGATGATACCTCGTCCCCTCATCTTGGTCAACGCTCAATACACCGAGCGACCAGCGTATTCGTTGTAGAACGACATCCACTCGATCGCGAACTCTTCGCCGCTGCCGTCGACCAGCAGGCCGAAACGCTTAGCGTATTCGTACGGACCTTCGCGGTCATACACTTCACGAATCGCCTCAACAGCAGCGTCGGTCGTCAGGTGAGCGCCTTCACAGATCAGGTCCGTGATCAGAGCTTCAACTTTCGGGAAGCGGGCCATCAGCTTGTCGTACATGGTTCGTGTCCGGTTGTTGATTCAGTGAGGAGATAATAACACATCTCCTCGCTTTGGACAACTGGTCAGATACAGCGAACGACGTAGATCTGACCACCATCAACGCCGCACTTGGCAGCTTGTGCGAGATTGCCGTTGACAATCTCGAACGTATCGCCGAGGATCTTGGGGCCGTTGTCATCAGCCAATTCGATCGTTTGATCCTTCCATGCGACGCCGTCGCATTCACCAACGTATTCGCTGATCACGCGGATCAGCTCCGCTTCCGACCACTCAGTGACACTGACGGTGTTGTCATCACCGACACCCTCACCACCTTCGAACACGAAAACAGAAATCATTTGGATGCGCTCCGTTGTTGATTCAGTGGGGAGATAATACCACATCTCCCCACTTTGGTCAACTGGTTAGACCACAATCAACCGGTAGAAAAAGTAACCATCTGTCAACTCATCCTCGTTGACAGGAAGGAAGAAACCATTCGGAGTTTCGTAGAACTCCCACTCCTCCTCCTCAAACCCCTCCTTGATGAAGGAGAGAGCTTCCTCCCGAGAGAGGAACTTGTCAACATCACCGATCGTGTCGGACGGAGTCTGTTCTCCACAATTGACGATGTTTCCAGTGACCACGATGAACATTTCTGTTCTCCAATTGATAAACGACAAGGAGAGTGTCTCATCTCCTTGTCGTTTGGTCAACTGTTGTCAGGACCACAGACCCGACTTGCAGTTCTGGTGGTACGTCGAAGCACCGGGGGCGGAGAGGCCCAGTTGACTCATGAACGCTGCGACGATCTCCTTGCGCGGCTTGCCCGCCATCGTCTTGTAGATCGCCACCGCGCGATCCTTCTTCGATGCGGCCTTGACGGGCGCTTCGGCGACGGCAGGCTCGACGGCGGGAGCGGCCTTGGGTTCGACAGCCGGCTGAGAAGCCGTCAAAACCGGCGTAGAATCGACGATCACAGGCTCACTGGTGTCCTCAGCCGTCTCCGCTTGGCAAACGGCTTCCAGGAGCTTCATGCCGCTGTCTTCGCCCTTCTTCATCAGGCGGGAGGCGTGCTGCGGGTGGATCGACATCGTCACCGCGCCGCCCTGCTCCATCAGGATCACGTACGGCTCCTTGCTCGAGTCCTTCATCACGCCCTGCTTGTCGCTGAGCGCGTAGAGGCGGAACACCTTGACCGACTCGTCGCGCTGACGCACTTCAACGAGACGATCCTTCAGGGGGGCGAACAGAGCTTGCAGTTGCGACATGATGTGTGTCCTTGCTTGGTTGTTTGACAGTGAAGCCAGTATCCCACCAGCCTCACATTTGGTCAACGCGGTTGACTGTAAGGCTCAACCGTTGTCAGGCGAAGTCGAATGCGGAGAGGCAGATGCTCGGGCAGTCGGAACGGAACACCGAGTAGGTGCCGACGTCCCAGGCGCCGCCGATCGCGTAGAGGCGGGCTTCGCTAGCAGACGCTTCCCACGAGTGGTGAGTGACGTCGTTGCGGATGATGAACTTGTTCATGCTCATGCTTAGCTCCTGTTGTTGAATCAGTGAGGAGATAATACCACTCTCCTCATATTTGGTCAACAGGTTAGTTCGCTTCGTCCAACTGCGAGACGAACTCGTCAACAGCGCGACGAGCATGGATCAGATGCGAGTGTGCATTCGTGCCGAAGTTCTGATCCGTTGACTTTGCCCACTCCAGTAGGCGCGGATCGTTCAGCATCGCTTCCAGTTCGTCAACGAAAGCGGTCGCTTCTTCCGAGCTGTCGAATTTGTCCATGTGCATGCTCCTCAGCAGTTGATGTGGTACATCATAGCACCACATCAACTGCTGGTCAACTGGTCAGAAGTTCAGCATGTCGTTCACATGCTCTTCCAACAAACCGTTTTTCTGGTTGTCATAAGCTTGGTAGTGCTTGAGAATCGCCTCCTGCACTTGTTGTTCAGTCATGTCCTGTTGTTCGGCTGTCTTCTTGATCAGTTCGTCGGGAATCGTGAGAGTGATGATCATTTGGATCTCCTACAGTTGTTTAACGACAAAGAGATAATAACACAATTGACCAAACACGACAAGTGGGCAGGTATTAACCTGCCCACTCAGATGGTCAACTGGTCACATCGTCCAGTAGCCCTCCATGCTCGGATCGGAGGCGCGGCTGCCCCGTTGCGACTTGCGGATCTGCACATCAGCGCCGTTCATCAGGCTCTTCACCGTGATCATCACGTCGGCTGTCTGCCACGCGCTGTACTCGGCGACCACCCACTCAGCAGCTTCCGACTCCGACGCATCCACCTTCTTCAGCACCTTCGTGCGGATCGTTTTGGCGACGCGCTCCGTCTCGAACGTCTGCTGGCCACTGCTCGGCGACTTCATCCGTTGCAGCGTTTCGGTGTTGTAGATGACGTAGGACACTTCGGATCTCCGTTGGTTGACAGTGAAGCCAGTATCCCACAGGCTTCACCGTTGGTCAACAGTGGTCAGAGCCAATCAACAGGACCGATGATGTCGACGCCCTCGTCGCTGATCGTCACTTCAACAGCATCCTCCACATCATCCGAACACGTGACGCACTTGATCTCAGTGTCCAACGCGTCGTCAGACAACAAGTTCAGATGGTCACGCAGTTGACGAAGGGTGGTTGCGGAGAAGGTTTGCATTTTCGTTCCTCTGGTTGACAGTGAAGCCAGTATCTCACAATACTGGCTGTTGGTCAACGGATCAGTTGCCCGCAAAGTTCAACTGTAGTACTCATCCTTCTTGCCCAAGAAAGACAACTGTTGATAATGCCAGTATCCAGCACAACAGACATGTTCACACAGCCACATGCCCGTCTGACCTGAGTTCTTCCTGTCACGGAAGTACTTAACAACAAATTGTTCCATCATGGTTGGTCCCAGTTGGTTGACAGTGAAGCCAGTATCTCATAATACTGGCTCTTGGTCAACTGGTCACCACCACCCACGCATGTTGGCGACATGGGCAAGGATCAGCAGGCCGATCGTCACCGCGGTCGCGATCTTGCCGTTGTGGCGGTAGACCGTGTAGAACCACGTATTCGGCGTTTTCTTGGAGCTGAACGTGTAGGTGTGGCGATGACGGCGATACGACGCTTCAATCGCCGTATACACCCACACACCAGCGAGTGTGGCGACGATGAGGACGACGATGAACATCCAACCACCGCCCATCAGACCTTCCCAGATCGCCGCTTCGAGCGGATTGCGGTACACCACGATCGATTGCATCATTACTCCTGAATGTTGGCGTGACGGATGAGATTCTCTGCGATCAAGCGTTCAATGACAACACGCTCAATTGCGAAAGCAAACTCAAGTTGAGATGGACTGAGTCTCGTGCATCCAAACACCTCACGGCCAACGCGCGCCGCATCAGTTGTGGTGATGACGGACGGGAGATGTTGTTCGGTAGGCATGGTGCTCTTTCTCGTCAGTGAGGAGAGTATCGTCTACTCTCCTCACTTTGTCAACTGGTCAGCTTAGAACGTGTGGACTTGCCCGTCGATCACCACACGCTTGATGCTGTCTGCCTTGATCGTGCGAATGATCACCTTGTTTTCCAGTCCGCCCTGTTCACTTTCTCCGTGATCAGCAGGCATGCCTTCGATTTCCGCCTTGTTGATCGGACGCACGCCGTGCAGGTAGTGAGTCTTGCCCGACTTCAGGAAGATCACTTCAATGTACGTTTCACCGTGGTGCTCGATGATCGGCGTGCCTTCGACGCGAGTGCCCCATGCACGTTCGCTCAGTTGGAACGATGCAGGATCCTTGCCCTCTTGACGCAGACGACGTTCCACCATCGCACCGTAGGCGCTGCCCGACTTGTTCGAGAACACCATCACGTTGCTGCCGATCGTCACCTTGCGGATCGCACCCTGCATCGGGTTCTTCTTGCCGCCAGTCAGCTTCGGAATCGTTTCCGTGTCGATGCTGATGAAGTTGGCGCCGTTGACGTTGCTGAACAGATCGCGGATTTGCTTGGACATTTCGGTTCCTTGCGTGTGTTGTTTGACAGTGAAGCCAGTATAACAGAAACCGGCTGCTTGGTCAACGTGGGCGGAATTGTCCGCCCATTTCAGTCATCGACAGTTGACAAGACCGCTCGTCTCAGTTGACAGTGCTTCACCGATCGCTTGAAGCAGTCCACGTTGAATGCGTGCTTGACTTCGACGGTTGCCCGTATAGCGATTGACACGACGACGAAAGTTCGTCATAGCACGTTGACGTGCAGACGCATTACGCCACGATGACGAGTCATCACTGGCGATCGCCTGCAGCAGTTCAGCGCGAATCGGCTCGATTGTGCCACCATACGCCATGATGACGTAGCCGAGAGCCTGCACTTCGATCTCGTCCTCCGTGTCGATCGCCGCGATCGCCTTCTGCACGTAGACGGGATCCTTCAGGCGTTCAGCGTACAGCTTTACAGCCTTGTTCGCTGCCTTCTTTCCGTCGTTGTCGTAGATGTCATGGAGGAGCTGACCGAGAATCGCCTCCTCCATAGTCAGTTCGACGTCACACGGCGTATCGCCCTCCATCACACCTTCACCCCACCAACCCACGATTCACCACTCCCTCTTCACGATGATTGCAATCATCATCGCAATGACGGGAGAGAACAACAGGGCAACCTTGAGATAGATCATGATGTGTACCGAGAATGTTTACTAGTGGGATTATTGTAACAATCATCCCACTCAGATGGCAACGTGGTCAGGTGGACGAATCATCCACTTCGAACACGATCTCCACCCCCTCACCGAACACTTCCTTCGCCCTGTTGACAGCGAATTCCTTGAGGTCGTCCGTGTCGCCGTTGAACTCACCCTGATGGCGCCCTTCCTTGATCACGTCTTCGTACGCCTTGTCGATCACGGCATCCTGCAGAGCTTCCACCTTGACGTGGAGGTCAGGATCCTTCCGTTGCACGTCGAAGTCATCGAAACCGTCCTCTTCGCCGTTGAAGTAGCAGAGGACGGAACAGCCGTTGTAATTGGCCTGATATTCGATTTTGATCTTGGTCAGCATATTACGTTGCTCCAATGCGTTACGGTGAGGATACTATAACGCATCCTCACCAAGACGGCAACCGTTGACTTCTTAGATGCTGAGCGTATACGCTTTGCTCAACCGCTCATTCACCTGATCACTGACAACCTTCATGCGAGTGAGACAGCGTTCTTCGCTGACAGTCACCTCGTAGTACTCCGTCCAGCGCAGGTAGCGTGCGATCTCATGCTGCAACCACCGCTTCTCAGCCAGGTCTTCTGCGATGCGCCGCACTGCTGCTTCGTCGCTGACGTCGATCAGCTGCGGCAGCCGGTCTTTGATCAGATCGTACATCAGCACGGTCGGTCTCCTCAGAACTCCACCGCAACGTACACGTGGTCGTTGATCGTGACGGCGTAGCGTGCTTCACCGTCCGAGATCACGTCGAGCTCCTCCTTATCCAGCAGCGCGGTGATCTCTTCCGAGGTGCTCATCACCGTCATATCGTCACCTTCGGAGTGCTCGTAGACGAACGAGCGAAACGCGTGCAGGTCAGCGGCGCACACGCCAACCAAACCCAACGCGTTGGCCCAGCTGCCGTTGGTGGAGAGGATACAGAATTGACTCATGATGTGCCTCAGAGCAGAATGTTTACTAGTGGGATGATTGTAACCCCATCCCGCAGCCGCGTCAACCGAAGTCAGTCTTGCACTTCACATTCTCGGATCGTGAACAGCAGCGACCAGTCGTAGAACTCACGACCCTGCTCGTACACATACACCAGCGTCACGGTTGCTGCATCTTCAGGCTCACGCGCGGGCGATACGGTGTCATACCCGTTGTCTTGCGTGAAGCCGCCGCCGTCGCGCTCTTCGGTGATCATTTTCATCACCGATTCCATCGAGCGGTAGACGCCGAGATGTGATTCAACTTCGCCGCCGTTGACGGAGAGAACGAAGACCTTAGCCATGCTGAAACCTCATGTGGCTGTTACTAACTGGTGGGATGATTGTAACATCATCCCACCGCAGCGTCAACTGATCACTCGTCAGCGTCGGCGATCATGTTGTCGATGTTCATCTCTTCACGCTCACACTGCACATGCGTGTAGAACGAATTGTTGGGCCTGTTGTACAGATAGCACCAGCCATCGTCCTCGAACACTTCCCAGCCATCCTTCTCAGCAATCGGCTTGACGTTCGGATCGCGGACGTCAACAGGGAAGTCGTGGTAGGAGAAATCGTCGTCGTGCTCGCTGATCAGACGCGTGCCGAACGTCTGCTCGAAGTGCTCAACAGCGTCGTCGTTGCCAGAGCCATACGTCGAGACGCAGCCGACGAGATCGTTGTTGAACGAGACCCAGCAGTACGAGCCACCAGCATTAATGCCGACCGACTCTGCGTTCTCGAGGGTGATCTCAGTATCCTTCATGTCCTCGTCGCTGAGGTACGTCGCGAACTTGGCCAGCACTTGCTGACGATTGATCTGAGTACCACGAGGAAGGATGTAGCAGGTGGACATTTCAGTTCCCGATTGCGTTACAGTGAAGATACTATAACGCAACCTTGCCACAACGTCAACTGGCCAATTGCTTGATGTGCGTAATCAGCTTACCGAGCGACTTGCGATTCCTGCACACATATTCAGCCACATAATCCACCCAGCCATCATCACAGTACCAAGTTTCAACAGGGGCTTCAGAAATCAGGCGAAGGATGTTGCGCCGAGCGAGGATAGGCGTGCCCTCAAGGAGCGCTTTGGTCTCCTTGTCCGTCATGCCGTCAGCCGCCTCATACAAGTCGTCAGTGATGCCAGGAAATTGGTACCGAGCTTGTCGTCAACCAAGCTCGGTAGCGCGATCAACCAACTGGTCGATGATGTGCTTGACGGTCACGTGTGCTCCAATGCGTTACGGTGAGGATAGTATCTCATATCCTCACCACAACGTCAACCGAGATACCGGAGGTGCTTCTCCAGGAAAGCGATCGCCTCGTCCAAGGCATCTTCATCCCACTTGTCGCGGAACGCCTTGTACGCTTCCAGTTGCTCCTTGGTCCGGATGCGGGCGGCCTCGACCTGTGCATCGCGCCGAGCCCACTCCGCATCGCCCGCTGAGCACACACGGCGTTCGACTACGTAGCCGCTTCGACCTTCGCGGTAGCGGTATTCGCCCTCGACCGCCTTGCCACAGCAGTTGCACCGCATCGTCCCGTGATGAGATGATGCGGCGCTGGCGTATGACCAGCGCTTCATGGTGTTGCCTTTCAGTCGTTCTTGATCACGACGCAGAAACTGCGCGAGCCGCCCAGGCCACTTCGAGCACCAGCGATGAAGTAGCCACCGAGGTACTTGTCACCGTAGTTGCGCTTCAGTGCCGCCTCGAGCTTCAGTTGTTGTGCGCGATCCGATCGGAACACATCGTTCGCGAGCCACAGCTTGACGCGCCGCGTGCCGTCCTTGCGAGCGTGAGTGAAGGTGATGCGCTTGCCGCCCCAACTACTCGTGGCGTAGTTGGCCTCACCGAGCGACTTGATCAGAGGTGCTTTGTAGTTCGCCATCGCGTGCTCCTTTGTTTCAGTACGCATATAATACCACAACACACGCAGTAGCACAACAGCAATGTTTGGTAGTATAATGCATTCATGCGATCGAACGGGCAACGCCGGGGATGGACGGCGAGAGCGGGCGAGTGAATAATACCTGAGCGGCACGAAAGGTGACCGCGTTGACTTGGTCACCTAACTCCGCCTACGATGTGTCTCAGTTCAGCACTGACGGAACAAAGCGGGCACGATTGACTGTGACGCCGATTCCATCATCTCCTCGGACGGAGATGCAGCAACCATCCCAGTACTGCACGACGTACGTGCGCCCCTCCGTCAGCTCTCCGTTGACGCCTGAGGCATCGACGCAGACGGCACTCGCCCCTTCCGGGGTGTCTTGCGGCGAGATCACTTCTTGCTCCGCTTCTTGTGCAGGTCGAAGCCGTGCTTGTCGGCGAGCTCACGCAGCAGCCGCATCTCCACAACTTCGTGCGTATCACCACGCCGCCAATTGCTGTGGGCGACAGGGCGGGCGGAGTAGCCGTCGGCGATGATCAGCGACTGCGTATCACCGTGCACCTGCTCCGCCACTTCGCCGTACGGCAGTTCATGTCGTGCACCGGTCACCTGACCCGTGCTCTTCATTGAGGCAGAGAGCATGATCCGTTTGCCGAGCGCGGGATCGTTCTCCCACTCACTCGCTCGGTCGTTCATCAGCACAACAACAGTACGGAAGCCCATTGCTTTCTCCAGAATGTTTACTAGTGGGAGATACTATACGATGTTATTCGCATAATGTCTACACTTCACGCAACAACTGCGCGTTTACTAGTGGATTGTGGTAGGCCGGGTGGGATTCGAACCCACTATCCTCCGATTATGAGTCGGGCGCTTATACCGGGCTTAAGCTTCCGGCCCGCTGCGATCACTTGCGCATGTAGAACACGAGGGCAGCCAGGGCGAGCTTCATCGGCACGCCGTTCGCTGCCATGTAGTCAGCGCCAGCGCGGACGCCTTGCTTCCCTGCGATTTGTTGGCCGGCCTTGACGGCGCACTGAATCTCGAACGTGATCATCTTGTATGTTCCTTAGCTGAGGAGGACCTTCGCTGCTTCCACTTCGGCCTTCACCAACGCCTGCCAGTCGTAGTCGAAGGAGCTGACATTGAGATCGCGCTCTTCGCCATCCTCCATCACCAACACCCATTTGCCGGTGTAGCCCTTCAGACGGCCGCAGCGCTTGCCTTCTTCGTTGAAGATGTTGAGGTTGCTGTCGAACTTCAGCAGCACGGCGAATGAGAAGTCCTCGCAGCGCACAACGGTGCGGCTGTCATCATCGTTGTGGTGGCGGAGGTGGTAGCGTTCTTCGCCGATGTCAAAGTACTTCATGTCGTTCAGTCCTCTTCCGGATGGCCGTAGTCATACGTGAGGTACTGGTCCATCTCGAAGTTGTCCCGCAGACGCATGATGAGGTCAGGATGCAGGCCATCGCGGATCTCCTGCGCGAACCGCTCGGCAGAGTTGCGGCTGGTGAACGCACCGTGACCGAACGCATCATTGGCGAACTTGTAGTGGTTGGTCAGCCACCGGTAGTTGCCGCCTTGCTCGTACAAGCGGTTGTACGCAGCCCAATTGAATTGCACGGGCCGCCAGCTACTGCCAACACCGATCGGCTTGCGCACCTTCTTGCCGGTGAAGTGCACCGGCTGCACGCCGACGGTGAGGCCATGGGCATCGATATGTGCCAGCACACGCCACACAGTCTGGCCACTGCGCATCTTTCTGAGTTTGGCTTGAGAGATCTGCATGATGTTGCCTCCGCATTACGATGAGTAGAGTATAGCTCCGGCTAGCGGATCAGGCAACACCCCAGCGCTTGCGCAGCTTCGGAGCCTCCAGCATGCTCTCCTCGCCGTACAGCCGCCAGTCGTCACCGTAGGAAGCCTTCAGAGCAGCGTCACGGCTCTCCGCAGCGATGATCGCGGATTGCATCAGGTCCGGCAGCACCTCGTCAGCGATCCAGCCTTCAGCACGCAGCTGCTCGCGACCCTCGAACGTCTCCTTGCGGCGTTCGATCTGATCAGTGATCTGCTTCGCGGCAGCGTCGTAGTCAGCGACCGTCCAGTTGCTGAAGTCGTTCCGCGGCCGGAAGCCGTAGAAGTCCTTGTGGAGATCGCTGTAGAAGGACGCAGCTTCGTTGAGCTCGTCTTCGGAGGTGTGTGCGGTGTTCATGGAGATCATTATCCTGTCTTTACAGGATCCTGTCAAGCATCCTGATGCCACCAGCCTTGTCGTGCTTCGGTTGGCAGGTGATGCAGTACATGCAACGCATGCCGATCTTCTTCATCGCCGCTACACGCAGAGGATTGATCGATTCACCGCAATCAAGACAGTCGTCGAGCTGAGGACCGTCGATCAGCGATTGCGACGCTCTAATCGCGTTTTCAGCGAGGATAAGCGCGTGTTCTGCTTCTGCATCAGGATTGCCAGTGTAGCCGGACATGTTTGCGATTTGGAAATAGCGAATGGGGAGATCATAAGACCTCCCCATTCAGTTGTCAACGAGAGTCTTTGTAGACTCTCAGCTTGATCAGTTGACTGCGATCAACTTCTGCAGGTCGGTGTTGCCGAGCAGATCCGACATGCCCGCTTGTTCCAGTTGCTGTTCAGCGATCGTTGCCCGCACTTGACGTTCCTTGCGACCGACGTCCTTCAGTTGGCCGATCGCTGCGAGCAGTTCGGTGTTGGCCGCTTCCAGTTCGCCGTCGAGACGAACCTTGTCGTCGAAGTCGATGCTGTTGACGTTGATCTTGAACGACTTCTGGAAGCCGTAACCGTAGCGATCTTCGCCCTTGTCGTTGTCCTTCAGCTTGGTGTTGACGCTGACGAACGACTTCGCCTGTTCCTTCGTCCAGTTGACGGTGACCGACTCGACCTCGAACTTGACGTTCAGGGTGGGCACGTTCACCTCGTAGGCCGCCTTGTTGACGCCGTCGATCAGCGCCTTGTCGAGAGCGGCCAGTTGGCTCTTCAGCGACTTGACCAGTTGTTGCAGACGGTCACGCTTCTCGATCAGGGCCGTTTCGTACTTCGCGACGAACACCGACACGACTTCGTTCATGCCGACAGAGGCGGTGACGGGGGCGATGAAGGGCTTGGCGATTGCGGTCATGGTGCAGTTCCTTGCAGTTGTTTGCGGTTGATGTCGTTTGTTCGACGACAGAGAGATAATACCTCTGCTGCCGTCTTTTCGCAACAGGAGTGGTTATTCCTGATCGTTTTCGTCGGTCTTTTCTTCCGACTTGTCTTTGCTGAAGATCGCAGGATTGTCCCACACCTGCTTGATGAACGGGCGCTCTTCGTCAGACAAAGTTGCCGACAGTTCGTCCCAAGTCAACAGGGCCTGGATGAACTTGACGAAACCTTCGTAGTTCTCGTTGACGTACTTGGGGTCAAGTTGGTGGGACTTGAGATCGAATCGGGCACGAATCAGGACCATGCCCTTGTTGATCAGATCGCGGGCATGTGTCTTCTTCAGCACCAGTTCCTTCTTCTTGTCAACATGCTCGACAAACAAGCGGTCACCGACGCGGCGCATCCCTTGCACGAACGACGAAACGTTGTATCCGCCCTTGATCGCATCGAGAAGCTGGGCATCTTTGATGACGATCGTCTTCTTGCCCGCAGCGACTGCTTGCTGTTTCAGCGCGATCAGAGCGTCCTTGACAACCGTTTCACGCAGGATCGTGCGGTTTCCGCCGTAGAGATGCGAAACACCCGTCAGTTCCTGGATTTCTTCGAGAGTGAACGCATCACCGATCACGTCTTCGGGGGCGATCTCAGCGGAAATCGTGATGCGATACGGGTGGGTCGTATCGATCTCGAACAGCTTCATGTCAGACATTGCATTCCTCGTTTGGTTGACAGTAACGAGATAATACTACCAACCACCTATCTTGTCAACTGTACCAGGGCGTGTGCATCGTCGCACCCAGCATGCGGCACAGCCAGCGCATGAACGGCAGCAGGAAAATGGGGAAGTGGTGCTCGTGGAGCACCTCCCCATCCACATACACCGTGACTCGGGTGGTCTTCGGTGTCAGCGCCATTTACTTGACTCCCGCCTTCTCATCAACGCGGCCCATGCGGTAGGCAGCGGCCAGCGCATCAGCCAGGCTGACGCAGCCGACATCGTGAAAGTCGAGCCGGTCGCTGTTGCGGGGTGTCAGTTGCGGCACGAAGCAGTGCTTGCGTGCGATCTCTTCGAGGCGTTCGAGCAGCGTCATCATTCGTCCCGTTCGTCGTCGCCGATGTCGTCATCCGGCTCCAGATCCGTGTTGTAGAGGTCGTCGTGATTTTCGACGACCAGCTGGATGTCGTCCCAGTAGACGATCGTGTCCCAGCCCATCGAATCTTCGCTGATATCCATCAGCTGGTCAACGGCACGTTCGGCGTCAGAGCGCGCTTGGTGAGCGGCACGCATTTCCTCTTCCGACTCAGCGTCGATGGCGGCTTCGTGCACCGCCGCCATCAGGTCCTTCAGAACGGCGCCGACGCACTCCATCACGGAGCGGCGGTGGCCGACGAGGCCGACGCACTTACGTCCGCACATGCCGCGGCCGCTGTAATCGCCGCGGAAGCGAACGCCGTCCTGGCCATCTTCAGCGGCGAGCTTCAGCATTTCAGCGAGGTTGAACTGGCTCATTTGGATTACTCCGGTTGCTTGTGTCAGTGAGGAGATAATACGATATCTCCTCACAAACGTCAACTGGGCGGTCACATGACCTTGAAGATCGCTTCGTACACCACTTCGCCGGTGGCGAACGTGAAAGCGCGCACTTCGAAGCCGCCAGTGGAGGACGAGTACCACTCGTCCGTGTTGCCTTCCGAGTGCATCTTCTCCCAGACAGTGTCGAACAAGCGGTCGACACAGCTCTTCATCTGGTCGATCGTCGGCACTTCATAATTCGTGAAGACCCACGTCCAGTTGAGGTGCTTCATCACCGATTCGATCTTCTCCCACTGCACGCGGTCCATCAGGCGGCTGCGAGTCTCGGTGTACGAGAGGATGTGGCTCATTTCGGTTGCTCCGAACAGTTGCGATGAGGGGAGTATACATCAAAGAAAAGAAGGTGCCACCAGGAGGATTTGCACTTGCCTTGTTTAGTTGGCCAAAGTAGGCGGCCTTCCGGCGCACTACTCCACTCCAACGCCCTGCACCGCTTTGCGTCGACGCACCGCGGGGAACCGAACAATGGCACCTTCATAAACAGTAAAGCAATAAGAACGGCGGAGGTGGTTCCAGGCGGCCGCCTGCCACTACGTCACTTTGAGCGCACAAACTCCAGCGCACCGTTTCCCATCACACGCCACACGCCACAAGAGGATTCGAACCTCCCAGCTGAGTGCCCCCAGCCTGTGAACCACACCCCGGCGGACCTTTCCGGTGTGACGTGATCTTGCATTCTGTGGTGCCGGCTATCTGACTCGAACAGATGACCTACGCTTTACAAGAGCGTTGCTCTACCAACTGAGCTAAGCCGGCACTGATTCAAAAGATAGATTGAGTGGCACAACGCGGTCGCCTGCCGCCAAACCTCACCTGGAATATTCGGATACCACTCCGTGCTACCAGGCCTGTTGGTTTGTCCTCTGACTCAGCTGGGTTGACGGGCCCGTCTTCCTAGCCGTAGATCCGCCTGATTGTGGTTGCAACCAAGCATCCTGTGCCACTCAATCTATCTTCGTTACGTCTAGTATCCTATGATCATCGCCGTTCGACAACAGCCACACATGCTTTCAAGAATCACACCCTATCCATTTATGGAATCAGGTGCTATCCGTACCGGCCGGCGATGCCGCCCACATGCAGCCGCCGACGGCGATGATCATAGGATACTAATTTTCAAAGAACGATGCTGGCAGGCCCACACCCGACGCCACCTCCAGCTGGCTTAGCGCTCTCACGCCAGCCCCCAGACTTCACTACCTTCACACGGCGAAGCGTATCTTATCTCATCTACGCTTCGCCGTCAACAGCTCATACTTCCGGCAGAATGTACTCGGTCTCGTACTTCACCTCGCCGACCGTCATCCTGACGAGCAGTGGGTTCCTCACGCCCTTCACCGGACGCTGGCGCTGGCGCTGGCGCAGCATGTTGTCAATTGCGTCAGCCATCAGGGCGGCCAGACCGTCCGGGTTGAACACGGCGTTGTCGCGGTCGATCTCCTCCGTCTGCAGCTCAACGACGAACTGCAAGCCGTAGCGGCCGTGCAACGCATTCGACACGTACTGAACCGGCACGTAGTCGACGATGATCTGCTCATCCCACGCGGTGGTGAACGACACTCGCAGCTCGCCGGTCTCATGGCGGAGCATCACCGTGACCGGAGTCCTGGCGATCTGCGCTCGCAGCATTGGTGTGATGTCACCAGCGAAGGACTGCTGGCAGTCCTCGAGACCTTGAAAGAAATGTTCCACTTGCGTAGCTCCGGTTGAGACTGCTGATCTCGCTTGGCTAGTCTGGTGCCCTAGCGTTGGTGCGTGCACTACACCTGCATTCGCTTGTATGCTACAAGCGAGATCAGCAGTCGATGAGGAGAGTATCCTACCGACTGTGTTGAAGATCAACCGTATGCGTTCGTTGTTGATCTCCGGTAGACTGGCAATTACTTGCCGATGCGGGCGACGTTCACCTTGCACTGCTCGTTGACGCTGAGGACCGCCTTCTGCATCAGCGCGTTGTGCTGGGTAGGCATCGTCAGCTGCGTCACCATCGCCACCAACGGCACGCTGAGGTTCGCCAGGTCGGTCGGCAGCTGGGGCTTGAAAGCGGGGGCGTTGTCGTCTTGGTACATGCTTGTAGTTGCTCCGTTGAAAATTTCGAAGTGGTGCGGTGACAGTTGCGTCACCGCGATTGAGATCCAGGTATCTGCGGGCAGCCGGGAGGCTGCATCGGTCAGAGGCGGCCGGCCAGTTCTGGGTAGACGGCACCGATCAGCTTCAGCAGAGTCCACACCGTCCAGCTGCTGATCATCACCTTCAAGGCGAGGTTGAGCCAACCATTCGTGCTCCACAAGTAGGACAGGAACACGCCGATGATGAGAGTGACGACCAAATAGGAAACCATGGTGCTTCTCCTTACTTCCAGGTGAGGGTGGTAACGGTGCTCACCTGAGCGGTCGCTGCCAGCTCACTCAAGTGAGCCTTGATCCCTTTCGCGGCATCGGCCAGCATGTCCTTGGTGAACTCGCCGGCTTGACAAGCGATGTCGTTCGCGTCAGGCGCTGGCTGGTTCGGCTCCAGGTCGATCGAGGAGGCCATCCGCTCCATCGCCATCTTCGCCATCGCCCGCATCAACTCCTTGTCGTGGTTGATCAGCTTGTCGTACAGCAGATCGGCGAGCTCGTCCATTGTGGTGAAGTGCATGATTTGTTTACTAGTGATTAACGATAGGATTACTATAACTGAAATCCTATCGTTAATCTAGTAGAGAGCTTACGAAGCGTAAGGTTTCTCTACTAGTGGATCAGCTTACTGCTGGGCCGGCGCCTCGATGCTGACAGCCAGCGGTTGCACGCTCAGGCGGATCGGCTTGTCGCTGTACAGGTACTGGCCGCTCCACTGCATGTATGCACCCGACGTCGTCCAGAAGAAGATGTAGGGCGTGCTGCCACCGTACGTGCCTTCGTCACTCGGGGCATCGGTGATCACCGAGCCGGTCGAGCCGAAGCTGTCGACCCAGCGCGGGCGGGTGAGGCGCTTGCTGCCGGACGTCACCTTGCCCTTGATCGTGCCGTAGAACACCGGTTGGCCGGCGTCGTTCATCAGCACGATGTAGCCCATCAGGCCCGGCTTGCTGGTCAGCTCGAGGCGGCGCTTGATGTTGTCGATCTCGGCGTTGTCAGTGAAGTTCAGCGAGCTCGCGGCGTCCGCAGCGGCCTTGTGTTGCTGGCGCTTGGTCTGGTCCTCGTCGCTGAGGCAGGCGGTCAGGACGAACGCGGTCAGGATCAGGAAGATGGTGGAGAAGATGCGCTTCATGGTGTGCTGCTCCTTAGTCGCAGGTGGTGAGGGAGAACGAATTCGGGGCGGACATGCCCTTGAAGATCACGGAGTTGACCTTGGTCGACTCGGCGTTGTAGCGAGCGACGAGGTCGCGACACGCTTGCTGCATGCCGGCCTTCTCGATCATCAGGCGGTTCTTCTCGGTGCCGAACGACTGCGCGACCAGGGCGGTGTGGGCGGAGATGTCGTTGCGCTTGGCGTCGATCTGGGCGGCGGCTTCGTGGAACCACTCGTACTTGCGGATCGCGCGGTCGGCGTCGAACGTCTTGCTGATCAGCTCCGCGGGGAAGAAGACCAGCTTGATCACAATGCCGGCCAGGATGATCAGCCCGACGACGAACGCCCAGAACATCACGCCGTGACCCGCATCGCGGTAGTCTTGCTTGCTGTAGAGACTCATTTCAGTTGCTCCTTTCAAGAGCGGTTGGTTGACGGTATAGGGACTATCCTGTGAGACACAGGAATTGTCAAGCGGTCAGATCAGTGGCCCATGCAGCAGATGCTGGCTTCGTCGCAGTTCTGGATCGGAATACCGCACCAGAACCAGCGTTCAAAGTCAGGTTGCAGCGTCGGACCGTCCTTCGGTGTGGTGAAGAACGCCTGCTGGTCACGCAACGTCTCGATTGCCGGGACAGCAGGCGTGTCTTCGTTCAGCTTCATTGCAGCTCCAGTTGCGGTTGTTGGGCACGACGAGCTGCTTTGGCCTGCGCGATCTCGTTCAGCTGGCGATCGTACTTGCAGATACGCGGATAGCCGCACGAAGGCTTCATCCAGCGATCGATCTGCCACTGCTCGAGCCGGCCGTGCGAGAGGAAGTACTTCGCGGTGATGCTGCCGCTCTTGGCGTCGCAGCCGGCGAAGCCGACGTTATTGTTCACCGTCGTCTCGTTCGACGCCTGCTCTTCAGCGGTCTGGCGTCGAAGCAGGCCAACCAACGCGCGACCGATGATGCGGCCCTTGGTTTCCGTGTCGGCTGCTTCGAGCATCTGCTCGAGTGATTGCTTGGTGACGATTGCAGACATGTTGTGTCCTCGGTTGCGGTGGGGTGACTATACACCTCATCCGTCAATAAAGCAACCAGTCTCCTCGTCCGTCTCGGAGTACATCTCGAAGCGACGGACTTCGTTAACACGCCAGAAAGCGTTTGATCCGACAGCACCGGTGCCGACACACTGATTGACGAAGAAACCGTCTTCTCGCAGCTTCTGAAGCATCTGAGAGCCGATCTTTTTTCGGCGATGATCGGGCTTGACGTACGTTGCGTAGTCGTCGGCGTGGTGTCGGATCAAACCAACCCCAATCGGCTTGTTTCCGTCGAACGCCAGGGCGATCGTTCCTCCGGAGCACAACGACTCAACCCACCGCAAGCGGTCGCACAACTCCCACCCGTGTTCAGACACGAACAGGTGATGCTCAATCGCCAAGGAGGCGGCGGTAGCGGCCTCTTTACCGGTGAACACTTTGATTTCGACCATCACAAAGCTCCGTTGTGGATATGACTCTTCCACTATCCCACATTCAGCAGGATAGTGGAAGAGGGCGGTTGCCCGCCTCTCTTCGCTGGGCCGAATTACTCGGCGCTCGGAGCCTGGTCGGCGCTCGGAGCAACGGCGGCCGGCTCGTCGTTGGCCTCAGCGGCCGGTTGACCTTCGGCGCTGGCATCGCCTTCGGCGGCAGCGGCCTGTTCGTCGGTGCCCGCGTCGGCGGCGGCGTCGGCTTCGAAGGCGATGCCAGCGGCGGTCATCTCTTCTTCGGTCATCGCCCACTTGCCCGAATTGATGTTCTGGTAGTAGGTGTTGGCGCACGAGGCCGAGATGCCCAGGTCAGCCTGCATCTTCTCGAGGATCGCCTTGCGCGACCAGCCGTCGACCTGCTGCCCGGTCAGCACCAGCTTCAGGGCCTTGGCCTTCTTCGACTCGGAGCGCGGGGTGCGGGCCTTTTCGACCTTGGCCTTCTTCTCCGGCAGGACGGCCAGGGACAGCTCGCCGCCGTCGGTGCCACGCTTCAGCAGGCGTTGGGCGGCGGTCGGGTGGACGTTGATGACGATCGCTTCGTCGGATTCGCCCTTCAGCACGACGTAGGCCGACTTGCTGGCGTCCTTCATGGTGCCGTTGCGGTCTTCGGCGAAACCGGCGACCTTGTAGCGGGTTTCGACTTCGCCCTGCTTCTGGATCACGATGGCGCCCATGGCGGCAGCGACGGCGGTGGACAGGATCGAGGCGTTGGTGGTCTTGGACATGGTGCAGCTCCTTTCGGGAGAGTTGAGGTTTGAAAAACTACTGGTTGCGTTCGTGTTTGCTTAACCAGTGACGTAACTATCGTTGATCTCTGACGTTACGTCAACTGGGCGATTTCAGCCATCAAGTGAAACACAAAGACTCGATGACGTCAACGGGACTCAGGAGTCCTGCTTGGCGGCACGCTTGGCGCCGGCCAGGTAGGCGGCGTAGCTGGGGAACTTCTGCCACCAGGCGCTCTTCTTGCCGTGTTGCGGCTGGGTCTTGGCCGGGCCGCCGCCGCCGTTCTTGCGCAGTTCGCTGAACTTCTTGGCGATCGCCAGGTTGCGGACGGTCTTGTTGTTTCGGGACATTCGGTGCTCCTTGCACTTCGTTGATCTGATTCGTCTTGGTAGACTTTACCCTTTTTCGTGAGTCCGGTCAACCGGGCCACTTTTGCGTGGGCAACCTCTAATAATCCAGTCTCAGATTACCGAGGGCAACTTTTAGGCGGGCACTTGTTGCATCGTAGCCCTGTCAGCTCAGCACTATCAAATTCCTCTCGTTGTTCAGTGTGCTCACTATCTTATGAACTCGCGTTCATGTCAACAGCGGGCGCCTTACTCCTGGGCTTCGCGGATGCGCACGTGCTCCAGCGCGCGCTGGCGCTCGTTGCGGGCAGCACGGCGGGCCTTGCTGTCGAAGCGATCAGCTTGGCGGGTCCTCTTGGCCGGTTGCTGGCGTTGAGTGCGGGTCAGATCGTCGGACACTTTGCGTACTCCGTTGTTTGTTGATGTAGAGACTATCTCTGATGCTTAGCGATCAGGCAACAGCGTGAAACTGAGCGAAATGCTTCTTGATGATCTTGGCCATCTTCGGAATGTGCTTGCGATTGAACGTATCGTTCCAGTTGCCGTGAGTGGCCAGGTGCTGGGCTTCAGCGACGGTGAAACCACTGTTCAGCGGTTGGAACCGCAGGTCATCACCAACAACGTCACCGCCGATGATGGTGGCATCTGTGTCGTGCGTGAACAGCTGGTTCCGGTACTTGAACCGCACACCAACGTGCCAGAACGACACCCCGTTGCGTTCCAGTTCCCGCATCGGGATTTGCAGCGTGCCGAACTGGTGGCGCAAATCCGTCAAGCACGCATCACCACCAGCCACAACTTCAACCGAGACGCCCTTGATCGATTCCAGCGATCGTGCAATCTCTGCTGCATACACACAGCAGCCGCCGTGGTTGATCGTACAGACCTCGCGCTTGACGTCTGTGCCGATCTGGCGCAGCATGGTCAGGATGCGTTGTTTCTTGCTCAACATTGGCATCTCCTTGTGATGCAGTTGTTATGGTGGAGTGACTATCCCATCACTCCACCGTACACTCAACGGGGCAGATTACTTATTGCAGGTGTGGTAGTACGTGGAAGCACCCGCCTGCGTGCAACCCGCTTGGCTGATGAACAGCTTGATCACGGCAGCCCGGCCCTGAGAGCGGTTCGCTGCGTAGATCGCACGGCAGTGCTCGAGCTTCGAGCCGTACGTCTTCGGGGCAGCGACAGGTGCAGCCGGAGCCGGGGTTGCCTGGCGCAGCGTGTTGACCCAGTGGTCAACAACCGGCTTCGGCAGAGGCGGCAGAGGCGGCAGCGAAGCCGGGGTTGCAGCGGGAGCAGCTGTGCCCGGCTTGACCAGCTTGTGGCCACTGCAACCCTTGTGGTGAACGGAGCCGTACAGCTCTTGCGCCTTGTTGTGCTTCGGGCCGAGCTGGATCACCTTCTGGCAGCCGGTGCACTGCCATTCGTAGCGGGCTTTCTTGCGGCCCGCCTCGGTCGTGTCGTAGCTGTGGCAGCGGGTGACGTCAGTCATGCCGAGCACATAGCAGACCGACTGCCACTTTGGGCCGTGAACTTCGCGCTTTTCGCGTTTGTAGCCCCGGGAGGTCAAGGTGAAGCCACGGCCTCGATGCGCTTCCGGGTAGACACGGTCAGTGATCAGGTGGGCGAGTTCGTGTGGCACGGTGCGCTCGATGAACGTATCGACGTTGCGCATCAGCAGGCCGGCGTTCAGCTTGATGTGCCAGTGCACGTAGTCGGCAGTGCCGGCTGTGGTGCCGCTCAGGTCGTAAGTGACCTTCGGGTAGGCGAACTTCTGGCCGTACTTGGCCTCGGCCAGGGCGATACCTGCCTTCAGTTTCGCTTCGACTCGGCTCTTGACTTCAGTGGTAACAAGCATGGTTGTGCTCGGTTGGTTGACAGTACGGATACTATCTCACAACCGAGCGTTCGGGTCAACACAGTTGTGTGCAGCGCTCAACGCTTCCCAGCGTGTTGCATGACGAGCTCAATGTATTCGCTCATCTGCATGCTAATGACTTGACAGCAGTGAATGCTCTTCAAGCTTCTGATGCCGTAACCACCGCTCTTGTTGGTGTGGAGCGGTGAATCCCAACCGAATTCAGCATGTGCCTTGTTGGGAGCGACGCTCCAAGCACCATCAAAACAATTAACAGTGCTGATGTTCGTGATGCTGACAGCCACCCCGTCTTCAGTCGGGTGCAATGCAAGGAACGGGTAGTATGCCATCGCTCAGGGCTCCGTCCAGCCGACAGCAACCGAATGCTCCAGGACCGGCACATCCGCCTCAAGCTCCGGGAACATCGCGTACACCTGCTCATGCGTTAGCTTCGAGCCGCGCATGTCACGGATGATGAAGTCGCCGGTGCGCTGGTCGATGTACAGCTGAACGTACTTGCAGGCCGGCTCACCCAGCCAGCGGGTGTGCTCAGTCATCGCGGCCTTGTGGATTGCCGTAGCGGCTCGGATGAACTCGCTACAGCAAAACCACCCGTTTTGTGGGTGGTGGCGCATGATCAGTGCACCGTGCCGTGCAGGGTGCACGTGTCGCACTTGCCGTCGCAGCCGTCCGGTTCGCCGAAGAGCGAGTCGTCGCCCATCAGCATGAGGTCGGCGAGCATGTCGGCGGTGATGCCTCGATCCTGCAGGCCGTTGGCGACGAGCTCTTGGGCGGCGATTGCGGCCTTGTCCAGCTGATCGATCGGCTTGCGCAGAACTTGGACATGGGTGTGCTCCTTTCGGTGAGCGGTTGTGTGAATCAGTGAGGAGATAGTACATCTCCTCACACCGTTTTGTCAACAGGTCTTCAGACGAACGAACGCGTCGCCATCCTTCGACAGGCCGGTTTTGATGAACCGATCGCCGAAGTACTCCTTGCAGAGTTCATTGAAACGTGTGAGCTGCGTGGAAGAGGCGTCACCCATCACCTTAATGCGCCGCCGCATTTTATCGCCCGACAGGTCGTTGTAGTAGGGATGCCAACGGTCAACCGGATCCCCCACCGCCATGTTGTACAGTTTCAAGACCGCAGGGCCGTCCTCCGGACGCTTGGCAGGCCGCCCCGCGGGGATGAACAGCTGCCCGTTCACAGTGATCGCGGTCATGTTAAAACCTTCGATGCCTTTGACCTGAACTTCAACCACGGTGTATACCTCTTGCGAATTGAGAAGGCCCTATTGTAGCGGAGTATCACATCCGCTACACCAAAGAGCTTACGCTCCGCGCTGTTTCTTGACCAGCTTCGGGCCGAGCTTCTTGTCGATGTTGTAGGCGTACGTCGTGGCGCCGCTCTTGGTCATGCCGACCTCGTTGACCAACATGTCAATGAACGCACCGTTGGTCACCGGCTCGTTGCTGTTCAGCACACGAACGCGGTAGAGTTCTTCAGCGAGTGCACCTGCACCGCCCTTCTTCAGCTTGCCGTTCGCCTTCACCTCAACCGTGACGTTGACGTCTTCGATCACCTTGACGCCTTCGCCCGATGCGGCGGTGACGTCCGGCTTGGCGAACATCCAGCTGTGTTGCGGTGAGTTCATCAGCTTCAGCACGCGGGTCTTCGCCGCTTCCAGCAGCAACACCTCGTCAACCGCTTCACCTTCTGCGCGAACGACCGCTTCCGCAACGGCCTGTGCCACCATCAGCTCCCAGTCGGCGTGCAGCTTCGGAGCAATGCCCGCGATGAAGTCGCCGTACGTGATCGACGTGCCGAGCAGTTTGTTGATCAGGTCAACGCCCCGGCCGGCCAGCACCTTGGTGAACTCATCGTCCATGACGATCTGGCGAACGATTTGGACAGCGCCGAGCGGGCTGCCGAAAGAGAATCCGAGCGCCACCGCGGCGCGTTCCGTGACAGTGATCATGATGATCTCCTTTGAGTCGGTGAGGAGATCATCTGCCAAACCGGACGATAAGGCAACGGGGGCAGCCACCGCCCCCGTTCGATCACTCCTTGACGAGTGTGCAGTAGTACGTGTTGGCACCGCCCGCAGTGCAACCGGCATCGCTGATGAAGCGGGCGACGATGTCGGCCTTCGGCTTGCCGTTCATTTCAGCGAAGATGCGGCGGCACTTCTGCATCTTCGTCTCGCCTTCCATCTGCCGGCCGCGCTTCTTCGGCGGTTCTGCCGCATTCTCACCCGCTTCTTCAGCGGTTTGAGCCGGCGGCAGGTCGTGTCCTTCCGGCATGTCGTAGTGCAGCGTCACGCCGTTCCACTGCTGAGGGAACGTGCGCTCCAGCCTCTCCTTCTTGCCGGTGCTGCTGACCAGCACGATCACGTGATCATCGCGCACGAGCAGGATCTTGCCGAATGAGAACAGCTGCAGTGGCGAGTCGCCCTGCGACATCACATCGCCGCCGCTGCGTTGAACGGTGACGGGCTTGGTCGTGTCAATCATCTTGATCTCCTTGATCAGAATCGGTAGACGGAGTATCCTCTGGATCCTGCGGAGGAGGCAACAGCGGCCACTTGCAGTCCTTGCTGAGGTGTCCTTCCCAGCCGCAGCGACAGCAGACGACCCGACCCCACCGCCAGCTCACTTCTGCAGCTCCTGCAGAAGGTCGTACGCTCCGTGATGCATGCGGCGACGGCCGTCTTCCAGCGGCATGTCGGTGATGTAGATGTTGGTGTGCTGATCCCACATTGCATCCAGGCGGTTGTCGATGAACAGCGCCATCATGGATGCTTCGTCCTTCGTCAGCGTCACGCTGCCGTCTTCGTGCTTGATCATCTGTTGTGCTCCTTGTTGGCAAACAGTGCCCGAAGTTGACTGATCGTCTTCGTCCAACCATTGCCGGTGATCAACGACTCCACGTAGACGAAGTCACCCGGACCACCGTCTCCGTGAACAGAAACGGGACGCCACATGACGCCCTTGCGGCGGGCGATGGCCTTCGCCAACCTCCACGCCTCACTGTCCTTCTTCAGCATTGTCTCACCCTTCCGGCAGTTCAGCGTAGATGCACGTGTGGATCCCGGGGAGGACGGCGGTGATGTTGTAGTCCATCAAGTCGTCACCGAGTTCTTCCTTGGCGCTGTCGACGTCCTCCAAGCGGAGATCCTTCAGCCCGCTGTAGTGCCCGCAGTGCCGCAGCACGTGCATCCACACCTCCTGCTGGGTTGCACGCGGCATGTCAACGTGCAGGCAGAAGTCCTGGTTCAGGTTGCTGTCGTGGCCGAAGATCGTGTAAGCGGTGTTCACGCTGATTTCCTTCAAGTGATGATGAAGTCGATGATCTTCTGATTCCCGGAAGAGAACAACAGGACAAGCAGGGAGTTGTTCACAGATCAGCTCCCGACACCGCTGCCTCAGCGTCTTCACCCGGATCTTCTTCCGATTCGCCGCCGTACTGCAGCTCACCGACATTGATGCTCGGATCGCCGTCGATCACCAGATCGCGAGCCTTATCAGCCAGCGCATCGTACATCTCGTCGCTGCAGCCGTCCGGGAAATCGACGATGACTTCGTACTGGCGACTGAAAATCAGAGTGCGTTTCATATAGAGAATCTCCTCTAGCTAAGATCCGTCTAGTATAGCAGACGTAGTGCAGTTGCAACAACATACAAAAACGCGAGATAATACACTCAACGGATCGAAGCAACGCAAGCGGGGTGGACGGCAAGAGCGGATGACTGTTTAACTTCGCCCACTAGACGGATCTGATAATCAGCAGGATAATACACACATCGATTCGAAAGCCGACTGCTGGGGTGGACGGCAAGGGCGCTCCGCCGTTTTCTATTATCACGAAAAGTGTGCTCGCACCATCAACGCCACGTGGTTCCTTTTCGGATCGCCCCAATCGTGGATTTGTGCACCCCGTACTCATCTGCGATGGTTTGATACGATTTGGTGCTGGCCCTGATCGCAGTCACCTGTTCGGGCGTCAGTTTGGACATTCCGTTTAGGAGACCCTTGGCAGGGGGTAGCCGGTTGCGCTGTTGTCTATCTGCAGCGTTTGTCTGATAGGATCCCGCATATAGGTGGGCGGGATTAATGCACCTTCGGTTATCACACGTATGACATACTAGAGCACCACGCGGTATTGGACCGTTGGTCTGTTCATAAGCCACGCGGTGGGCGGATAGAGACTTGCCACCAATCCCGATCTTACCGTAGCCGTTGCTCGCCACGGTTCCCAGCCACATCCAACATTCGCCGACCGCCGCATAGTTTTGCATCCGCTCAGCAAGAGGTCGCTCCTTCACTTTACATCCCTTTCATACATTGGAGACAGTATACGTCTGCCCGCACATACTGTCAACGGGGCAAGAACCACTGTGCAAGCTCGCCCCGTTGATCAACAGCGGCCGTATGATGTACAATGGAAGGTTGCGGCAAAAATTGTCCCACTATTTTAGTTTGCCCCCGTTGACGTTTTTTGGAACCGTTGCAGACAACTTTGATTTCGCGCTATGATGAGCGATCAACCGGGCAAGCTGATGTCCGACTGTGGTACAGGCACATTCTGCATGGTAGGATACCGGAGCGGAACAGTCTGGTACTCGAGCTGCCAACGTAACCAAGACGAAAATGACCACTTACACCGTACTCATTACCTCCGATAGCAACCAGTACGTACAGGCTGTCAATGCATCCGATTACTACATTGATCCTGCAGGAGAGCATCACCTCCGCATCACGTTCACTGTACAATGCGACAATGTGTGGAAGACAGTGCGCACAATGCTTGTTAGCAACCGCCACACCGTCGACATCTACTCAGCTAATGCATACTGATGTGACATAACGAAAAGTGTGAACAGACCATAGCATGATTGGTAGTCTCGCAGGGGGCTACCAATTGTGTTTTCACTTTTCGTGATAATAATTGGTAGTTTTACTGGGGATATACGGAAGTGGTTGTTCAGCCCTCCCTCCGTCAGTGACCCCCAGCACTGTCCTGCGAGCAGTTTTCGCCACACTTCCTGCCGCTCTCTACTACGCATTTGTCCACTAGTAAACATTGTGCTTTCTGCAGGGGAAACACCGTCATCCTGCCGGTATGTCTACTAGTAAACATTGGTGCTTCTTCGCTGCCCTCTGCTCTGCCTTATCGTCTCCAATTTGGCAGTCCCCCTTTCTACGGGTCCAGTTGTCTTCCCCTCACGTTTTTGCTACTATGGGTAGCCTACCTCCGCATCCGGGGGTTCCGGTACATCACTTAGGGCACCCCCTCCTGCACCTATCTTCCGATGTACCCCTACATACCATAAACCAAGAACAAAAAAGAGAGGTTAGTACTATGGGTGAAGTTGTTAGCATGCTGAAAGCACACAAAGAAGTTGTTGAGCAACTACCTAAGTGTGAGATCCGTCGGCAGCAATTGTTTACGTCCGATGACAAGTCGGTTCGTCAGGTGGTTGTTGCTAAGCGAGGAAGTGAGCAGAAGGTCCGTATTGTCAAGATCGGTAGCGAGCAGCACGGAGGTCGTTTGCCTTCTCGTTGCTTTGTTGGTAGATCTGGCCGAGTGGAGCTTTTGTTCTATTGCATGCCAGGAAGTAGCAACGGATTGATTGGAGACCAGAACCTTTACGGGTTTGTTCTCCACGACGTTGACTTCTGTGAGGTTGTTTCGTATCCGCCTGACCTTCCTGTGTGGATTGATCAATGTATTGATTCGGTGGGGAAGTGCCACTACGTATTCTTGTTCACAGAGCAGAACTGGAATACCGTTGTTGTTCGGGAGAGTGGCGATGCGGTACTTTGAGGACTTTGAGAGCTTCGATAAGGCATGCACAGAGCCGGCGAAGCATTTGGTAGTTACAGTCCGGGCGGGAGAGGTGACATGGAGTGCAACCGCTCCCGTTGCAGCTCTTGCTGCAATTCAGCAGAACATTGCTGATGCGGAGTCGGTCGGTGAGTTCCAGCTGTGGTTGCGAGAGAAGGAGACGATTGTTGTCGTCCCCTACAACAAGATCACAAGTATCGAGCTGTCGCTTGTGCGGTAGTGTTCAGTTGAGCGATTTGCTGCCGAGCTCGTGTGACATGATCAGCGAGTTTGGCGGCGCGCTCAACCAGTTCGATCATCTTCTGGATGTCGTTGAGTGCTTCAACCTCATGTTGCATGTTCTCGATTTCGGTAATGCTGAGGTTGACCAGATGTTGCAAATGCCAGGCAGCAATACTGCAGTTGGTGATCACTTGCCAGGGGAGGTTGCCTGCAGGGGTCCAGACGCGGACGAGCAGGAAGGCCATGACGGCGGAGTATGCGGTGGCGACGACGTGGTTGTTGTCGATTTCTTCCATCATTGCGATTGCGATCACGCTGGCAATGATTGCAGCCCCAGCAAAGAGGAACCACGTGGGCAGCTTCGAAGCGGTTTCTGCGGTGCGCGCGGTGATGATCTTCAGGGCTTCGGTGCTGCCGTCCAGCTTGATCTGGTCAGAGCCTTGCAGCAGCACCTTTGTCTTGGCGACTTGTTGGCTGAGGATGATTGCATGGATCAGCGGCACACCGATCGTGCCGACGAGAGCGCCACCAACCAAAAACTTCAGCATTTCCATGATGTGATCCCTTTATAGTTTGCGGATGAAGCGTAGTATATCCGCAAAACGTATTAGACGTCAACCGGGGACCACTTCCGTAATCCATTCGCCCTTGACAGTGACTCCAGCATCAGACAGGTAGTACCAATGACCGCTGTTGTTGCTTATCACTTTGCCGATCCGGCCAAATACGGGGATCAGTTTTGCAGCTTTACATGGGCAACTTGGCCGGTTTGCACGAACAAGTTGCCCAACAGATAGAGGATGATTGATTGGCTGTGTTATCATAGCCACTATTTATCCCATCTTCTGCAGCTGATCAAAAGGAATTGTTGACATCGTCTTCCACAGCATGTTGTACGCATACACCTGCTTTGTTGTTGGGCAGGCGAGAACGAGCTGGTTTGCCTCGCTCTTGTTTGCACTTGTGTGGTGATAGACAGCGCCGTTGTCGAGGTACATTTGCTGTTGACACTGCACTGGGTACCGAACAGGAGTATGGCCGCAGAACGTCAGAGACATTTTGTCGAGATCGTGCCACAATTCATCAGGACGAACGTCTTCAATCTTTTCACGGCCGTTGCTAATCAGAGTGCGTCCCCATAGCATTTGGTTGACATCATAGTCTGAGTAGGCACCGTGGCTGATCATTGTGTCCGTCATCTTGATCTTTCGACCAGTTTGGAAGTTCACAGAGGCGAATTCAGCATGAACGATGTTGAAGCGATCGGTCCCCTCACCGACAACGATCACGATTGGTAGGTGATCGAGCTCATAAGCCAGTGACTTCATGGCGCTGGGATCTTCGTTATAGTACCACAATCCGCCATTTATCATCCACATCTGTGGATCCTGGTCATGCAGAAGGCAATCAATCATCATCTGTTCGTGGTTGCCGCGAACAGAATAGAACCACGTCTGATAGATCAGCTGAGCACATTCCTTGCTATAAGGGCCGCGATCAATCAAGTCACCAACCGCAAACAGCCGGTCGATTTCCTCATTGAAATCAACGGCCTTGAGAGCAATTAGCAGATCCTCCAGGCACCCATGTAAGTCACCGACAACAAAGTCGCGGCCTTCAGTGTTTGCGGGGAGGTGTTGTACCTTTAATTTTGTTGTTTGCAGGGGCATTTTGCCACCTCTTTCGTAAATAGGGGAGCTTGTTAGCTTCCCAATAACACAAATATGTCATTAATATCGTTTATTTCCAAAGTCGCCGTTGCATGTCTGTGTATTGCCACTACTGCAGCAGCCAGTGGTGTTGGATCGGTGCAGGCTCGACCAAAGTACACGATTTTTACTGGTTCACTGAAAAATACAAATACGCGCATCGGTGAGGATATCCAAAGGGCATGTTCACACCTAGATATTCAAATTATACCGACTCAGGGCTCTTTTGACAACATCACGCAATTGGTTCAACCCCCAGTGTTATTGACTGGGTATCGTTTTGCCTTTGTGCAAAACGATACAATGGCATATGCTTTTAAGGGCAGAGGACTAGCAGGGTTAGTGCAAACAGTTGCGCCGTTGTATCACGACGATGTGTACTTGCTGGTCAATAAACGATCAAACATTCGTTCTCTAAAAGACCTTAAGGGTAAACGTATTTCAATTGGCGTGCCAGGTGCAGGTGTGTGGCACACCGCACACCGAATTGATACGCTGATCAACGCTAGGTGGCTAAGTGTTGAGCGACCCACAGAAGAATCAATTATAGCTGTTCTGGCCGGAAATATTGACGGCGTGGTGATTGTTGGTGGTGCCCCCATACCCATACTCACCGAACTTGGGACGGTTGTGAAACAATACGCAGAGCTGCTCCCACTTAACGACAAACGCTTAGACACAGAATATCAATCTGCTACAATCTCCGCTGGTACGTACCCATGGTTGGAACAGCACATCATAATCAGAAATGTACAATCCTCCATCATCGCTGCCGGCGATGTTCCCAAACCAGCAGTAGACAGTCTCTTAACATGCGTGCAATCGAATCAAAAGACTCTACAACAGTGGGGCCATCCGAAGTGGGCAGAGGTGACTCTCAACAAGTGAAGTACCTCCAATGTTTCATCCCAACAAAACCCTTATTGCTGACGATACTGAACCAACTAAAGGAAGCGTTCCGAACGAACCAAAATCTTTACTTGATTGGTTTGAATATCTTCAATACATTACGGACAAATTGACTCTGCAACGCATGCTAACAGTTGTGTTGTTTGGTGTTCTATTGTCTGTTGCGTTAGTCGCGTTTGAAAACCGAGATCGGTTGTTTGACGCTGCTATTAGTACCATCTCACAGCCAGACGAAATCGCACCATGGTCCGTGTCTGCTGAGTCTAAAAAGACTATCAATGATTTCATTCGCCAGAACAATCTGGTTGGTATAGCCATAGTGTCTGAAGTTGATCTCAAGCGGAACAAGAAAACCCCCAGGTACTGGTACATTGACGACGAAACAACATCGTCTGAAATCTCGCAACAATTGTCATCCGTTCTCCCGCAGGCCATGTTTGACTATGACCCAAAAAACACACAACAGATGGTTGCCGTACTAAACAACGAGTTTGATTGTACAAGGTATCAAGACACTTTGTACAATCGTCTTTTTCCGTCATTAAGTGAGAAATATCCGGTTGTTTGTCGGATTGCTATTCCGCCGTTTTACGGACGGTTTGTTGGTATGTTGACGTTCGGGCTTACCACCAATCCAACCAAATCTGAAGTCGATGCTTTAAGAATCGAAGCGTCACGCATTGCTGTGGAAATGTATCTGCGTGATGTGTTGCATAAAACTAAATGAGGAATTGTATGGAATTGTCGAAGATTACCACCATTGTACCAAAGCTGCTTGACTGGGTTAGCTTCAAAAGAGTGGTTACAGTCTTTTCCGCTGCTGTGCTTGGCACTGCGGGGATTACGTTATTTGAGCACCGGAGCACTGTGTTCGAACTATTCGTTAAAACAGACGCTGGCCCAGTTGTGTCAGCGGTAACTGTTTCTGATAAGATGAAGCAGCGAATAAAAGAAATGACTGACCAATCCACAGATATTGTAGTAACGGGTGTAATTTCTGCTGATCTTCGGACGAATCAGCGGTTTCCTGTGTTCTACTACAGCAAGACTCCCGCCGTTACCCAGTTGTTAGAGGAAGTTCGAAAACAACTTGGGTCTTCACAAACAATCTTCTCCAGCAATGTTGCGAACAACGCAAGAATGGTAAGCGTGATCAACGGCGAGTTTGGGTGTGGTGCTATGTCAGACACGTTAATGGCTCGAGTTGTTCCAGCCCTGACGTCTCATTTGAAAACGTTCTGCCTAGTTGGATTACCTCCATATTACGGTGACTTCCGCGGATACGTGATTATATTTACCGACAAACAGCTCTCCACTGAAATGACAGATGCTGTTCGTTTGGAAACGGTTAAACTAGCTAATGACGTGTACCAAGAACAGCTGAATAAGTCTGTCGGTCCGGTTAAGCAGTAAATACGAAACCACCGGGAGGAGAGACGTCATGGCTATTGGTGTTTCACTCGCTGTTCTTTGGGGAGCCATGATTGTATGGCTCCTGTTATTGATAACTGGACGAATTGCTATTTGTAACCACGAGCGTCACATCAAACATTGCGAAGAGTGTGGTGCTGCGATCAAAGATCAGCAAACAAGGAAACCCGGGATTGGCGTGTAATCCCGGGTTTCCTATCAAAAGTCGCGCTCCAGCCTGCGAGTGCTCTCCAGCACTAAGGTCGGACAAGTGCCGTCCAGATTTAGTCCGTCTCGCATGCATGGGCATTCACGCAGCGTCTAGAGAGTTTTGGCTTGCCCTTAACACCACAACAAGAGCTCACAACTGTTGTGTATTGGACCTCCGTGATTTCAAGATTTCACGGCTACCTATGGATACTGGTGTGTGTTGTGGCCTGGTGCGACCAGATTCTTAAACGTCCACCGACGCGGGATATACCGCTCAGCAATACGGACGGGGGCGATCCGTCAATTCACCACTACCACACTCTAACGCGATTGGTATCGTTATTGCTTTTACCGTTAAGCTACCTGCCAGCACTCTTCGTTATGGCCATTGGACGGATTTCGAGCCCGTATCAAACGGTACCTACACGCTTTCTCCACTTTTGATGATCTGCTTAGAATCCAAACTCCACAACCAGTCATAACTCTGGTTGCTTCTACGCCCGGAAGCGTCTTTCGACGTCAGCAAATCAACAACAACTCCACTATAATCTCTTCCCCTATTTAATTCAACGGGTCAGATCCGGCTCGGACGATGAACGGCTGTAGTGACACACACTCAAGATGTTCAAAATAGCCATACGCCGGATTATTCAGCTGAATGGTTCGCCCATCGTCAGAAGTGAAGGAGAATGTGTGTGAGCCATTATTATGACGGCAAGCAGTCTCAATGCTTTGCCTAGCGGCCATGCCGAGCTCGATGTCTCGGAACACCCACATCACCTCTCCTTTGCCGTACGCACGGCCAAACGAGTCACCGTCAGACCACTCCATTGACAACACATGAACGATTTCTCCGGGCTGGACATCGATGCCAAGCGCAAATTGTTCATTGATTTTGGGAGTATAACCAGCAACAACCCCAGTCACGCTAAATTGGTAGCGTGTCTCCCAATCACCAAACCGGTTGCCGGAGTGGTAATCGTGGGTGCAATACTGCGTATATTCAACGCTCAGCATTCTCGGTCCTTAGTAATATGCAGGTTGCCAGTACAGCTTGGGTCCGTAAGCGCCACCGTACAGGTCAGACGCAAAGAACTGGACTTCCGCACCAGTTTCTGTATGCTTACCCATCACCTGCCAGCCAACCATTGTGTCGTCGTCAATTCGACTGGCGTTTTCGAGGGCGATGTACTCATCGTTGGCGCCGTACTCACATTCGTAGAATGTGTCGCCTTCCTTGATGTCTTTGATAGCCAAGGTCATAGTTACTTCCTCAGATCAGCCACAGCTTGCCACAGTAACGCACCAACAGCAGGGTCGTAGCGGGTGAAGCGAGTGGCTAGGCCCTCGAAGGCGTTGGCTAGCTTGATGCACAGTTCATTGCGCACGGAAGCCTCAACCTCTGTAGCTAGCGGTAACAGATCGGCTGCGTTACCAACCGTACCAGTCTGTCGCATTAGTCGTTCGAGTTGATGAATGTCCATTGTGGATCTCCCTGTACAGGAGGGCCCGAAGGCCCTCCTGATTATCAGAACGCGTAGTCCAGGTCGCGGTAGCTGAATTCCTTCACCTTGCGGCGAGTGAACACAGCCACGTCACCGCGTTCGTTGACGAATTCGTACGTGCCAGCGTCAGCGTCGATCTTCTTCAGATCGGTCAGCTTGAATTCAGCGTGCTTCTCTTCGTCGTCCACATCCGGATCCGGATTGGAGATGTAATGAGTCAGGCTGAAGGTCGGCTGACGATGGGTCAGCGGGCTGGAATCCCAGTGGTCCGGGTAGAACGACTCGATGTCCTTGCCTTCGTGCTTCAGCTTGATGTCGTACGTACCGCCGTCACGGTTGGTCGGCTTGGCGTTCAGCATCTCCAGAGCGGTGTACGGATCCTCACCGTAGCGGTTCAGTTCCTCCACCAGCGCCTTCAGCATGTCGAAGTTAAACTGTTCAAACAGCATCGCAACGCGGGTGATCGCGGTGATGTGGTCCTTGTTGTTGAGCGTGTCGTTGCAGTACTCGACGATGAAGTCGGTCGACAGGCCATAGAAGTCCAGCATGTAGAAGATGCGGCCAGGGCGGTTGCGCATGTGCTGGTTGACCTTGTACTTGTCGTTCACGGTGAACAGGAACAGCTTCTTGCTGGTGAACGTGCCGTCCAGCAGCGTCAGCACAGCCTCTTGGTCGTCGTTGTCGTACACCTTTTCGAACTCGTCCAGGAACACGACGCACGGCTGGTCGATCGACTGCAGCAGGGCGTTGAACGCATCGCCGGTCCACGGGCCGTTGATGATGATGGTCGGCATGCCGATCTTTTCAGCTTCCAGGCTGATCACGCGAGCCAGTTGGGTCTTGCCACTGCCCTTCTCGCCGTTCAGCAGCACGCCAGTGGTGCCAGGACGATCGTCGAACGTGTTCATGATCCGCTGTGCGCGAGCCATCACATTGCCGTACAGCTTGCCGGGTTGCTTGAACGAGTCGACTCGTTGCAGGAACAGCTGACCAGTCATCGGGTTCTTGCCGATGGTGTAGTTGCCAGCAGGCAGGCGATCCAGCAGATTCTCTGGAGATTGCGACGAAACGTAGAAATTCTCATTGTCGCGCACGAACTTGGTCATTGCAATCCTTTGTCTAGTTGCGGATCAACCGCGGGATGGGTCGTTAGAAATCAATACGGTGACGATATCTCATCACCGGTTGATCGTCAACAGGGTTAAAAGTCGACGAATTGGTTGTCCGGCTCGATGAAAATCTCTGTGAACTGAGGCAGTTCAGTGATGATTTGGCGTTCGAGCTCATTGATGTCAGCCAGCAGTTGTTCGACGTGGTCACGTTCTCGCATTCGAACGCGCAACAACAGAACAGCATCGCGACCCATTTGCATTGTGATCATCTGATAGGTATGCTCAATCAGATCACTGTCCACCAACAGCTGGCGAAGCGTTCGGCGAGTTTGAGGATCGACACTTTGGCCGATCAACAACGCCTTCGTTTCCATGAACAGGAAACCTGCAACAACCATCAGGAGAACACCAACAACAACGGAGCCGAGTGCATCCCACCAAGGGTTCCCGGTTGCAGCCGCAATCAGCAGGAACACAGCAGCAAGACCAAGGCCAATCAGAGCTGCCAGGTCTTCACCGAAGATGATCAACAGTTCAGGCTCACGCGTTTCTCGGAAACACCACCACAGCGACTTGCCAGGATGTCGCTCACGAATCTCTGCAACGCAGATGCGGAATGAGCGCAGCTCCATCACAAAGCCGAATGCCAGGATCGCCACCGCCCAACCCACGAACTTCAGAGGTTCGGGGTGCGCCATCTTGTGCAGTCCCTCATATGCTGAGTACACGCCACCAAGCGTGAACAGCACGAGAGCCACGATGAATGACCAGAAGTAGGCATTTTTGCCGTAACCAAGTGGGTGATTGGTGTCAGCATCGCGGTCAGACGACTTGAAGCCCCACATCAGCAACAGTTGGTTGCCACAGTCAGCAGCACTGTGAATGGCTTCAGCGGCCATTGACGCAGAACCAGTGAAGAACGCCCCGATCGTTTTGGCAACTGCAATCGAAGCATTGGCAGTTAGGGCAGCCTTGATAGAAGAACTCATACAGCCTTTGTAGTAATGAACATGCGGTGATTATAAACGAAAAAGGGGTGTTGATCAACACCCCTTTTTCTACTCAGCCAACATCGTCCCGCGACATTTGGGAGATCCGCAATGACACAACTGCAAATCACCAGGCTCCGCATTCAGCAAGTTGTACTCGATGTACACCTCTTCTCCAGCCAGAATTTGTCGTCTGGCACGAAAGATGATTGCCAACTGACCGCCACGCGTCACTTCTTCGCTGTGTGCGTTAGGATCGCACGAATGGTTGCAGTACCGCAGGTCATTCTTCCCATCGATGTACAGCCCATTGGACAGCTGCCACAGATACACACAGTCACTTGAAGAGTGTGCGACTTGTTGTTGTGTCAACAGCGGCCCTGTGTAGTATCCGATCACATTGCCACGATTGATGTCTGCGACAGCAAACAATCCACGACCGTGAATCTTTGATCGTTTGACGACTACCTTCGATGTATTCATCTTGATCCTCTTGAGTTGACGCTAAGAGGTGCCCCTGGGGCACCTCTTAGTACGTGAACATAGTGATCAAAGATGCGATAATGACAAGAGCGATGGCAATCATGAACCAAGCGATGTCGCCACCATCCCACGAATTGTGTGTTTCGCTGATCTTCACGGAACGACCGAAGATGTCACGCTTTTCCGAATCGTATTTGATGACGGTGCCGGTATAGCGCGCGGCAAAGTAACGGACGAATCCGAGACCAATAGCCAGAACGAGCAGACTACCAAACACGTGAACAATGACGCCACCCATGTAGTTCCACACGATCAGAGCCATTGCCACCATACCCACAGGAGTCTTCACAAAGTCGTTGACAGCAACCCCAACTTCCTTGGCTGCACCACCGATCATCTTGCCGATCCGCTCACCAACATTCAACCAAGCATCCGCTTTCTTGGCATTTTGCTCGCTGGCCGCGGCTTCAGCCACGATTTGAAGCGCGCCAGCATCCTTAACGGATGCTTTGTCCGCGACGGCCTTCAGCACTTCAGCCTTTTCAGCCTCTGACAGTTTGCTGAAGCCAGCTTGACGAACAGCGTCTGAATCGAGGCCTCCGGCGATCGCCGTGAGGCTTGCTGTGACCAGGATGAGAGACGTCAGGATGTTGCGGATGTTCATTTGGTAGTCCTTTGCCAAATTTCAATGTATGGGATCAGCTCGTTAGGTGTGTAATCCGCCAATGCGGCGTCATACTCAATCATGTCGTCTGCCACCACAGCGGCTTCGGACTTGATGAGCGCATCATAGCCGTTTTCTTTTGCGTTGTCAAGCGCTACAAAGACAAGCATTTTCAGATCAGGGTTCTCCATATAGCTTGAACCCTTTCAATTTGCACTCTTCAAATGCTTGATCAACATTGGTTGCGTCCAATTGCACCTTGTTGTGCAAGCTGACAGTACACCAGCCAGTCAAGTGTGGGCGGAGATGCTGATTGCAGTACACCCAAACATTCTCTCCGAACACTTTCGTGTCTTCAGTCAGCTTCTCTTCCACTTTAGCCTCCAATGCCGCGGCTGAGCAGCATTTGACACACATCACCAACAGTCACACAGCGTTCAGCATCTTCGTCAGAGATTTCGATGCCGAAATCGTCCTCGAAGTACATCACCAGTTCAACCAGATCGAGAGAATCTGCGCCGAGGTCAGCCACGAACGCAGTGGCTTCATTGATTTGGCTAACGGGAACACCCATCATGTCGCTGGTGATGAAGCGTGCACGATCCAAGAGCGGAGTGGGAATGATGTTGTTCGCAGCAGGAGCAGTGCCTAGTTGAATATCCGGAGTACCAGTGCCGTCACCGTACTTTTTCGGCAGCTTCTTGCGACCATCGTCGCGACCTTCGCGGTAACCTTGTTTGTACTCTTCAGAATCAGCCCACAAGTCTGCATTCACCGACTTACCGAACGCCTGCTTGCCACGACCATCCTTGTAACCAGCTTGGTAGCCGGTCTTGAACGCTTGAGTGGCACTTGCGTTCGTTTGTTCGGTCATCACCGGAGTGGTAATCACAGCTTCACGTTCGATCAGTTGGCGCGCTTCACCGTCCAGCTCACCAATCACCTCATACGAGCAGGTACGGCCCTTGGCGAAGTTGTAGTCAGTCGGAATTGCAGTGATGTGTGCGGGGTTGATCTTCAGGATCAGCACACGGCCCTCGCCGTTGTAGTAGTGGGGCAGGTAGGCGTGCGAACAGAAGTGCAGACCAGACGAACACGTGTTCTCGTTGGCTTGGTCACACTGCTCCCGGGCAATCGACGTAACTTGACCGATCGCATGTTTGGTTGCTCCATCGTAGAACGACAGGTAATCGCTGCGGACGCGTTTGTATGCGATCAGGCAGCCATCTTCTGTGATCGTGACGTTGTTCGCTTGCATCCAACCATACACCGCCTGAATCGTCTTCGGGTTCGGATTCTGGTACAGGTTGCCCAGGAAGTTCGACATTGGTTCCACATCGAAGCCGTCACGCATCATTGCGATCATGTGATCGACGGCGGTGTTGTGGATCGGCTGACCACGGAAGTAGACAGCAGCAGCTTCCGTGTCCACAGTGATCAGACCGTTGGCCATCTTGGAGAGTGCCAAGGACACGTTGATTAGGTCAGGGATGTCTGCCCATTGCTTGGCGCGGACCTTGTCCAGCACCAATGCGAAGTTCGGATGTTGATCGTTCAGTGTGAACTGCTTGCCGTTGATCACCAGGGCAGCCCCGTCACGAGTCAGAATGTAACTGTTCATTATGTCGTTACCTTTTTCAAAAATGAATGGGGTAAGTATATCCACTTACCCATGATCGATCAACCGTCAATCGCGTTAACGTACTTGATGATCTTCCGGATCTGCATATCGTCAGCATATTTGAAGTTGACGAACGTGAGCATTGGATAGTGGTCAACCACGCTCTGCCACTTACTGGTTAGGGTGACGTGACGCATCACACGATCACCATCTGCAATCCTCAACTGTGCAATCACTTGGCGAATGTGCTCAGCGGGGTGATTGACAGTCGCGTCGCCAGCAAGCTGAACAATCTCAGCCATGAGTTCTTTGAACGGACCATCTTGCAACCCTGTGCTCAGACTGTCCCAGTTCTTGACCATGTAGTTGATCAGAGGGCGACCAAGTTGGTCAGAAACAGAGTCCACGATGTTCTTAGCGAACAGCCGATCGTCAACGTTGGCGTCGTCAAATGCATCTCGGACGTACGTATACACGTCTACCCACTCTGCATCATCTTGAATCTTCTTCAGGTCTTTGTCGTTGAGTCCATACAACTTTTGGTCGACTGAGACTAGACCGAGAGCCCGTGCAGATTCCCACAACTCATGGATACCGTTGAACTCATAACCATCCTTCTGAGCAGCGTACCGAACAATCGGTACATAAATGCCACCGTCTTCGAAGTCGATCACTTCCGTGTCCCACGTATTGCGACTGAACTTGCGATGGAGACCAGTCTCACGGCCGTAGTAGTTGTGCTTCTTGGTGAACCCAGTCCACACGTACACTTCGCCTGGCTCACGCTTGGTGTACGTACGGCTACTACGAACCGTCACAACTTGAGGCAGTTCGGAAACGTAGGTGAGATCGATCCCTTCAAATTGGTCAACAACAAGTTGGGCTTGCTTGTCATCTACAGGGCCACGCTTGGTGTGTGAACCGATCAGCAGTGCTTGTGCACGCTTGCCATTCACCTCGCCCTGCTTGATCAGATACTCAGTAACGCGCTTGGACACGTTGCCAGAGCCAACATCGTCGACGATCAGATGCAGGTTGGCGTGAACACTGAACTCCATCTTTTTGGTGAGATTGCTCGGATCCCAAACACCCAGAGTGTGTTGTTTGTAGCCACTTCTACGTGTACGCTCGAGGCCCATCCGCACAAGACGGACTTCAGTCAATTTGCTGAGGTCCAGAGTCAGTTCATCAGGAACCACGCGGTCGTTGTACTGAAACGGGGCAGTATCCTGCATCTTTTTGAAGATGTCGGAGAAGGTGCCTTTGCGGAATGTATACTGCTGACGCAGCATCATCGCCTCCCACATATTCTTGCATTTGTCAAATTCGGACTGGAACGACGAACGCATTTCTTGGGCGGCCTGCTGCAGGTGGTTGATCAGGTTGGTCACCGTTGCTGGCACGTACGACAGCGATTCACGGGATGCAGCAACCTCAACCTTGCCGATTGGCACATACAGATCGAGGTCGGTATTTGCCAGCAGGGCAGCTTCATCTTTGAGACCATACTGCTGCAGTTGGTAGGTGTCGATAGGATACGACACAAAGCCCTGCACCACGTGCGGGCCATTCATGTCCGCATAGTAGTCAGTGGAGCGAATGCGCCACGAATCGCCCGTCACAGTATGAACCAGCGAGTATGGAGAGAATCCGTACGGGCCGATCACCACCGGTTTCGGATCGAAGTACATCAGCGCTTTCCGCGCTGCATCAACAAACTTGTCGGAATCGGACGGACGAACGGAAAGGGAAACGGTGACGCCGTTCGGATCTTCCGTCGGCTCAGTGCCCATCAGGGCAACGCTCGGCATTCCTTGTTCGTTCTTGAAGCACGTGTAGAGAGATCGGATCCCTTGGTGACGCGACTCAACCATGAACGACGTGGTGTAGCTGAACGGAGACTTGCTACCGAGACCCAGTTGGCCGATGAAGTCGTTACTTGAGGTTTTGGTCGACTCGAAGTACGTGTTGTAGATGCCACCCTTCTTCTCCCAGCCACCCATGCCGGAGATCAGACTTTGCTCGGCACCTTCTTCCAGGGACACTTTGGTGCCGTCATCGCGCAACCAATAGCCACGCACGTCGAAGTCACTCAGGCCAGTGCCAAAGTCTTTGACGTAGAACGTGGGATCGAGCGTGGTCGGCAGACGAATTTCAATCGGCTGAGTGGTGCCTGCAGCAACGTGGCTGTCATGGGCGTTGCACGACAGCTCACGGATGATCGCCAGGATCTTGTTGGCATATAGACCACTCGACAGAATGTCAAACGCCTTTGCAGTGGCCTTGATCGTGAAACCAGCTTCTGCGCCAGTGTTTCCGCGTTCCAGATGGATGTCGTCTTGTGCAACGAGCATGTTGTATACCTATGTCAAAATTGAGGATTTGGTGCGCCGGCGAGGATTCGAACCCCGAAACTCATTCAACCTGATCACACGTTCGGATTCCAGTCTAGCGGGGTGGTCTTTGCCCCGACTTCGTGGTGATGCGAGACCAATCGCACCAGCACTACTGCCCTATACTCCGTGTGAGTTTGCTGCTTCGTGTTTTACCCACAGTTAGCGGCTCTTTGTTTCCGCGCTGTGCTTGTTAAACTAACGGCACGAGGATACTGTCGTTGAGATCGCGTTGAAGATCAACCGGGCAACATAACTCGGCTCTTAGGAAGCTTGTCGCCCAACAGTCGCCGAGCCTTGACCCACGGACACGCCGACGTATGATCTTCCAGATATCGATCTGCAAACCGACCGCTCAGCACACGACGACAGTGCACGCATGAGCCATAATCATCGTCCGTAATTGGATCGTGTGGGGCTAGTTGAGTTAGCAGCTTCTTGGGAATCATGTCGGTTTTTCAGCAAATGCGGACGGTGCGGCCGGGTGGTACAGACTTTGGATCAATGGGAAACTGACAGCCCGTTTTCCATTCAATCGGAAACACAGTAGACTTAGCGTTCCATTTGCCAGCCTTCAGAGCTGGCAGCAGGACAGCCCGCTTCTTGCCTTCGTGGCTGATGCGGTAGCCCGGGCCATTCCACTTATTCCAGCAGTTTGGTTTTATCAGCTGCATTTGACGCAACACACCGTACTTCAACGAGAACAGTGTCTCGGTGCGCGTGTTCCAGTAGTATCCAGGATACTTGATCGGAACGAACTCTGGAGGAATGATTTGCATATCAATCTTGGTTGAAGGTCTTAACGATCTTGGTAGGCACGCGTAGAATCACAGCTCCTACATAGTTTGAAGCGTATCCGCCGCAAGCAATCAGGTTCATGAAAGCAACCCGGTCTCCAATGTTGAGGATGTTGCTAAAGCATCCTTATGTGCACGGGTAGACTTTACGTATTTCTGATTGTTACTCTATCCAATAGGTTAATCGGTTGGACGGACTTGGACCCACTATCCCAATCGATGAACACGAACATTTTATCAGGGTCAGGATTTCCGTGTCGATCCCAGTGCGTGCATTGCTTACCACTCACTACACCCCACACGCCAGTAGCGTCTGAGACGACGTGCGTTCCAGGCAACACGTCTTCGTAGTCCAGTTCCGAAACCTTCATATCATCCTTCCCTGGGAGCATGCACAACCGGGATGCCACTGAGGCGGCCAATGCTCGGACGAGCCAGATCAGAATGGTTCTTCATCCAATCCTGGACATACCACAGCTGGCCACAGCCACCACCAATGTCGTCTTGACCAGCAGGGTCAAAACACCGCACACTGAAACCACGTTCCAGCAAGAGGGACATGAAGTTGGTTGCGAGTTCGCGCTGGCGGCGATTGGCAGCGGCGATGCTTTCGTCGCGTTCACAGATCACGCTGACCGTGGCTTGCCACCAACGCGGATCGAACAGCTCAAGCAGTCGATCTGCATCAGCCTCGCTGGTATTCCCTTCGTGAGCGCAGTAGTTGAAGAATGCTTGTCGACCAACGTTGGTCGACCACACCGTACCCACTGTGGACAGTTGTTTCAGCGACAACTTGTTCTCAAACGGAATCAGTTTGTTGCGAGCCTCATCAGTGCTCTCGTGAACAGAGAACTGCAAGCCGATCGTGGGGATCTCTTGCGACAGTTCGATCAGCCACGAGTACGAAACAGCAGGACCGCTGGTGCTGATCAGCAACGCAAAATTCGGATACAGCTGATGCAACTTGCGCAGAGCACCCTCCAGACCATTCTTGTTCAGCATCGGCTCGCCCATGCTCATGAACATGATCTGACCCTTCTTCACTTGGGCAGGGTCGATGTTGCGATCGGTGAACAGATACTGCACCTGAGCCACAATTTCGTCAGCAGTGAGGCTGCGAACGAAATTGTCGCCTGCTCCGCAGAATCGGCAGCCAACCGGACAGCCGCTTTGTGTGGAACAACAGATCACCGTACGTTCTTCGTACGTCGGATATTTGTACAGTACCGATTCGGCAACAGCGTTGCCGAAATCGTACACATACTTGCTGACATTCTCATCAGACGAATCAACTCGCTTTACTTGCATTTGAGTCACTCCAGTGCGGTTTGAGCACGATTGATCTTCTCGTGCAGTTGAAGGATTTCATCTTGGTATTCACGAATCTGCCGATCTTTGGCAGCCAGAGCCATGCAAATTGCATGCTGAACTTCTGTGGAGGTGATCAGCTCCCATTTGTTCATGAATACGTACTGAGGTTGTACTGCAGGGGCAACGGGCTTGGGTACGACCGGCGGAGACGGTTCGTAGCAGTAGTTGTCGTCGTAGTCGTTGTCCCGACGCGTTCCATTGCGGTTGTAATAGTGGGAGCTGTGCACACCAGCACTATTATACCCATCAATGTCAAAGTCGTCCAGGTCATCGAATACCACAGTTACTCTCCAACAGATTCCTGGTCGGCGATGCTCACGAGAAGTTGCACAGCCTGCTCATAGAACGGTGATGCCTTCCCCTCAGCGCAACGCGCTTCCACGTGAGACAAGAACATCTGCTCCCACGTGCTACCAGGGTGGAGGAGCAACCCTCCACCTTCGCGGAAATCGTGTTCCTCCAGCCCAGTAATAGTAGAGCCGGTATGATGCACCACAAACCAGATGTGGTGCCCAAGTTTGAGCGTTGTGGTGCTACTCATACTCACTCTCCAAATTTTTCTTTGAGCTTCAGGAACACAGCGTAGTCGGGATCGGTTTCGCGCATGTGCTTCTGCTTGCGGCTGGTCCATTGCTCCGGGATGGACAATCGGATGCCTGCCAAGTAAACTTCAACTTGGTCTTCCAGCTGACTGGCACCTCCGTCATGCATCGCACCACCAAATGCAGCGTTGGACCGGGCGATCTGTGCTTGCTTCAGCAAGAACTTCAGGAAACTGTTGATATCATCCGTCATCGCAGTGGATTCGATCACTGCCAGAAGCTGCAGACCACGCTTTTCAAGCGCAGTTGGATCGTGGGGTGTAGCGGAAATGCGACGTTCGATCATGGATATCTCCTCAAGATAGGGAATGCTGTAATCATACCGCAAAACCCTAAAAAAGCAACAGGAACAAAAAGAGCCCCGAAGGGCTCTTTTCAGCTGATGTGCCCAAAAAACGCGGCGTTGGGGTCGGAGAACGCGCTCAGCTTGGGCGCGGACAGACGAGCAGCGGCTGCACCGAAGTTGTCCTCACGATCGAACAACAGTCCGTTGGCGAACCGGTCGAGAGCGTTGTCCGAGCTCTTCTTCGAGTCGGCGCTGTGCGTACGCACTTCCGTGGCGATGTTGTACGCATCAAATGCGGTCAGGTGAGAGGGCAGTTGGGCAGCCAGGGTCTTGTCGCCAAACACGCCGTCCTTGTACACGCCGTTCAGATGGGCCTTCGGGGACACGACAGCCAGCAGGTTCAGCAACATTTCACGCTCGTTCTGTGACTTGGTACCAGCGCTGTGCAACCGGTCGAACACGTGCTGTTCCAGCAGCAGGCAGTCGCCAACCGAAGCACGTTCCGTGCCCATCGCTTGCACGCGGTCGATCACGACGCTGGACACCTTGTTCTGGATCTGACGCGAAGCGATGTCCAAGTGTTCCTCCCAGCGGTTGACCAACGGGATCTTGCTGTTCAGGAAGCTGGTCAGGCCGATCGCACCGTTCGTGCAGATCAGGCGCACAAGGTCGTAGGCGCTGTTGATCGTCCTGACGTACGGATTCCACACGAACGACAGTTGCGACGTGAAGTCGCCACCTTCATCATAGCCAGGAACCTTGATGCCGTGGTCAGACCACACCTTGCGCAGGACGTAGTCACCGCCGACGTCGTCGTCAGCAGGGCGCTTGCGGCGGTGCAGGGCGCCGAGTTGGCTGCGTTCCTGGAAACCCAGGATGTCCATGAACTTGCCGACCGATTGGTCAGTGTGGATGAAGCCGTTGTACGAGCCGTCACGGAAGTCGACGAGTTTGTCGTCAATGAGGAAGTACGAGCCACCGGTGAGGCGTTCAGCGAGATCCTTCGGAGTCATCACGTCGAGGTGCTTGGAGACACGCGACTTGGGGCTGAAGCGGTGGGAGAACTTGCCGTCAATGATGATCTCGGCTTCGTGTTGCTTCTTGGCGTTGACGATGCCACGAACGTCGACGTGTGCACCACGCAGGAGGGTGAATTCTTGAGTCATTTTTGTATCCTATCTGTCCGCAGACATTTAGTTGAGAGAGTGTTGAACTACATTGAAGTTCGCGAAACTGCGTTCCCCAATGCTTCGCATCATATCATGAACACGATGAGAAGTCAACAAGCATATTTACATCACACGCTTTCAGGTTTCCTCCTGTTCACAACAACGGGCAACCCAATCTTCGCCAAGAGCCCTCAGACCAGCTTCACCACCACCGGCGTTGACATAAATGGCTTTCTTCCGCTCTACTTCTTCCGGCGACAATACCACAATGCCGCAGTGGTACAGATCGCAATCGCTCCGTTGACCGTTATGAGCAGACACACAATGCATGTGTCCACTGTCGTAGTCAACGGAGATCACTTCGACAACCTGGCACGAGCAGTTCTCAACAAACACACCCGGCTTAACCTCATTGCGGAGCTCGACATACCACATCGGCTCAACGTTATTGGGGATCTCAAGTACAGTGTATTCACCACGCTTGTTTTCGTCCACGCGATCAATGATCCATTGCTCCGCGATTTCTTTGGTATCAAATGGCACGGTGACATCCTCGGGCCACATGTACAGCCGTTCAGCACCATGTACGATATCGAATCGCATGGGTGGATAGTATGATCGCTGCCCAGATGGCAGCACATCATATTTGACTTCAGGAAATTTCATCATTCTTCCTCATTCAGCAGGCCACCAACGTTTTGGATGTTAGTGGCACCGCCCTTGCCGTTACGGCGTGCTTCTGCAAGGAACACGGACAGGTTGGGACGCAGTTGGTCGACATTTTTCATCATGTCAACCAGAGACTTCACGGGCACGTCAGCAGCCGTTTGGCCGCCAACGAACACGCGGCTCGCATCAAACACATTGCTGCGGAAGATGCCCTTCTTGGTCAAGTACTTCATCAGCGAACGCATCACGATGTACGTGTCCAGGTCGTTTGCCTTGCGTGACATGCCGAGCAGCCATGCCATCGCGTGAGTGAACTTCAGACCGATGTCGTACGTTGCCTTGACCGTCTTGGGAACGGTCGGCAGGTTGACGGTATGGAGCTCGATCATCAGACGTGGCAGTTGAAGTGGTTCCACGAACTCGTAGCCGAACTGCTGGCCGATTTCTTGGCCAGCCTTCAACGCAAAATTCAGGTTGACGGACAGCGTTTCGTCAATGCGATCGAACGTGCCAGCACCGACCATGTTGGTCACGCCGTCCGTGTCCGTTCCCAGATTGGCAAACGCAACGTCCGTGATGTTGTCCATCTTGTCTTCCTTGTCCACACCCTTGAACTGCGTGGAGCCAACGTCCGACAGGTTTTTCCAGATCGGAGGAGAGATCGCGAACGCACCGTTGGTGGCGATGAATGCCATACACGAACGGTTCGAGGGAGCCAGCTTGTCCTTGTTGCTCAGCTCTTGCAGGTCGACCGACGTCACAGGAACCTTGCGGAAGCGCCCATCTTCGGTCAGGTTGGCGCCACAGGCCGCTGCCACCTGCAGGTCATCTTGTTCGAAAGAGAACATATAGCGACCGTCGAAGTACCACTTGTGAGTGTTGGACGCAAGCATCGGCTTGATCAATTGGTTGATGTTCGCTTCGCAGTCAGGGATCCAACGACGGGGCTTGCCGTCGAATCCTTCAGTTTCCAACGCACCCAGGCCAGCGAGAGGGTGGCGTTCCAGCGCGATCACGTGTTTGCCGTAACGCACGACAGCGGTGTACACCGGCTTGATGTACTTCGTGATCTTCTTGGTCTTCATGATGAACGCGCGTGCGACAGCCATCGGCACTTCAACACGCTTCGTCGTTTCTCGTTTGGCTTTCGCCGAAGCCGCTTCATCCACCACAGAAATGCTGCCGCCCAGCGAAGTTGTCACCATCTTCAGTTGGACGATTTCGACGGACAGCAGCGACTGGTCAAAATGAATCATTGTTGGGCTCTCGTTGTTTAACTGATGAAGCCACTATAACGGATTTAGGGTTTCGAGTCAACGACCAGACTTGCGACGCTTAACCTTGAACAGTCTTGCGAAACTTTTGCCGTACAGCTTCCCGGTGGTACGAGCCCACTTAGGTGTGCACTCACGTCGGCTCGGGTATTGTGCGTCGACTACCTGTTGACCCAACACCGGGTGGCGACGAACTTCCGCTTCTGTCATGTGGTTTGTGGCCATCAGACGCCGAACGACCTTTCCTTCCCGAGCATTTGCAATATGTGGGCGCTTGCTCAGTTCAGCCATCAACTCTTGTTCGGTGAACACTTCCCGACGGTTGTGGCTCACTTTGAGTACAATTGCCTGCGGTTCGTTCGTCCAGTAATCATACCCGTGCGCTCGGTAGCTGCGCAGGGCACTCAACAGCGAACGAGTTGGGACATCTGCGATGGTCGGACAGTGCCAACGCATGAAGATCCACACATCGTCCTCGCCAGTTTTAACGAAGCCATTACGCTTCAGCGTAATGCGGGAGGCACGGTTTTCCGGCTCAACGCGGGCAGTGATATCCCGATCAGCGTTGGTGAGAATTTTGGCGAGCACTTTCGCCATCAACCCATTACCACGGAATTGTTCATTCAAGCTGTAGACAATCTCGTCGCTGTCATTACGGTCGGTCATAGTATACCAACCAGCGTATTGATTGTCAACGATGATGCGTGTTTGAACACTGCCGACGACCGGACGAAGTGTGATGTTCACTTGGGGACTCCGTGTTTGGCGAGCAGGCGCTTCAACTCAGCCTGCTCGTGCTGGAACTGATAGTCGCGGCGCCGTTGTTCAGCTTCTTCAATCTTGTCCTGCCTGCGTCGGTCCGCTTCTTGAACGAAGTTGATGGCGGGCGTGATCAGCTTTTCAACCAATTCAAATTCCACCACTTCAGCATCCTGGTACACACTTCGACCGCGTGCACCAACCTGAGTAAAGTGGGAGGACAAATCGCCGAGACGCTTCCACACCTTGCCAGCCTTACTCCAGGAAGGACGGTCTCCGCCCTTGCTGTACAGGCCAGTTTTGGTGTTGCGGATTTTGTACATAGCCATGATCAGTGCACACTGATAGTGAATGGAGCAGCGTAGCTGGCGATGTACAAGACGAATCCTCCCGCCGCCGCGATTGCGAGGCCAACCAAAGTTTCCGGACTGGGCTTGCTGTTACTAGACGAGAAGATCCACGTCAGGAAAGACAGCGCAATTCCGTTGTATACCAGCTTTGCACCGAGAGTGACCAGGGCGATGAAGCCGATCCATTGGGCGAGATTTGCCATGTTTTGTTTCTCCTTATTGAGGCCACACGAGGGTAGCGTGAGTGATTTCAGGATGATCCTTCCAGATCGGCGTGAACACAACGTCAGCGCCAGTTTCCTTCTTGACTTTCTTGGTCAGCCAGTTGAGATGCACCTGCAATTGCTCAGCCAGGACGCTGCGCTGGCCGTCCGAACTGCCTTTCATCTGGTCAATGCCACGCTTGACGCGGTCGATCACCTGCGTGACGTCCTCAAACACGGCGAGTTGTTCGTCAGACAGAGTGTTGAAATCGGCGTTGTCAGGGAACTTCATGTCGAACCGCCAGTCGGCCGCGTCGCTGATTTGGCCGTACGCGGCCGTTGGGTACTGGTTCGACCACACCTGACCGGTAGCGTCCTTCAACAGGAAGCCGTCGTACTTCTTTTCCTGGTTGGGATCTTGGTCCCAGGCAACCATGTGGTGTTCATCCACGGTCAACACATGCATCTTGACGTCATCGAGAACGTCCTCGCCTGGCCAGAACATCGGATTGCCGAACAAGCCCTTCTTGCCGCGGATGATGTAGCGGAACGCGATTACTTTTTCACCGACGCTGAAACGGGCCATGTTGATCTCCTGTGTTAGCTGATGAAGCCACTATAACGGATCTAGGGTTTCGCGTCAACTGCCACATTGTGATATTTGCGGCAGTTGTGAGCCATGCTGTGGATGTAGTGTCCAAGCGCATGCATCACGCTTTCCGCATCACATCCAGGATGCCGAACCACGTCAGCGACGATCACATCATACTTGCCATCACCACGACGTTCAACAATCAACGGATTTCCGTTTGCCATCTCAACATCCACGATCTTTCCCATCACGCGTCTCCGTAGTTGAAGTATGTGAAGCCTTCCACACCGTACGCGTCCAGTTCCTTGTTCGGATCGTACGTGTATTCGCTCATCATCTTTTCACGAGCGTCCGCTTCGCTGTGTGTGATCACGATCAAGCAGCCATAGATGCCGTGACCTTGCACGTACACCTTCAGTTCAGTCTTTGCAGTAGAATTGGTCATCTCGTGCTCCGTATTGTTTCATTTTCTTGTTGACGAGGTCGTGGGGGGGGGGTGGGCGGGGGCACCCCAAAACAAAAAAAAAATAAA